TTTTTTATTTTTTTTTTTTATATTTTTTTTTTATATTTTTTTTTTATATATTTTTTTTATATATTTTTCACCGACTCTTTAAGAATCAAAAGCACATCGCCCAATAAAGGTTCGTCGCATACATTACCGTTTTCGTCGCAGACGATTTTTACATTTTGGTTTGGTAGACAAGGACCGGTGAACCATCCTTTTTCTTTACTATCTACACCACTCGTAATGTTATTTTCAACTTCATATGAAAGAATACCTGTTTTGTTTTTATATAAGGCAGCATCTTTGAATCCAAATGCCGTATTAACCCACGCCCATTTTCGGTTTTCTGCGCAAACGGCAGCATCGATTTTAATTTGACCGGCACGCATTTGTGTCGTGATATTAGTTGGTCTCTCACTATTTCCAATTATTTTTGTAGTGGTTTCAATATATATTTCTTCACTGATCCAGTCTGTTTCGATATCACCAAACTCAATCATTTTTCGAACTGGTTCACCTGATGTTGGTAAACAAAGCAGACAATAGATAACTTTTTTGTCTTTGTGTGACATTTGGGTAGCGTTTCGTGTCAGTTATTGATTAATACATATTATGAAAAAGTAATTCAATTTTTTGTACAAAATAAAATAGTATTTTTGTTGCGGAATATTTAAAGTTATAAATTATTACTATTACATAATAGAAATATGCAAGACATTACCGCTGAAATCATAGATATTAATTTAGACTCGCCTGTTTTAAACTTAAACAGTTCAAAATCCAATTATTCTAATAGTGCCTCCTCATCACGACCCTCCGTTAATTTCGGCGGCGGCATTGAATTGTTAATGAACGATAAACGTATGAATACTGGCGATAAGAAAAGTTCCGCAAATAAGGATATTGATTTAGGCGATTTGAATAATTTAGAACAAGAATTAAACGATTTAGTTGATGAACCAAAAAGTAGTAAATCATTTTTAAGATCGGATTTATTTGGCGGCGGCGGCGGTAGTGGCAGCGGCGGCAGTATGAAATTAAATTCAAACGACGATAATGTATCGATTGGCAGTATTGTCAGTGTCAATGATTTGCCGTCAATTGGACGCGACACGGCCGCTGCGGCCGGTCAAAATGGCGACGCAAAAACGTGGGATGGATACACCAAATTTAATAATGTGCCGCTAAATCCGGACCGGTCTATTCCCGATAAACCCAAATTATCCGCCGAAGAAACGCTATTAGAAAAGTTTAAGGTATTACGCAAATTAGAAGACATTGAACGTAAAGGCGCCAAACTTACGAAAAAATATTCAATGGAGTCTTCGTTGGCAGAAATGCAAGGCGAATACGAAATGATTATTGCTGAAAAAGAAAGGACGAATAGTGTTAAATTTCAAGGTAAAATGTTGATGGCCGCAATTACCGGCATTGAATTTTTAAATAACAAGTTCGATCCTTTTGATATAAAGTTAGATGGATTCGGCGAACAAGTCAATGAAAACATTGACGATTATGATGAGATTTTCGGCGAATTACACGAGAAGTATAAATCAAAATCGAAAATGGCACCTGAACTAAAATTATTATTTCAATTAGCAGGTTCGGCAATTATGGTACATATGACTAATACGATGTTTAAATCTTCGATGCCGGGTATGGACGATATTATGCGCCAAAATCCAGACCTAATGCAGCAATTTACATCCGCGGCAGTAAATAGTATGAGTGAAACTAATCCTGGGTTCAGTGGATTTATGGGCAATTTTATGCCGGGCGCAAGTAATAACCGCCCGCCGCCGCCAGCAATGACCACCCAGACGACGAAAAGTCAAAGCGAACGCACGGCAGTACCCTCCAATCGACCCGATTTATCGCGTGCCCGAGGCGGCGGCGGCAGCGGCGACGGCATTAATATCCAAGAGCAATTTGCGGCAGTAAATGATAACACGCCGGAACGGTCAATCCGTCCACCACCACCGCCGCCATCTTCAACATCCTCTTCTCAACCTCGTGCTGAAATGAAAGGACCTTCTGATATTAGCGAACTGTTATCCGGTCTTAAAACGATGGCAGTAAATATTCCGCCATCCGGTGGAAATATCAATAATAATTCTTCCGCTTCTTCATCCATACCAAAACCTGCGATGAAAGTTGTAGCAAAACCTCGAAAACAAAAAAGTGATAAGAATACAATAAGTTTGGATATGTAAGTGAATATGTATATATAAATATAATAGGATTACGATTATTATATTTAACGTAGAGAGATTTTTAACAGATTGTGATGTATTTTTTACCTTTTATATTTCTTAATACTGTTTTTTATGCGTTTATAATGCCGAGATGGTTTACGCTTTGTACGGTTTTTAACCGCTACTGCTGCTGCTGCCGCCGCCGCCCGTTTCGACCTTGTATGTTTTTTCGCCATTTTTTTATGTTTTACACGTCTTTTTGTACGTTTTCCGCCTGTTTTAACAGGATTTAATTTAGCATTAAGTTCTGTTGTGATTTTTTTATAATCAATAAAATCTTTATATGCTGTGTCTAACACTAAAATATTTTTCATTTGTTCATAAAATTGGTCATAATTAATATTTTTGTTATTACCTTTTTTATCTTTAATTTGAGTTAATATATTTTGTATAATTGTGGATAATTCATTTATATCGCCATTTATCTCAGCAGGTAAAGTAGTTACATTGTATCCTGCCGTCAATCTAGATTTTTTTTTAATGATGTCTGCGTATTTAGATTTAAAATCATCAATTAATTTGTTTATTTCAGGTTTACCAGTGGTGTCTTCATTTAAATCTTCTAAATCAAGTAAGGGTTTAAATTCACTATCTATTAAAGAATTTAATTCGTCAGACGTTAACGATGATTTTTTTGGATTTCTAGATTTTTCTAAACGTTTAATTAAATAAGTAAATTCTTTTTTTTTATAAATTAATAATTCGTAATCATTTTTGTCTAATACAGTTTTTTTTTCTCCAGTTTTATTATCATAAGCTGCTATGTTAGTTTCATCAATTATACCTGTTATATAACTAAGTTCACTTGTAATAAAACTTATAATTTGATTTAATAATAATATTTTTAGTTGACTGTTTTGTGAAGCATTTGTATATGTATTTTGAATAAGAGTAAAATACTCATTTATTTTTTTTTGTAAAAGTTCATTTATCTCTTCAACGGTTTTATCTGTTTCTAATGCTGGGTTTGGTTTTTCAGGCGTTATTGACTTAAACTCTGCCAAGACATTTTTTGGTAATAGACGTGGTTCGCTTATTAATCCCGTCTCAAACTTTTTATAAAGCAATTGCTTTTTTAGTGTTTTTATTTCAGGTTGATATTTATCTAATTTTGCCTTTATAGTTACAATATACTCTTTCTCTTCTTCCTTTTTATCTTCTTTATTAAAACTTTCGTTTTGATCTTGGATTTCTTTTAAATACGCGTTCCAGCGTTGTTTAAGTTTTTTTTTCAGTGTATTTATATCGGGATTGGCGTAAAAATTATTTATGTTTTTATTAATTTCCTCCGAGGTCAAGGGCAACAGTTTTAATTTATCTTGTTTATCTGATTTACTTACATCAGCAATACTAAAGATTTGACGTAACATTGGAAACAATTCACTTTTTGCCTTTACTAATTCAAATTCGAGTTCTTTGATTTTTTGTTGTATTCCCGTTTTTGAATATTTATCAATTGTATTTGGCACGTAATCATTTTTATTTTGAGTTAATTCAGCAGTAATATTGCGCACATTATTTAATTTTTTTTCAATTTCTTGTTTCACAATAAACGTCCCACTATATTTCTCATCGATTTTATCCGTTTCCTGCTTTTTATATTGGAGTAATAATGTTAATAATGTTAATAAGGGTCCTAATGTGGTGTCCTCTTTTATTGTGTCCTCTTTAAGATAACCAAGTTTGGTTTCAAAATATGTGCTTATTTCATTCGCTTTTTTTTCAATTGTAATAAGTGCTGTTGTAGCAGCATCAATCTCTGGCGTGTTGTTGGCGGCGCCGGTGGCGGTAGGTACCAGCAATTCTTTTATTTTTTCTTTTAATTGTTTTGTTAAAGCGTCGACAATCGTTTGATTATAATCATCGGGTGTATTTCCATACTTGTTAATATCTGTTTTTAACTTTAAGATTTGTGCTATAATTAATTTTAGTTTATTATCGAAATTCGTGCGTTCAGTCGTCCATTCGACAGGCACATCTTTATATTCGGCATTTAATTTACTGCTTTTTGTAATTAACTCGTTTAAGGTAGGGTTTTCTCTACATTCTTTGTTTTTGAGCAATACGGGCGAGGATTGACAAACAAAATTCGTCTCCCAATTTTCTACCTGTTTGCCAAATTCTCTTTCTTTCGTATGTGAGGAAAATGAAAATGCTGCGGCCGCTGCTGCCGCTGCCGAGTTCTGGTCTAATTCGGTTTTATAACCCATATCTATCCCAAAGACCTCTTGAATGTCTTTTTTCAGTGATTCTTTTTTAAATTGGCAATTTAATTGACCAAACGCAGATAAATCCGCATTCGTTTGCGAGGTATCAATTAAAGTTAACCGAATAGTAACAGTATATGATTTTGTTAGTTTCACGGTACCCAATTCAATCGTATCAATACTTTTTGTCGGGGGAAACACGCATACGCTTTTTACTACTAAATATTCACGTCCAAGTATGAAAAACTTTTCTTTCAAGGGGAAAAAAATACTGTTTATTAAGGCGATATTATTCGTGATAATTTCGTCTGTTGTTAATAGACCAGGTTTAAGAATCGTTTTCGTTGTTGGTGGCGAATTTAAATCCAACGCATTATCATTCTCATTATTATTATTATTATTATTCGTCGTCGTCGTCGTCGTTTGTTCTACGATTAAAGAATCATCGTTTTCTCTATCCTTGCTGGTAATATAAGTAAGTAATTTTGTATATAGGTCAAGTGTAGTAAAAACCTTTTTTAAATCCTCGCCAATACTATATTTCGGGTCTGTACTTTTACTCGCATTTTCAAGATCCTTTTTCGTTATTTTCATTAAATCCGTAAAAAGAATTTTTTTATTATTTTTTAAATCTTTCATATCAACCATATTGGGATGGAATGGTATCGGCAAATTATCATAGGTTTTTAAAGCACCATTTGTTTTTATTTTAATTTTTAGTTCAGTATTTTTTATTTCATTTGAAATTACACTCATATAATCTTATATTAGGTATATAAAAGATTATAGGATTAATATTGTATAATATTTGTTATAGTATTTGTTATAGTATTTGTTATAGTATTTGTTATAGTATTTGTTATACTATATACCACTCGAATTAATATTTTGCATAAAGCTATTAATTTTACCTTGTATGTCTTTGTTACGGTTGTTTTCCGCTTGACGTAAAACGTCTAAAGCGCGTTGTTCTTCTTCTGGCGTTACAACGCCGTCTTTGTCTACATCAATTAATGCTGTGATTTGTTTCATTTTTTCAGGAAATAAACAATATTTACTTTTATCATTAAACACGTGGTCAGATAAAATAATAAATGCGGCAGTTATTAAAATCGCAAATAATATATCTCTCGTGCCCATAAAGACAATCGCAAATATTAATATTTCGCGTGTAATGTTATTGCGTATCATTTGTTCTTGCGTCTTTGTAAGTTTTAAATCAATATATCGTGTACCGATATTTAATAATATCATCATCGCGCCAATCATAAATTTACTTTCATTAATGTGTTTTAAATAGACCGATTGAATATTGTTGTAGATATTAAATAATACCATTTGTTTATTAATATGACGAGAGAAAAATAAATGTTTTAATTATTTTATATACGCATTCTTATTTCTAAAAATATATATTTAAAATTTAGACATTATTTTATTATAACTATTAACGTAAAAGTCTTTTAAGTTCCTAGCACCCGATTTACTTTTTTTCGTCAATGATTTGCCAATGCCAACCGGAATATCAATCAAATACATTGCTGTATGATAGGGCACAGTTATTATATATCGGGTGACTTCGTCTACAATTTTATATGTTATTTTTAGCGAATTTATTAAAGTTTCGTCATCTTTTGTTAATAGTTTTCCATCTTCATTCTTACCTCCAAAAAAACCTTCTTTATAGGTATACATCACACGATATAATGTAGTCAAAAAGAGCGACAACACTATTACAAGTAAAATCAATATTATTTTCATAAATGACATCGGATTATATATTATATTAGATATATTTTTATATAATATATAGTTGAACTCATTGTGAAGCGTTTTTTGGTTTTATTAATTCTTGTATATATATTTGTTCTTTGCCATCGCTAATACTAAACTCGCACGTTTCATCACACGGATTACACGTTTTATTATCTTTAAAAATAAGTTTAGGAAAAACGGATGCTATATTATTTGTATCAATTAATTCGCCATTCTCGTCAATAAGTTTACTTTTTTTACAATGTTTAGCGCGAAAAGAAGTTGATGTATCCTTGTCGCCGTCGGTTTTGCTGCTGCTGCTAGTGCTGCTAGTGCTGCTAGTGCTGCCACTGCTGCCATCGGCAAACCCTTCATAAATAATACCGCTGTTTTTTTCATAATTAAACTCTAATAAAAAAATAAATAAGAGAGCAACTAAAAGTCCACCGACGCGATTTTTTAAGGTCACCAGAATTGTAGCAAACAATAACGATAATTTGCCGATAGGTGAACGAATGAGACGTACTAAAAATAAAGGCATTGTATATATTATTACCGTAATTAAGACAAATAATACAATAATTTCACGATCGAAATACATATATATATATATATATTACCATATCATAAAAATATGATAAAATATAATAAAATAGATGAAATATGATAATTATAATGCTAATATTATTCTAATTGTTAGTTTATGGTTAGTTTATGGTTAGTTTATGGTTAGTTTATCGTTAGTTGTGTTTTTATGAAAATAAAAATATCTTAATTTCATATAGGTATGACATCTTTGGGATTATTACAATATTCAAATATTGATGAAAATAATATCCCGCCCATTAATAATAATATAGGAGATTTGGAGCAAAAGCGGATGGCCCGAAATAAAACAATTAAAAAACGTCCCGCACCAACAACCGAAACGGCGAATATAGAAAATTATACAAATGCGAATACAAACGTTCAATCCATGCTTCAATTAATAAATAATTCAAATGGTTACGAAACAACCAACAGTGACGAAAATGGACTGGCAGATTTTAACCCGCCACCTTCCGCCGAATTAATTTCTAAACCTAAAAATATCGGAAAAGGCGATACTGTAGAAATAGATGAAGAAGAGAAACAAATGAAGCAAGCAAAAAAAGAGATAGATATTCATACCCAAAATGAATCTAAATATGCCTATACTATTCCACAAGGACATAATATAATGACCAATAACAATCCGAATTTTAATCAATTAACGCCAATTGATGGTCATAATAATAATAGTTCTCTTTCTGCGCTAAATGCCTCAAAAGAAGGATTTAATATGCGACCAAAAGAAGGCGCATATCGGCAATTTATTCCATATTATAGCAATATGAGTGCCTCAAATGAAAATAAAGATCAGTTATTGGAAAAATTAAACTACATGATTCATTTACTCGAAGAACAAAAAGATGAAAAAACAGGGCACGTGATGGAAGAAGTCATTTTATATTCCTTTTTAGGCGTTTTTATGATTTTCGTAGTAGATTCTTTTGCGCGAGCAGGTAAATACACGCGTTAGAAAAGGTAATCATTAATCTTCTTCTGTGCGATGTGATTTCAGTAATATGCGTTCAACTTCGACCGGATCTATATTATCCGGTTCTTCGCCGACTTCAACTTGTTCCCAATCGATATGCTGCCCATAAGTATTCCTGCCCATTGGATAACAAATAATAAATCTATGATTTCCTCGCATACTCCATAAGATAGACGCAAAACGACGCACATTATAACGCCACGGTAAATAGGTGATACCAACTGGACCAACATATGTTACATCCCAATTCATCTTTGTAGTGATAGAATCGACCATAACCATATCATCGCGGTTTGGTAGTTTCAACCAACTACCTTTTTTAATGGTGAGTACAGTTCCGTTTTTTAAGTTGACCTGAAATGCGTCTTTTTTTAAAGGGTCGCACCATATGGCACTCCACGCGTCCCGCAGGACGGAGGTGTTGGTATCCGTCGTTGTCGACATTGTTTGCTTTTTGCTGAAATATATAAATAGATAGCATTATGTATTTATATATATTTACAATTAATGTATACTTTGTGAGCATATACTTTGTGAGCGTATACTTTGTCAGCGTATACTTTGTGAGCATATAGCGTGTTATACCCGCGAAAAGCATCACATTAATAGATTAAAAGGATTTTGGTCGCCGGTATTGAATAACACGCATAATTATATAAAAAAAATGCCGTCGGACTTTTAAATTTGTACTCAACTAATCCATCTTCATTGGTCAGCATTGATTGTACGAGTACATTCCCGTGTGACGTATTTTCCATTAATAGATTTAGCATTTCAATTTTCAAACGACTCTTTATTTTTACAAGACTCATATAAAATCCTGTAATTAAAATATCATTTTCATTGACATTTGAAATAACCGCAATACATTCAATTGTTTTTACATCAGCATAATAGAGATTAAGTATTCTAAATACAAAAGCAGCAATAATCTCTCCATTTAAAATAATCGCATATATAATTAGTTTGTCTGTATTGATTAAATGTAATAAACTTGACACATCGGGTAAGATGACACATTCAAATTGTTTTATTTGTTCTTTCAGAAAAAAATGTAGTAGATTGAGTTGATTTTTTGTAATTTCGACAATACTCATTGCCGGACTTAATACCGTCTTTAATTGCGTTGTGGTTATATTATTCACATTAAAACAATACGTATCAAAACATACCAAGGGTACAATCGCAATCAGACGCCCTTCGCGTTTAAACATATAGGTGTTGATATTTAGATTTGCGCGTGAAAGTGTATGATATAACGTTTGTATCACTTGCGGTGCGATGCCTTTATTACGATAGTGCGGGTTCACACATAAATTATCAATATAATAGAGAGTAAACGTCGTTGGCAACGTTTTGCTATTATTTGACCGAAATGTGATATTTAAAGCGCGGGTAGAAATGACCGCTATGATTTCATTATCGGTACTGCCGGTCGGTTCGCCTTTTTCAAATAATAATTTAGGTTCAGTGTATATATTGAAATACGCCGGATGTGCTGAATGCTGTAAATACTCGTGAATGTCGCTGATGGTCGGTGTATATTTTGCTCCGGGGTGTATCACGTAATAGTTTTTAATAAAATGACATATTTGGGTTAATTGAAGTTCACTAATGTCATTTACGTTAATTAATTTATTATGCAAGAGATTTACAAACTTATTTACGGATGGCAACGTGTGCGATATAATGCCGGGGGGTCGAATCCAATAGGATATATTATAGATATGAAATACTGGTTGTAAATGCCAAAAACGCATTTTAATACGAATGTAGGCGCAAAGCATAATATATACGACAATTATACCTAAAATCACGTACGCCACCCAGCGTAAATTATGCGTGTACAGTTTCAGAAGAATGGACGACGATGATGATGATGACAAGGACAAGGACATCCTACTGCCTTAAAAGTATTATAGTATAAATATACTATTTATTATGTCGGTTTCTGTAATACATAGACGTATTGACTTTCATATTGGCATTTTAATAAATCAATTTTGGAATGGATAATAAATCCCGCACTTTTCGCAATGTCTAATATTTCCGCTTGGGTTGGCATATACAATTTATGTTCGTTCTTGCGTACATCACCCGTCGTCAATGTTTTAATCGTTTCGTTCATAATCGCATTCGGACTATCGAGACCATCGATATTGTCTTTCATATCAAATTTGGATTTATATTCTAAACTATTGAATTTGACGGTCGTGCTCATAATGCGTTTCTTGGCAAATTTTTGCGGCGACACAATAACAAACGGGTTTCCAGCAGGAATGATCGGGTCAAACTTGTCGCGATTCACTAGATGAACGGCTAAATAACCGCCCGGCATTAACCATTTCATACTATTCTCAAAAAAAGTGCGTTTATCTTTAATATAGTACAGCGTAAAATAGAAACAGGTAATATAATTAAATGAATCGGCGGGATAGAGCATGACATCAAGCACATCGGCAGCCGTAAAGCGTAATTCGGGGTAACTTTGTTTTGCTTTATTTACCATACTCGGAGAGATATCAATGCCTTCGCAATTATACCCTTGGGCGACAAAACTGTTTACGTGATGACCTGTCCCCGACCCCACGTCCAGTATTCGAGTATTTTTAATTGGTTTGGTATATTCAATGAGTTTGCCAATTTCGAATTTATTTTTTACTTCACTGAATACTAAATCATCGTAAATATTGACATAAAAGTCATCATAGATTTGCGTAACATCCGCATTGACATTAAAGTTCTTTGTCGCTTTTTCAAACCCTTCTTCAATCGTGCCGTATCCATTACTATAACCATAATTTGTAATAAGAGAGATTGAAATCAAAAATGCTAAGAAATAAAAAACTTTATGTAATAAAGATGTTTTGTAAAATATCCTCCACGCCGATTTTATTTTACGTATTGCGTTATCCATTCTTATTTGTATATGTATTATCTATATAAAAGTAATGAATAATATCGATATTAATGATAAACGAACAATAGATTCGTTTAAAGGCATTACCTTTTCTAAATTTCAAAAATCAAAAGTAAATGCCGAAATTATTAAATGTCTAAATACATCCAAGGTCGAAGCAGCATGCTATTGGACGGCGGAAATGGTCTGTGCTTGTCATTTTGCCGACCTATGGGAAATTATTATTTTATTTGTTAGTCGTTATATTCATTTAGGTAATCCTAAATTACCAATTTATATTGCTATGCGTTTTGCGCAATTTAAAGAAATTATGTTGAATGGGTATGTCGGCAATGAATTAGCACTTCGTAATAATATGAAAATACGTACGATTTTTTCTGAAATTATTTGTTTGCTTTGCTATTCGCGAAAAAAACATAGCATTGAACCGATTAAAATACAAAAAAAAGACGAGTTTAATATGGCAGTGATGTCATCACGCTTAAAAGCACCGGCAGTAACTTATGTCAAAGATATTTTCCAACCGAATGATCCCAAAGAACTATATATTGCTGCCAATGAATTTGCGTATCATCTCTCGACCGAGTCTAAAAATAATGTGAGTGCTTGCTACTGGTTAGAATGGATTTTGGAATATGAAACCTTATGCCAAAAGAAAAAAGAAAAATGTATCGGCGAAAACCGTAGCATTGCCAAGGTCGACGATAAATTCAAGAATGATATTATATGGATTATATGGGAAATTATTATAGTTGCGTGCGAATCGCGCCAACACAAGATTTTAACGAAAATAAACCAGTCGTTATTAGATATGTTTACAATTAAATATTCTACGTCGGTAAAGCGGAAACGAAAATTTTTGATTTATTTCGCCATTTCGAGTTTAACAGAACAGGTAGATTTCACCGTCGAAATTATTAAAAATAAGACGGAATTGGATACTATTATTGCGAAAGTAAAAGGCGTGTATAAAGATGTGAAAAAAAACGAAGAATTACCTGATATGGATTATTTGTATACGGGTATTGAGCGGACAAACCTCGATAAAACGATTGAACGGTTAGATAAAATGAATGCGTTAATGAATATGTAATGGTGATTATCATAATACTTTAACTAATTCCGTCATTGATGCGAATTTATAAATATAAAATAATTATATATAGCATCAATGACGACCACGACTACGAACGACATTATTGTCTCTGTACCTATACCTGTACCTGTACCTATACCTGTACCTGTACCTATACCGAAAACGGTTTTTATTATTCCGTACAGAGGGAGAGAAAGAGATAAAGAAATATTTTTGCGACATATGAAAACCGAGGTTTTAGCAGATGAAGATGAAACATCCTACACGATGTTTTTCGCACATCAAAAAGACGACCGTCCTTTTAATCGCGGTGCTATGAAAAATATCGGGTTCTTGACCGTAAAAGAGACATATCCTGACCACTATAAAGATATAGTCTTTATTTTTAATGACGTGGATACCGTTCCGATAAAAAAAGGAGTTCTTGATTATTATACGACAACTGGCATTGTCAAACATTACTACGGGTTTGAATTTGCGCTTGGCGGTATTTTTGCTATCACCGGTCGCGATTTTGAAAAAACAGGCGGTTTTCCCAACTTTTGGGGATGGGGTTTAGAAGATAATGCGATGTACGACCGATGTCTAAAGTCGGGTATAATTATTGACCGCAGTTGTTTTTATAAACCCAAAGACCCGAATATAAAATCTATATCGTGTTTACCTAACCGTTTGATATCGCGCAAAGATAGTTATGTCTATAAATTTGGCGTGCCAGATAATATGACCGAAATACGCAATTTAAAATGGACTTTTAATAATGAATATATAGATATTACGAGTTTTGATTGTCGAATGAATCCGACAGACCAAATCTATGCCAATTTTGATATAACTCGTCCAGGTTCGGCGCGTATACCGATATATATACCCCCTTCTGCCGGCAATAACCGATTAAGGAGAGATTGGAGTATGTTTAAAAAATGATAATATTTTATATCATTTGTATATAAGCAACGATGTCAGCGAACGGAAATAGTTCTAAACAAAACAATAATAATAATAATAATAACAATAATAATAAGGAGGAAGGTTTAATGTCATCTTTAACCAAATCATTATCTAATATATTTTCCGCAAATAAAGGAGAGGCAGCAGCAGCATCAGCAGCAGCATCAGCAGCAGCAGCATCAGCAGCACCCTCGGCAATGAATAAAAACCTATCCGCTTTATTTAATAAAACTAAAGCAGCATCGACGAAATTATTACAGGTGCCCGCCAATGTCGTTAGTGCGGCATCTAACACGGCGTCCAATGTAGCATCTAGCGCGACCAATATGGTAACCAATGCCACCTCAAATGTCGTCAATGCGGCATCGGCAGTTACGGCCGCAGCGGTACACGGTCCCTCCTTTATAAGTTATTTAATTATGCTTCTATTACTCGCATTCTTGTTTTTTAACATCTATGTCATTTTAGTCAAACCGGTGAATAAAGACATACTCGAATATTATGAAGAATTAATTGCGGAGTTTAGTTGGGCAAAAATGGAAGAGAAAATTAAAAAACTTTTCATACAACCGGCGCAGGCAGCACCAGCAGCACCAGCATCAGCAGCACCAGCACCAGCAGCACCAGCATCAGCGGAGCAGACACAAGAAGAAGAAAATCCGTTGTCCGCGACAAAGAAAAATACCGCGGTCAATTCACAAAACGGATTAAAAACGCTCGAAAATACAATTGATAATAAAAGAATCGTAAACAATATTGATAATAAGAATAAAACTACTGATATTATCGAAAAAAAGAAAAAGTTTGATTATACGCCTGACGAAAATGATAGTCGCGTTCAACAAAGTAAAGCAAAATCCGGTACTGGGTTTTGTTATATTGGCGAAGACCGCGGATTTCGAAGTTGTATTGACGTGAAAGAAGGGGATGTTTGTATGTCGGGCGATATTTTTCCATCCCGCGATATATGTATTAACCCGCGGTTACGGGAGTAGTTGTATGTTATGGGGCAGTGCCGCCCTTAGGCATTAATAATCCGTCACGTGGTTCATAAACCAGCGTATTGATAAATATTTATGCGCGTCTTTTTTACCGAGGTCGGCATTGATGTCCGGAAAAACGGCATTTGTACTTGGTCCACGCGTTAATATTTCTTGTATTTTATTCGTACCAATTGCTTCATTAAAATAACGCAAATCAGACGTATTGCCCGAGAACCCGCCATTCATTGAAACATAAATATTGCCATAATTTTGTTTAGGAATACTTTGTAGCATATGTCGTTTGGTTAAAGTGCCATTAATATAAACATCTAACTGGTTTTGTTTCGTGACCCGAATAATCACATTTACCCATTTTTGTAAGGGTAAATTATCAACAATGACTTCTTCGTTTATTTCTGAAAAAGTATTCATAATAATTTTCAAGGCATTAGTACTAGGCATAATGTATAATCCCGGCGCATTATTAGGAAAATTTACCCCATTACTGTTACCACTTTTTTGTATATTGTCATTGCCTTTATGAAAGACGTGTTTGTATTCGTGCTCTTTATAAGAAAAATCGTCTACGAGTATCCACACTGACCACGTAAATTCTAATCCCTCGCGTTCATTATTTGAACGAAATATTGGCATTGCGCCTTTTTCAGACGGATCTTGCGGTATAACCATCATTTGTCGTGCGTTAATCATTCCATCAATCAGTTTTGGATTTTGTTTAAAAGCAAAGAAATAGTTCAATAATGCCGACCCAGCACTTAATGCCAACATAAATAAAATTAACACGAGTATTAAAAAGGCGAATTTTGCGACAAGATTATTCGATTCTAGAAATTCTTTGCTTCCATCGACGAAATTATTCGACGAAAATGAAGAAAAATTATCTGATACATTTTCGGTAAGACTCATCTCTCTATATATATTATATAAAGTATATATTATATAAAAGTATAATAAGTATAAAAGTATAAGTATAAAAAGTATAATTTAAAATTCAAAACTACCTTTTACTTCATTATCACTAATAACCGAAAAGCGTAAGCGGTACTTATTAATCAAGTTGCCTAAAATACTGCCACCAAATCCATCTTTATAAATATTATAGGCATCTTGTGGATTTGAGGCATTTGGCCAATAATTAAAGGTAGATGTCCATCCACTAAATCCGCCAGCAGGCGTTACTTGTAAATCGGTATTATTATTTACTTTCACCACGCCGGGCACGACACACGTACGAACTAATTTACCGTCAATGTATACATCTAAAGTTCGTCCATATAAACTGATAATCACATTAACCCATTTTTGTATTGGAATATTATCCACCATACATTCGTGTATCTTGGTACTGGCTGCGATTGCGGCAGCAGCGGCGTTGGCGAGTGTTTGTTGTTGTGGTGTAAGTGTTCCGACCGTAGAACCCGTTGCGTCAGGTACGCCATTTATACACGAGGCACACGCACACGCATACCCTTTATCACACGCGTTACACGCCGCAATAGTGGCGGCATTTTTCGTGATAGAGGAACCCGCCATTGCCGCCGCAGCATCCGCAATGGCCTTATCGGTTGAAGAAGAAGAAGACGAATCATAATAACTGACTTTTACTGAAAGTGTATTAGGTTTTTTTCCTAAGGCAACCGTCGGGCACGGCGCATTATTTGAATCTAGTCTTTTTAAGACAAATTTGTCTTGCCCGAACTTGTAGTTCCAATCGTCAATGTATAACCACATAGAATACGTAAAATTCGTGGTATTGCTTACATTTTTTATATCATCTGCCTTAATTGTTTGTAACGTTTTGCCATCTGCCATTTTAGTGAGTTGTGTATATTTTGAAAACACTTGAATGAAATAATACACAACGACTAAAATAATAAATATGTAAATCACCGTGTTTATTAATTCCATTATATTATATATTATACCATAGAAATAAACTATGTTCTAATAGATTAATACTAAATATAGTTATTTCATATATACTTATTTCATATATACTTATTTCATATATACTTATTTCATATATACTTATGTAAAAACCTCTGTTAAGGATTTTATAAAGGAGGAGGATGGTTCTTTTTTCACAATCGTATCCGTAATATTATCGGTAAAACTCCAATTGTAAGGAATATTTTGCCCTCTTAAGGTTTTATACATCATTACGACATCACCTTTTGTTAATATTTCATCATAATAGGTAACATTACATATGCCCCCATTAATACCATTATTCTCGCCAATAATAATATCGTCAAAGGTCATATAAGGCGAAACGCCTGAACGAGTGCCAACTAAATCGCCGTTAAGAAATATATCGAGGTGTCCGTTATCATAATTGATTACAATATGATTCCATTTTTGGTACATTACCTTTTTCGTTTCATATATTTCGACCAATTCATTTTTTACGGTCTCATCATCCGATTTCGACGGCACATTTCCCAAGACGTGTAAACTGCCTAATTTTCCATTATATTCTACCTTTACCTTATCGCCGTATTTAATAATGTTTGTGTATTTTAAAGCAGTGCTGCGCGAATTGGGCGGTTGCGGATTAATATAAAACCATCCGGATAATGCGTAGGCATACTTAAAGGGCGTCGTGTTATTATCCGAATATTGCGGATGCACATCAAGATTCATCTGTATGCCGACTGGATTTAATAAAAACTTTTTATAAAACCACGCTAATATTTTATTATTGGGTATATTTGGGTCATTGTACTCGGCAGTCGTTGCGCTATTGGCGTTACCGAACTTCTTATATATTTTTGCGTCACAATTTTCTTTATCATCCGTAATATAGTTGGGTTTTTTATTAGTTTTAATCAGGTCGACGTTTCTATATAATTTTTCGTAATTACCGATGTTATATTCCTTATTTAAATAGACGGGTTTATTTAATAACTTTGTACCGTCGTTCTTTGATAAAAAGGAAAACAAAGTCGGTATCACTAACCATAGTGTTATAAAGATGGATTCGATTCCTACGAGTATCCAGACGGGTTTAGTAGTTAAATTATACTCGGATTTAATATATTCGGTGAGTTCGACCATCAAACACGGTAAAAACATTATTATTTTCAGTAATACAGACCAGATGCCTTTCTTATCCGATTTGGTCTCCGTATCGATACTCTTTTTCATAAACATGTATAAAAATCCAAAAATGCCGATAACAATTAATATCGTCATACTGTTTCTTATCGCGTTCAGTAACGAAGTGTGTTTAAACATCCATATAATGCCGTTTAGTACTAAAAAGAAAACCACAAATAATAAAATAGTTATTACTGCTCGGTATAAAAAGTTTGATTCGGTCATATCAATTAAATCAACGTCATCGCCTTTATCGACTTTTGCGCGGATGAAAAAGAATAATACGACATAAATAAAAGCAACAAATAACAATAATATTTTGGTAAAGACGGGATAATTGGATTTAATATTAAACGGATTGTAAAAATAAATAATCACAATAAATATTACAAATTGAAGCACCTCAATACCTGCCACTTTCCACGGATTTGCGTATATATTTCTTGAAAAGTTTTTCAATACATTAAAATCAATATTTTTCTGTGAAAAACTCTGATAATTATTATTCATCGTATATTATTATATGAGTTAATAAATTATATGAGTTAATAAATTATATGAGTTAATAAATTATATGAGTTAATAAATTATATGAGTTAATAAATTATATGAGTTAATAAATTATTATTATACATATATTTATAATAATACCTATAAATGTTCTTACAAGTTTACAGTTCTTACAAGTTTACAGTTTTTACAAGTTTTCAAAGGCAGTTTTTTTGCCGTGACAGTCGCGACATAAAGCAACTAAATTATCAACGTGATTGGAACCGCCATTATCTAATCGTATTTTATGATCAACTTCAAACCACGCCGGCAATTGTTTTTTACATCCGCCGCAATTCCACCCTTGTTGTGCTGCGACATATTTCTTTTTTGTTTCACTCACGCTCCGTTTAGTTATTTTAACATTATTGCCATTGCCGTTGCCATTGCTGTAGTTGCCGCCGCCGCCGCCTGTGTGCGATAACTCATCCGGCGAATTGTATACTCGCCCCGAGTTTAATATGCGTTTTTCTTCTTGTGAAGGACTATTGCCATTATAAGAAAACATACCCCCACTATGATTTTTTGTCATATTTAATAACGGCGACAACATATCGCCGGCTTCTTTATCAATCGGCATATATTTTATCATACCATTTGCGTGTTGTAATAAACTATGCGTATGCGACGGATATTTGCGTAAAAATAAAAAAGCGGATAATCCCGCAAAAGCAATGCCTGCCATTTGGTACTGCTTTTTCCACGATTTAATTACTTTAACACAATTGCCGTCCGTATAAGTGTTAAATACAAAAAAAACAGTAATCGCGATAATTAATAATTCAATTTTCATTTTATATTATATATATATTACCCATAACTTAATCTATCAGCATTTTTATTTTTTATATAACAAAATAGATAGAATGATTATGAATGCGATTAATCCGGTAAATATATACTTGTCGCGTTTTTTTCGCGTTTCTTTATCTTTAATTGCTTTAGGTTTGTAATGTTCATAGTACTGAACCATCGCATCTTCCATCGTGACTTCGGGTTTATTCAATACTACATTTATTTTATTATGTATAAAATGCATCCACTTGACAAAAGATTGTTGCGAGTCTAAATAAGGTGTTACGGGATATTTATCTAACAAGAGACTAAATTGGTTACCAATATCTGGTATCGGCAAAAATAAAGGAATATTATGTATAAAGTCATAATATTTTTTCTTAATAACTTCGTTCGGATTTTTCGGATATGTTAATGCGATCGTATGAAATACAAACCAATAAGGTGGTCCCCATATTTCTGGATTTAATCCCATTATAATAAATGATATAAAAAGTTCGTCTTTATTACTATAATCGTATAAATAGTATGAATAGTATAATGAATAATGTGACTTTTTGTAACAATTGTGGAAAAAAAGGACATAACTTTTATCATTGTATACAACCCATCACGAGTGTAGGCATTATTGTTTTTAAAAAAGGTCTCAACGACACAAATGAATATTTACTGATTCGTCGTAAAGATAGTATTGGATTTATTGAGTTTATGCGGGGCAAATATCAACTTCATAATAAGATGTATCTATTAAATATTATTTCAGAAATGACTAATGACGAGAAGGAACGTATATCAACACTCGAATTTGATGATTTATGGAAACAATTATGGGGGGAAAATGTTAGTCTACAGTATAAAGGCGAAGAAAAGAGTTCGAAAGAAAAGTTTAATATCTTAAAAAATGGATGGTTTGATGATAATAATGCGATGATTTCGATAAAAACGTTAATAGAAGAATCAACTAGTAATTGGGTTGAAACTGAATGGGGATTTCCGAAAGGTAGACATAACAAACACGAAAAGGATATATTATGTGCTTTAAGAGAGTTTGAAGAAGAAACGGGGTACTCGCGGTCATCCGTGAATATCCTTTATAATATAATGCCGATTGAAGAAATATTTACCGGATCAAATTACAAATCGTATAAACATAAATATTACATTGCGTATATGACCAACGAAGTTGAACCCAACAGTGAGCATCAATTTAGTGAGGTTAGTAAACTTGAATGGAAACCGTATGAAGATGCCTTGACTTCAATTCGCTCTTATAATTTAGAAAAAAAAGAGGTTTTAACAAAGGTCAACACGATACTAACTACGTATAAAATATACGATATTATATAAAATATTATATAAAATATTATATAAAATATTAGGTGTTATATGTGATATATATGTATTAAAATTATATATGTATATAATAATAGATTATGAGTAATGTTGATACAACAAACGTTTTATCTACAACATTACCAAATACAAGTATAAAAAAGAGGGGGACTCGTAGACCGCCTGAAGTTATTTTATTAGAAAAACAACAAAAGGCACAGCGAAGAGCATTACGCGCAACAAAGGTCGAAACCAAAAAAATAAAAGTACCAACGGTGTCTGATAAAGCGCCAGAGAAGACTAGAAAAAGACGATTACCCAAGGTGCCTGCGCTTGTGCCTGCGCCTGTGCCTGCGCCTGCGCGTGTGCCTGTGCCTGCGCCTGTGCCTGCGCCTGTGCCTGCGCCTGCGCCCACACCACCACAAGCAATAATGACATTAAAACCGCTTCAGAAAACTATCAAACGAAAATTGCCACAATTGCCGCCGAAAAATACAGTAGTACAACCAACGACAGTAGAAGCACCAACGCAAACGACAGTAGTACAACCAACGACAGTAGAAGCACCAACGCAAACGACAGTAGCACCCGCACCAACGCAAACGACAGTAGTAGCACCCGCACCTGTATTAAAACCGCTCCAGAAAACTATCAAACGAAAATTGCCGAAATTAGATATAGGTGTACCACCGATTAGTGCCGCGCCAGTGCCAGTAGTGGTGCCAGCAGCAGCAGCAGCGCCGGCAGCAGCAGCGCCAGCAGCAGCAGCGCCAGCAGCAGCAGCAGAAGAAGAAACATTTTTACAAGATAATGACAATGCCGTGGTTATTAATAATAATAAAAATAAATTGGAACTACAAGAACATAATGACTTCTTATTGAGCAATACCGACAATTCATATAATTTCTTATACCCTTCTTTGAATGATCCGAATTTTAATATAAAAATCGCTGAACGGAAAGAGTTTAATGATACGCAATATGACGGAGAAATTAAAGAAAACATCGAAGAACACGCCGACAAATTATGTAATGCTGATTTTGAACTCGCGCCACATCAATTGTTTATCCGAAACTTTCTATCGTTTCAAACCCCCTACAATAGTTTGTTATTATATCACGGGTTAGGTAGCGGTAAGACGTGTTCGGCAATTAGCGTGGCAGAAGAAATGCGCGATTATATCATGCAAATGGGCATCAATAGTAAAATTATAATAGTTGCCTCGCCAAACGTACAAGCAAACTTTCGCTTACAATTATTCGATGAACGAAAACTGAAAGAAATTGATGGAGTATGGAATATACGAGCGTGTACGGGCAATAAATTATTAAAAGAAATTAACCCGATGAATATGAAAGGATTGACTCGAGATAATGTAATAAAACAAATCAATTCTCTCATTAATACCTATTATGATTTTTTTGGATATGTCGAGTTTGCGAACGAAATTAATAACAAAGGTAGTGTTGAGAATATACCAATGATGGAGCAGAAACAGATAGAGAGAATGATGGAATCGCGTTTAAAACGGGCATTTAATAACCGGTTAATTATCATCGACGAAGTTCATAATATTCGCGTGTCGGATGATACGAAAGTAAAACGCGTGGCAGAAGAATTAAAAAAATTAGTAAAATATGTCGATAATTTACGTCTCTTATTACTCTCTGCCACGCCAATGTTTAATAGTTATAAAGAAATCATATGGTTAATCAATTTGATGAATATGAATGATCGCCGCGCGACAATTTCCGAAAAGGATGTATTTACAAAAAATGGCGATTTTAAAGAAGCAGTCAACGATGAAGAAAGCGGGAAAGAATTGCTGATACGCAAATCTACCGGTTATATTTCATTCGTGCGAGGAGAAAATCCATATACGTTTCCTTACCGGTTATTTCCCACCGAGTTTTCTCCGGAAAATACATTTCCCCAGAAACCTTATCCCACCATACAATTAAACGGCACAACCGAGTTAAAAGAAGAACAACAAATTAAATATATTTCGCTTTATCTTTCCGAAATTGGCGAATATCAACAACTGGGTTATAATTATATCGTGCGGCGATTAAAAGGTAATGCCGCTGCCGGCAACGAGGGCAATGCCGCTGCCGCCGCCGCCGCCGGCACGACTTTTCAGTTGCCGACAGCAGAAAATATGGAGTCGTTTGGATATACTATGTTACAGCAACCAGTGGAAGGATTGAATATCATATACCCAGATAATCGAATCACTCCCACGACAGATTTAACTACGCTGTCTTTTAATTCTCACGATTTAATTGGCGCCGAAGGTTTAAAACGGGTGATGAGTTTTACCGAGAATGAAACGACCAAAGCACGTACGAATTTTAAATATAAAAACTATGGTCCTATTTTTGCAAAAGATGAAATTGGAAAATACAGTAATAAAATAAAAACCATATGCGATTTGATTGTCGCATCTACGGGTGTGGTTTTAGTATATTCGCAATACATTGACGCGGGGTTAGTACCATTGGCGCTTGCGTTAGAAGAACGAGGTTTTTCGCGGGCAGGGGAAGGGAAATCGCTCTTTGACAAACCGCCAGTACCAAAAATAAACGGTTTTAAATATGTGATGATTACCGGCGACCGAGGATTTTCGCCGCATCCGCAAAGTGATATTAAATTATCCACAAATGATGATAATAAAAATGGCGAAAAGGTGAAAGTGATTATGATATCACAAACGGGAGCGGAAGGGTTAGACTTGAAATGTATTAGACAAGTACATATTCTTGAACCGTGGTATAATATGAACCGTATTGAACAAATTATTGGGCGCGCTATTCGCACGTGTAGTCATAAATCTCTCCCTTTTATAAAACGCAATGTAGAAATATATTTACACGGCACCTTATTGCGACCAAAAGATGAACTAGGTACAGGCGCAGGCGCAGAAGAAACAGGCGCAGAAGAATCGGTTGATTTGTATATTTACCGTTTGGCGGAGGCAAAAGCAATTCAAATTGGGAAAGTCAGTCGCGTACTGAAAGAAATCGCGGTCGACTGTTTATTACATCGGTCGCAAATGAACTTTACCGAGGAAAACATAAAGATGGAGGTGACACTTGAATTAGCGAACGGCACTTCATTACCAAACTATAAAATCGGCGATAAACCGCGAAGTGCCATATGCGATTATATGGAATCGTGTACTTATGAATGTACGCCAAATAAAGAAGAAGACGAGATGGTTATTAATACCGATTCGTATAATGAAGATTTTATTATGATGAATGCCGATAAACTGGTCAACAATATTAAACAACTTATGAAAGAGCGATATTTTTATCGTAGGAGAGAATTAATTGCCTTGTTAAATATTTTAAAACCTAACCCCGAAGACCAAATTAACGCGGCCTTACAGCATTTAATTGAAGATAAGAACGAGTACATCACCGACCAATACGGACGGTTAGGACATTTAATAAACATTGATGATTTATATTTATTCCAACCGTTAGAATTAACTAATAAACGCGCAAGTATTTTTGACCGGCAAACACCTTTAGATTTGAAGCATGAAAAAATTACTGTAAAAATGCCGAAAATTATACCAGCGAAAAGAGATGCGGTTAAAACACAGCGAAAAATATTACAACCTGTGGCGGAGGCAGTAGAGGGCGAGGACACGGACACAGAGGGAGTGGCGGCAGCAGCAGAAGATGAAATTGCGCTACTCGACGAGATTAGAAACAATTATAATGCGGTAAATACACCACCACCACTGCCAGCAGCAGTTCCCGCCGCCGAGATACAAACGGATGAATCAAATGAAAATATAGAAAAAAGTTGGTATACGCATTGCGCGTTAGCGAATAAATGGATGATAGAAAAAAACACGGGCATTGACCGCGAATTATTAATGCGGTTAGTCGTGGAACATATTGTAGATGATTTAACACTCACTGATATAGAATTTCTATTGAACCATATCGAGAAAAATAAAACGACGTTATATGAAACGGACGATATATTGAAACAGGTGAAAACTTATATCTTAAACCAAATGGTCGAAGGCAATAAGAAAATAAAAGGATTTTTATGGCATAAACAAGATACACAAATCGTGTTTGTTAAACCGGAAAAAGCGGAGACGTGGACTCTTGCCAAATCAGAAGATATGAAAGATTTGAAACAAAAATTAGATGAAAAGAAAACGAACATATTGAGTAATTTAAATACCAATATTGGGTTTATGTTGAACTTTAAAAAAGCAAATTACAATGTCTTTAAAACGAAAGATATAACGAAACCGCGCGATTTAGGCGCACGCTGTGACCAACATTCTAATAAAAAAAATGCCTTGGCGTTATTAAACACTATTATCGGCGAGAAAAAATATTCTACGACGGATAAAATAAAAGCAAGTCAAAAGGATATTTGTATTATACAAGAACTGTATTTGCGTATGTTTAATCGGGAAAAGAAAAACAACAAGTATTGGTTTTTAACACCGGCGGAATCAATCTTAACCAATATCGAGAAGTATTCATCTACGAAATAATAAAATAATAAAATAATAAAATAATAAAATAATAAAATAATAAAGGATGTTTTTCGTTAAATAGTGGTATCTAGGATTTTATTTTATATATTGATATATAGTATAAAATGTCATATAGTGTTTCAGATAAGTTTGGTAAATTTGTTAGAGTTAATTTTAAAATCGAGTGTGTTGGTTGTGAATCTATACTTGATGATATTACACCTTTTCACATTTCAAATGCCGAATAATTACGTTTGAAATAAATTTATATAAAATTAATATTATATATAATAATGCTTATTAGTTTTGAAGAGATTGTAAAGATTTTAATAGAAAACAATATACGTATTTTTGGTAGTTTTCATATAGGCGCGCATGAGTGTGAAGAAATAGAGTTTTATAATAAACTTGGATTAAAACTAGAAGATGTTGTATGGATTGATGCGATCACTTCAAAAGTGAATGAAGCAACACAAAGAGGAATACCAAATGTATATAATGCTGTAATAACAGATAAAGACGACGAAGAAATTATATTTAATGTTTCGAATAATGTTCAGTCATCAAGTGTATTAGAATTTGGCACTCATTCACACGAACACCCTTGGGTTGTATACGTAAATAAAATTAATCTAAAAAGTATTACTATTGATACTTTCTTTGAAAGAAATAACATTGATGCATCTAAATATAATTTTTGGAATTTTGATATTCAAGGAGCAGAACTTATGGCATTAAAAGGTGCTACTCAATCAATCAAATATGCAAAAGCAATATATTTAGAAGTTAATGAAAAAGAACTATATAAAAATTGTGGATTAATTACCGAGATTGATACATTTTTACTCCAATATAATTTTAAGAGGGTATTAACAAATATTACACAACATGGTTGGGGGGATGCTTTATATATTATTCATAATTAAAATATCGGCGTTTGAAATGTTAAAAGGTGTAAAACATTAAAACCAAACCTACGACGTTTTTTTGGGTTAGACCATATTGGAGAAATAAATGATGAGGATAAGATAAAAAACAATAAAAAATACGCTAATGTATTAATTGAATATAAAAAACAAAAGAATAAAAATGTCGAAGAATTAATAAGCGAACTTGTTATTAATGAGAATGATAAAGAGTATAAGAGAAAGGTCGCCGCATTAAATAATATATTAACATATATTAAAACCTCATCATTGGCAACAGCAGGCGGCGGTAAGAGAAAAAGAACCAAAAAGTATAAAAAAAGGGTTTATAAAAAAAGGGTTTATAAAAAAAGGGTTTATAAAAAAAGGGGTTATAAAAAACGAACAACTAAACGTTATCGCCGACGAAGATAAACTATTTTTTTTTATATTTAGTTATTACACCTTTTTACATTTATCCGTGTAGCAAGTAAAATGCCGATTTTTTTTTTAACGAAAAGGTGTCATATCATTAAAAAGTAAAATTGAATTATCATTTAAATAGAATAAATATAATATCAATAATTAATAATAACAAGATGGCAACAATGGCAACAATGACAAAAACGCAACAACCCCAGCAAAAAGGAAAAACTTTGCGAAAAAATACCACACAAGCAGTAGTTGCTTTGCCGATTTATAATAAAACTCTGATTACAAAACAGGTGGTATTACACGTAATACAGGTTGGCAATACGATTAAAGAAACGTTGAAAAAGCGGTTAGCAATGGAAATCGAAGGTAAATGTATTAATGAAGGTTACGTACAACCGCAATCGACAGAAATAATTACCTTTTCCAGCGGACTTGTTCAAAGTTCAAATGTAGTGTTTGAAGTGGTATTTCAATGTAATGTATGCTCGCCAGTCGAAGGTATGTATATTCCGTGTATTGCCAAAAATATTAATAAAATGGGTATTCGCGCAGAGGTGAAAGAAATGCCAAGTCCCGTCGTCATTTTCATCGCACGCGATCATAATTACAACTCGCAATTGTTTGCGGATACAAAAGTAAACGATGAAATCACAGTTCGCGTGATTGGTCAACGTTACGAATTAAACGATACGTACATCTCGGTTATTGCGGAAATTGTTGAACCGCAAAATGCTTGATTATAGCAGAGCGCCACACAGAACAATTATTCACGAGTTGAATATAAAAATTTGTAAAAAATAAAATGTTGTATATGTATATAATATTATTAATAATAATATAACCTAATGAAAATTCAACTACATAAATGTAAAAAAAACAAGCAAGAGATTCATAGACTTCAAACCGAGATTATACGACTTCAAACAGAATTGAATTTATATAAAAATGCGTATGAGAAGAGAGATAACGTATATGAAAATCCAACCCTAGCATTAGAGCATATTTATGCGAGTATAAAAAAATCTACACCGCATATTTATGCTAGTCTAAAATATTTTTCTGATACGTCTTTTGTCCCCACCGAACCACCACCTTATCCTGCGCCGCCGGCACTACCTGCCCCTCGTCAATCTGCGATGATTAATCGTGTTCCGATTACAAGAACAAGTGTTGTATAAATGAAATGTAGTATAAATGAAATGTAGTATAAATGAAATGTAGTATAAATGAAATGTAGTATAAATGAAATGTAGTATAAATGAAATGTAGTATATATAAAATATTATTATATATAATAATAGTTTAAATACAATTTTTTTACATACTATAATATGAATAAAATCAAACAAAACATCGAGCAAATGTCGGTTCATCACCAGATTGAAGTATTACGTATTTTGAAAAAAGGGGATAAGGTCGTTATTAATGAAAACAATAACGGTTCTTTTATTAATTTAAATGAATTATCCCCTGAAATTTTAAAAGAATTAGAAAAATATATTCAATACGTGAATGAACAACAACAGCAATTAAATTCGGTTGAAATTAAAAAAGAAGAATTGGAACACTCTTTTTTTAATAAATAATGATGAAAAAATTGAAATGCTTTATCTCTAGTTAAATTATCATAACAATTCAATTTCAAGCAACAGCAAAATGCGAACCCAGCGAAAACAGACTCAACGCCAACCCACCGCGCCAAGACGGTCGGAACGGTTACAACAATTAAAAGCAAACAAGCAAGGGCATCAAGGGCAGCAACAGCAGCAACAGCAGCAGCAAGAGCAACAGCAACAGCAGCAGCAAGAGCAACCGTCCGTCATAATTCAATTTGTCAGACGCATTATAGGCGGTTAATTTCATTAATATAGGTCGTTTTGATTTTGGTGAATGAATAAATAAGATATTTTTTATTTTATTTATTATTTTTATTATAAAATCTCTCTTGTATTTTTTTTCAAGAGAGATTTAGGAACATTATAATCATCTATCCATCTTCATTGTCACTACAAACCTCGGTCAATTGTTAGAAAAAGATAATAAAGATAGTGACATATATATTATTATTTAAATGTTTATTTTGGCAAATGTTGTAAAATATATGCTGACTACGAATAATGTCGTAGAATACAAGTACAAAAATAAAAATGGTTTGCCAGCACCTAGCGTACAAGCACCCAGCGTAGCACCCAGCGTAGCACCCAGCGTAAAATCACCTAGCGTAGCACCTAGCGTAGCACCCAGCGTAAAAGCACCTAGCGTAGCACCTAGCGTAGCACCAAGCGTAGCAGCAGCGCCAGATAATGTATTTTTTACGCCTTCGAATAAAGATAAATTATTCTGGTCTTTTTATATTATACTAAATGGGTATGAAGAATATGAATTGTATCGAACCAATTGTTACGCAATTGAACAGGACTTTAAAATAAAAACAATTGAAAAATTGGGAGAGATTAAATCCAAACTAAAAGAATTAAAATTAAAACGCACAGAACTTGAGAATGAATTGGCAAACAAAACACAGATTACCTTAAAAGGATTATACGCTTTGTGTTTAGTACATAATGTATCCATTACTTATGTATCAGGGCAAACTTATTCTATTATTGGGTCACCCGATAAGGCGAATGGTGCGACGATGAAGCACGGCATTATTGTAAAAAACGACAAAAATGAAGATTCGCTGCGCATTTCGTCTGATAATGAATTATTTTTAAAACAAGTAGAGGATACGTACTGGCATATTGAAAATATACAAAAACCTTTAAAGTCGCCTGCCAGTTATACCTTAAAGGAAATTCAAGACATTTGTGAGCGGTTAAAGATTGAATTAACGGTAACCACTGATAATAATAAGATTAAACCGAAAACAAAACAGATTTTATATGAAGAAGTTTTACAATATATTTAACCACATTTTTTAATTATATATAATGACAAAATTGAATATATAAATATTATAGTTTATATTTATATATACCCAATGTCGACAGTAAAAACTGGCACGAAAATGGAAAAATCGGAAATCCCCGAAAAACCAAAACAAACCAGAAAAATAATTAGAAAAAGTACGAAGGATACTGCTGCTGCTGCTGCTGCTGCTCCTACGACGGCGGCGGCGGCGGCGACAATGACTGCGGTTTCGCCGAGTGCTGTTGCGCCGGCGGCGGTTGAGGGAACGTTGGCAATAACACCACCATCACCAGTTGTTGTTGTTGTCAATGAAGAAATGCCTGCTGTTGTTAATAAGGTCGTGGTGGTTGAACCGGCGACCACACGTCGTCGTGAGGATGAACACCGCGGTAAAACAAAAGCGCCATATGTGAAAACGCCATATGTTAAGCAGCAGCAGCAACAGCAGCAGCAGCAAGACGGTCGCGACCTTGATGAGATGTTAAAGGAATATATTGAAAATGTCACTAAAGATGGCGATAAACAGTCCCTTGAATTAGAAGTCAAGTTTGGTACACGCGGTATTGTCCCTATTACGCGAATTAATTATGACAATATTATTAAAAAATTATTATCGGTCGGGTTTGTCATTGACAGTAATGAATATATGCTCCGTATCACAAACGAATATTCAGAACCGCATACTGGACGAGTGAAAATGTCAAATATTCGTACCGAAATCGTCGGGTTACAAAATATTCGCACATACTGTCAAACCAATAGCATTAGCACTATATACAGCGGCGTCTCCTATATCCAAAAAGGCAATTTTAATAATTTATCGCCCGTAAATAAAGACGATTTTAATTTCCGTGTCTCATTAAATATGGAAACCAAATTAGAACAAGACAATCAACTGATTAAAACTATGCTGGCCAAATGGAAAGATCAGAAAAAAACGTTCCGGCATTTAAATCGATGTAAATTACGGCATCGTAATCCAAGTTTACCTTTTATCATCGATTTAACGATTGTCAAAGAATCAAAAAAACAAGGCAGGTTTTATGTACCCGAATATAACATACAAGACTCTGGCGTGTTTTCTGCGACCGAAAATTATGAAATCGAAATTGAAGCGATTAATAGTTTAGTCGGTCTCGGCACCGTAATAAATACTGCCGAAAACTTGAATAAACTCTTAAAACCGGTGATTAAATATGTATTAGCGGGGTTACAAGAAACCAATTATCCCGTCAGTTACCCCGAACAACGCGATGTACTGGATACGTATATGAAATTAATGTGGGGCGAAAAATACGATGGAGTACAACGTATCTCGCCCGATGATTTTGTCGGACCGTCCTCTTATACCTTACAAATGGCAAATATCCGACCAATTAATGCCGACTCGTCCGCGCCTAATATACGCGTTAATTATACTGTGACGGATAAGGCAGATGGTGACCGTAAATTATTATACATTTCGCCAAATGGACGTATGTATCTTATCACTACCAATATGGATGTACAATTTACCGGCGTAATTGCCAAAAACACGGAGGTATGGAATACTATCATCGACGGCGAACATATCCTCCACGACAAAAATCATAAGTTTATAAATATGTATACTGCCTTTGATATTTATTATGCCAACGGCGTAGATGTCCGCGCCCAAGAGTTTATTACGGAAGACGAAGTTGAAGATGAAAATAAATATCGTTTACCGCTTTTGAATCATATCTTAGGAAAAATGCGCAGCGAATCTTTAATGGGCGCAGCCTCGCCAACCCCTTTGAATATCGTGAGTAAACGCTTTTATATTGGTTCTGACCGCCAAAGCATATTTACCGGTTGTGCGTTTATTTTGAAAAAAGAACACGATGGGTTGTTTGAATATGAAACGGATGGATTGATATTTACACCGACGAATAAAGGCGTGTCCTCAAATAAGAGCGGCGAGTATGTGAAACCTGTAAAAACGACGTGGGAATATTCATTTAAATGGAAACCGGTTATTCGTAATACTATTGATTTTATGGTGACTTTAAAGAAAAATGAAAACGGTACCGAATTTATCGGCAATGTATTTCAAACGGGTAATGAAGTTGCCTCCGCCTCAACATTTACCGAATATAAAACCGCAATTCTACGTGTCGGATTTGATGAAAGAAAACACGGTTATATCAATCCCTATCAAGATACGATTGATGATAAATTGCCGTATGAAGGCAACGTCGATAATAGAGATAAATATGTGCCCATGCAGTTCTTTCCGACGAATCCGATGGATAATAATGCCGGTATATGTAATTTAGTTGTAAGGTCTGGCAGCGATACTAGCAACCAGCGCTACATCTTTACCGAGAATGATGAAATTATTGAAGACAATATGATTGTCGAGTTTCGATATGATGCGACCCGTGAAGAAAAATGGCGATGGATTCCGTTAAAAGTGCGTTATGACAAAACGGCGCAATTAAGGTCGGGTAAGAAGAATTTTGGTAATGCGTTTCACGTGGCGAATAGTAATTGGCAATCTATCCACGACCCTATCACGCCCACGATGATTATGACGGGTAATAATATACCCGATGAAATTGGCGACGACGATGTTTATTATAACAAGACAACGGGTGTAAGCAAAACCAGAGCATTAAGAGACTTTCATAATTTATATGTCAAGAAAATCTTAATTAATAGCGTGTCTAGACCAGGCGATACTTTAATTGATTTGGCGGTAGGAATGGGCGGCGATTTTCCGAAATGGATTAACGCCAAACTTAAATTTGTATTTGGTGTAGATATATCACCAGATAATATTAATAATCGAATGAATGGTGCCTATGCGCGGTACCTAAACTTTCGAAAAAAATATAATGTAATGCCGGCAGCACTATTTGTAAATGGTAACTCTAGTGTAAATATTCGGTCGACGCAAGGCATTTTCACCGAAAAGGATAAACAGATTACCCGCGCGGTTTTTGGGCAAGGTCCAAAAGACGAAAAAAAACTCGGAAAAGGTGTATATAAACAGTACGGTATTGGTTCCGAGGGGTTTAATGTTTCTTCAATTCAATTTGCGATACATTATATGTTTGAAACAATAGAAACGTTTCATAATTTCCTGCGAAATGTATCTGAAGTAACTAAAGTCGGGGGATACTTTATCGGCACGAGTTATGACGGCGCGAAAATATTTGATATGCTAAAAAATGTCGCCGTCAATGAAAGTAAAACTATCTTAGTCGAAGATTTAAGTAAACGGTCGGCGTTAGGTAATCAAACCACCTTGAAAAAGAAAATATGGGAAGTGACGAAACGTTATGACCATACGAGTTTTCCGGATGACGAAACGTCAATTGGTTATGCGATTGACGTGTTTCAAGAATCGATTAATAAAAATATCCGCGAGTATTTGGTGAATTATAATTACTTGACGCGTATGTTGGAAAATTACGGGTTTGTGCCAGTGACTTCAGACGAATTAACTAAAATGAACAGTAGTTTACGCGTCGGTATTGGATCATTTAATGATTTATTTACCCAAATGAATGAAGAGACAAAACAAAACTCGCGAGCAAAAGCATCGTATGGTGATGCATTTTCTATGACACCCGAAGAAAAAACCATCTCCTTCTTAAATCGATATTTTGTGTATAAAAAAATACGTAATGTGGTGGACGTAGATGCGATATCGATGAAATTAAAACATAAAACGGGCGCAGAAGCAGAGGATGAAATACAAAATATTTCCGAACCGAAACGTTTTAGTCAGAATCTTGGTCCGATTTCTACCGCGTATAAAGGTACCGCGGCGGATGCTGCCACAACAGCATTGAAAGAACAAAAACCAGTTAAAAGGATTATTAAAAGAAAGGTTGCGGACCCAAAAGCGGTGCAACAAGGACCTCCCACCGCCGCCGCTGCTACTGCCGCTACCGCCGCCGCTGCTACTGCCGCTACCGCCGCCGCCGCTACTGCTGTGGTTGAACGTGCGCCAGTTGTTAAACGAAAGGGGAAAAATATTGAATTATAATAATAATGACATAAATAAATACAACTATATATAGTAACACGTTCGATTAACGTTATGAATACAAATTCATTTACAAATATTTTTATGTTACCATTTATTACTTCAACCGATAATATTCATATATATATACGCAGTAACTTGAAGAGAGATGAACACGCTGCTGGTGCTGCTGGTGGTGCTGGTGGTGCTGCTGGTGGTGCTGGTGGTGGTGCTGGTGGTGCTGCTGGTGCTGGCGTCGAGACACCGAACGACGTCAAAATAAATAAAACCTTAAATAAATATTTATCGTATGTAAAAGAAAAAATAGAAAGTTATACGGACCAGTGGGATAAATACAAAAAATACACCAATCCATACGAATACATACATTCCCCTATCCCCAATACAAAAAACTCGGTTTCGACGATGAAACCTTTGTCGCGCTCTTTTTTTAAAATGATTGAAATGTACCTCTCGTTAGATTTATTAGAACATATACCGCCGTCACTACCGCAAGTCACTATTAAAAGTTTTCATCTCGCCGAAGGACCGGGCGGGTTTATTGAAGCATTAGCATATATGCGCAATAATACCAACGACACTTATTATGGTATGACTTTGATTGATGATGTAAATCAAAATGTGCCGGGATGGCGAAAAAGTAAATATTTTTTATCAAAAAATCCAAATGTTATTATTGAAAAAGGTATTGAACAAAACGGTAATATAATGCGGGCAGAAAATCTGCGTTTTTGTTATCGAAAATATCACGGCACGATGGATTTAGTTACGGGGGATGGCGGATTTGATTTTTCTTGTCATTATCCGCAGCAAGAACAAATAAGCACCAAGTTAATTATGTGTCAAATTGCGTTTGCGATTTCAATACAAAAACCAAATGGCGCATTTGTGCTTAAAATGTTTGACATTTTTACACAATTTTCGATTGATTTAATGTTTCTTTTATCCAATTTATATGATAATGTAACTATTATTAAACCGAATACGAGTCGGTTTGCCAATTCCGAAAAATATGTCGTATGTAAAGGGTTTCGCGATATTGGCACTGATAAACTCGTCGAAACTTTCTACCATATAATGTTAAATATTGACACCTTAACCGCGGACGACATGTCGCGGTTATTTAATATGGACATACCGTATTTATTCACGCGACAAATTGAAGAAATAAACGCAATTTTAGGTCAACAACAGATTGATAATATTGTGAGTACTATTACTTTAATTGAACATAACAATAATCACGAAAAAATCGAGCAACTGAAAAAGAAAAATATACAAAAATGTATAACGTGGTGCCAGAAGTTTAATATCCCCTATAATAAAATCATTCAACCCAATAACGTCTTTATGTCTGGCATGGGTACTGGTATGATGGGCAATGGAATGGGTTCGGGTTTAGTGTTGACTATTAATAAACCGGACGATATTAGTTGAAAATATCATAATGTATTATAAAACACATAAAGGTAATTATATGTTTTATACTATTTAATAATACGCTATATGGATACGGTCTTAAAATTTTATTCTTTATTACGAAAAGAGAAAAAAAAAGAACGGTTTGATATTATATTAGAACCACTACAAGCAGTCATTCAACTTGCCTTGTTATCGTTTTATCCTAAGGGAACCAAATTAACTATCGCAAACAATTTATTGTCTATTCAAAGTCCCACGTGGACACAAGGTATGTGGCGTTCGTATAACCAAGATGTAAAAGAAGATCTCTTTTTTCTATTTAATACAATTATGCGGTTTAATTTATTTTATGCGTTTATTAAAGACGACCAAGATGAGTACTGCGATTTATTTGATTTATTAGTTCAATTAGGTAAACGCGGTATTGATAAACTTTTACTAACTTATTCAACTACTGAACAACCGGCATTATTACATACACTTCAGATGTACCGCACGCTATTAGACCATCCCGAGTTTTTGCCGGATAATAAAGTACATAAATCCCATAAAGGGTCAACGAATGTTAAAAATAAAGCGGAGAGCGCTCCAAGTAGCAGTAAGCATAACACCGTCGCAGCGGAGAGCAAGCATAACACCGTAGCAGCGGAGAGCAAGCATAACACCGTCGCAGCGGAGAGCAAGCATAACACCGTCGTCGCCACCGTAGCGGAGAGCGCTCCAAGCAACAAGCATAACACCGTCGTCGCCACCGTAGCGGAGAGCAAGCATACCGCCGCCGCCACAGCAGGAGAGAACAAACAAAATATTGACGACATTTTTATTAAAATACGTAATTTATATACCACGCACGAATATATTATTATATATCAAACCTTGATGTTATTAGAAAAAAATCCCGAAAATTACGAAGCATATGTCCAAGGATTAAACTTGATTTTTTCGCCCAAAGCAGAACAAATCCAAAAATGGATTAATGATAATATTGTCTATTAACATTTTACATCTTTTAACTCATACTCTTTTATTTTTTTTTCGAGTTTAATTATTGTATCGATATGATGATAATAGGGCGTCTTTGACCGTTCAATTCCTTTCCCTATTTGGGTGCCGATAAAGAGACCAATAAGATAATGAAATATAACCATATATGTTTTTTGATATATGTTTATATATTATTTAATCTTTAATATTATATTTTCAAATCAATCACGTGTCAATCACGTGTCAATCACGTGTCAATCACGCGTAAACTTGACCCAAACACGTTCCGCAATATCAGTCGCAAGCACGCCAACAATATCTACATCTGCTGCCGGAAAAGGTATTTTTATTTCAATTCTCTCCCCTTGTTGAATATAAACTTGGATTTGTGTTAATAATTTGCGAATCTCATCGTGTTCAGATGCTTTAATTTTTAACTCGGTCAATTTGGCAATAATCGGTCGCGTCTCTAATATCCGCTGTTCTTTTGTTCGGTATTGTGATGGTTTTGTTGTCGACATTTTATAGTACGTATAACCAATATATTATATTTATACTTTATATTTATATTCATTTATATAGATATATATATTATATATATATGATATATATATGATATATATATGATATATATGTATATATCATAAAGTTTAGCACGTGTAAAATGCTCTTAATTTGCGTTTAATGTATAAAAATATAATCAAATCATAAAATATATAATGTATGACAATTATTTAAAATATATAGAATCTTTTGTAGATGATGTTGATATTAGTAGATGGCAATTTAAATCAAATCCAAATTATTGTGTTATATTAGAAGACGTCGATGTTACTACTGGATACCAGTATTTAAATGAAATACAAAAAATGTTTAACTTTATTTATAATGAACACAAAGAATATTTAATAGAATTATGTAAAACAAATGATTTATACGGAAACACGAATAAACACGATTTTACAAATTTTACTATTTGTTCTCCTTCAAACTTAAGATATATATTACATAGTATGTTAATACTAAAATATATACAAGACCTTATGTTAAACAATATTGATATTATAGAAATAGGTGGTGGGTATGGCGGATTATGTTTTTTTATCTATAAAATCGCGCCTTTATTTAATATTACAATAAATACTTATAGTATATTTGATTTAAAACTCCCTTTGAAATTACAAAAAAAATATTTAGATTCTTTAAATGTATTCAATGTAAACTATGTAGAACTTGACAATATTAAAAATTTAAAAAAAAATAGTTTTCTTATTAGTAATTATGCATTTAGTGAAATATCATTAGACTTACAACAAAAATACACGGATATGGTTTTAAATAATTATGTATCACACGGATTCTTAACTTGGACCTTTATAAATATGTACGAATTTATTAGTAATAAAAAAATTACGCTAGAAGATGAATATCCTTTAACTGATAAAAATAACAAATATGTTCGGTTTAGACCTTTAACCTTGAATAATTGTTAAATACTATTTGTTAAATACTATTTGTTAAATACTATTTGTTATTATGTAATAAAATTGATTTTGATTTAGATACATAACTAATATATAAAAACAATACAGATTCAACAACATGTCGACCTTTCAACCGATTGCGCCAATGATGTCTACGACGACGACGACAACGCCAAGACAAAAAATTACAGTACCTCGGGTTGAATATAATTTGATGGAAGTATTAGACCCGCAACAGGTATTCAATCATATTGAAAAAATATTTACAAATATAACATCGCCAGTGGCAATTGAAGCGAAGAATAAGTTTACGGCAATACTGAATGCACGTGCGCATACGCATTCAAAAAAGACGGTGTTTTCTTGTATTCGCGGACCAGCAAATACCGATGTTACAAGACGGGTCATTGGCAAAGATGGTTATTTCTTCAAAATGACCACGACCTTGTGCGGCATCGACTTCTTATGGTTTGATAAAGAAACCAATTACATTTTATGCTGGGGTCCGAACAAGTTCAGTGTCGTAAAGGCACTTAATTCAATCCGTTGGCGGATATGTAAACAAGAAATCGCAGTATCAGAGCAAACGCAAAAAAGACAACAGCAACCTGCCGCCGCAACGCTCCTTGACCCGGATTGCGATTATTCCGATATGCCGGCGCTTATTAGCATTGATGAAGAAGAAGAAGAAGAAGAACAAAGACAAATCTCAATGGGTCGAACGCCAGATTATGAACGAACCAGCATAGAATAGAATATTAAAGATGTATTTGTTTGTGTGGGTATGTGTGTATGTGTATAAAATAAATATTTTTTATTTATTTTATATTTTTATTTTATTATTCTTGCATCGACATATTATACTCAGTCGAACAGTAGGTCTTTGCGCCATTTTTGCGCGGTAGTGTAGTACATTGATATGGTTTATATTTTACCGGATAAGACGGACTCGGTTCATTCTGATACCGACCCGAATTTACATTAGTCGCGCCCGCCGCAGATAAATATGCGGCGCCGTTATTATTCGATATATTATATTTTAATCGCGCCATCCGCGAACTGCTTGATACTCCACCTTGTTGCGCATAAGCACTATTGTTATGTTTATATATTGTCGTCGCACACGGCGTTTTATTCGTTAAAGATGCCGGACAATTATTCGTATTACGCAATTGTGGTCCAATCATCGCATTCGTATAGTCCAAGAGACGACCATTTTCGGAAAAATAGTTTATGCCGTCTGCCGGAATTGTGCTTATATGCTGGTCATATGTTAAACAACGCGACCGTAAATAAGTTTCGCTATCAGTAAATACTTTTTCTTTTAATTGCGTCGTAGGTTTTAATGGTCGACAACCATCGCATAACGAACTGGTATAGATTAAGGGCGTTTCTTTAATATTTACGGCGCCTTTACACGAACAGACACAACAATTGATTTGATTACTCGCGACGGGTATAATGCCGCCCGGTCTATCGGTGGGTATACCCAAATTCGTTCGCCGGTTAATACTGCTGCCATTTCCATTATTATACAATTGTTTACGCCAATGCTTTAACGGACGGGCAGCAAATATTGAACCATTTTCTATATTTGGATTGATTTGATTAAAAGAATAAACCGACACCAAATGATTCATTCAATTTAATCTATACCTATATTTTATTTATTATTCTCAACTCGTGCCATAAATAATTGGAGGTTTACGCGATTGATAAGTCGATTGGTATTTTGATTTTATAAAATAGGGCGTATTGGAATGACCTAAATACTGTGAATCCGTTGTACCAAACGCAACTTTATATGAATTCGCATTAGTGTTAATTGTTTCTAATTTTAATCTAGTAATACGCGAACTGCTATCTACGCTACCGCGTACATTTGGTTTATAAATTGGTTGAGGTACACTAACACATTGGGTCGGAGGACAATTTGGATTTACAGTTAAATTTTGATTATACAGCATCGAACGACTTTTCATATAATTCATATTATCACTGTAATAATGTTTTTTTAATAACGTTGTTGCGCGTTTTATTACAGTTGTTTCAGGATTACATCCCAAACATATTGTTCTATTATTTGAAATGTCAAATACTTTTTCGTTTGTATTATTTGTATTATAAACACTATTGATATCATTTATATCTTCTTTAATACCAACCGAATCGCGTGTAGCATTATTAGGTACACAAGATGTATTTGCTGTTATATTTCCTAAATAAATTGAACCTGCCGGTAAATCCATTGGCATTCCTATGCCTGCGCGACGTACATTACTTCCACTATTTAAAGCAGGCATTAATTGTTTACGCCAATGATTAATTGGTCTAGGTTTAAATACTGGACCAGACGCATTTAAGACTGGACGCGAAAACGCAGGAACGATGCTATTTGTAGATGTGCCTTTCCACGATAAGTATGGTTGTAAATTGGTTGAGGTCATTTACTCTTATATATAAGATATATTAGAAAAATAAACACTTTATATATTATATATTGATGATTTTATTAAAATCGTTATTGGGTTTACTTTTGCTATTATTTTTCTATTACCTATGGGACAGAATGAATCGCAAACAAGTACTCAATCTCTCCCCGTCAGGATATAATAGTATAGATCAATATCGTACATCCAATAATAGGTTTTAAGATTGTAAGATTGTAATGTATGTTATATAAATATATATGTTATATAAATATATAATTATATAATATATATATGTCGGTTCAACCAGAGAAAGCAGGTATGCTTGGTGTTGACTATGATTATGTGGCAAATATAAAATCACCACCCGAATTAGGAATGGGAACGAGTGGTAGTTTGGGCACTTTATCAAATAATATCACAGGATTAGTTGGATATGTAAAAATACTAATCTCAGGCGATTCAAAAGCAAGTAAAACAGGAAAACCTTTAGGCAATAAGTTTTTTATAAAAACACAATTAAAATGTACCGATATCGTGACAAAACAAGACGTAGACCGTTCGGTCTATTATAATAATGTACCCGACGGCACAATCCCATTTATATCAAATGTTGCTATGGGCGGACAAGGCATTCCTGGGTTGTATGGATTAGTGCCCGGTATTTTGAGCAATTTAAATCAAATACATCCCATATCAATGATTACAAATTTAGCAAGTGTCGGTCAACCGGATTGTCAATCTATTACGATGCCATTTATTAATTCCGACAATAGTTCCGGTATCACAACCGGATATGTTGCAAATGATGAGATTAACGATATGAATCCTTGCTGGTTTCCATCAGGGACAAATCCAGTTTCAAAAAATAAATGTCTTGAAGGATTTACTTGTTTAAATGAACCACAAGGAAAAAATAGTTTTGAAAAAACCGAAACCCTAGTTGATTATAGCGCCCTTCCAGATGATTATTTAATAAAATTATATTTCTTGTCGATTGGTATATTAGGATTATATCTCTTCTTTCATATGTTAATCAAACCTAAAAAATGATTTGTAAAATCATTGTAGAGAGATTTTTATAATTTATAAAAATTATAAAAATTATAAAAATTATAAAATTATAAATAAAAAGGATAATATGACTTAATGATTTCCTCGGTGTTGTCTTCGTCGGCGTTTCGTTCGAGACGCATTAATGCCGCCCGTTTGTTGTTCATTGTTGTTATTGTTGCTACCGAACGAAAATTTGTTTTTTAAACTTTCCCACCAACCACTAGCATTCTCTGCCAGTTTCGCATTTCCCTCTTTAATATTATTATTTGCTTCTACTAATTTTGCTTTTGCTTGATCAACTAACGCTGTTCCTGTCTTTGCTGCGCCGCTATTAGAAAAAAAATCTTTAATAGAATCAAACATACCAGCTCCATATTGTATTTTTTGTCGTCGTCGTCGATGACGACGCGTATTTGTCTTTGGCATTTATATTATTTAAGCATAAAATAATATAATGTAAATGGTGATATAAAAAAAATACAATAAACTTAATGCGCACCTTTCTTTTTCGGCGCAATACATCCCCCGCCACGGCACCGTGTTAAAGCGGATTTTATACTAGTCTGGTCCGGACCGCTAAAAGAAAAGGTCTTGGTATTAATTTGGTTTAAACTTTCTTTACCCGTCGATTGAATACCTTTTAAATTCGTATGTTCTGAAGAAGTGCGCGAACCCGAGACACCATACCATTTTTTCTTAGGCGCTTGCCCTACATCCAGTACATTTTGGTTAACCTTTTCTCTATATGCTGCGCGTGACATTGAAAAAAAACTACCTTGGGTCATTGTATTCGGTTTAAACGGCATTCCATTTGGGACCGAAGACCGATTGTTTGGGATGTGTTGTTTTCCAGGAATACTAGAGGGACCACCCGTTTGTGAAGGAATAAGCGGTGTCGTCATTTAATATATACCAATACTTTTTTACTTTATTAGAATCCGTTTGTTTATTTAGATAATTACTTTCTAACACGCCTTAATGCTTGCGATACAGTTGAACCATTCTCGCCACCAAAACTTGAATCGTTATAGGTACGATTTATGGCCGATAACTTTTTATAACGGGTATAATCAGCACCGTCATAGACGAATTTTTGATTACCAGAATAAAAAGCAGCACCGGTATTTGTACCGCCGTGTTTGGCGTGGACCCGCGAGACCATACTATTGCCGCTGACTTGATTAATTGCTACGCCTAAAAGTGGCGATGGTGCTGAGTTTACAGTACCCGCCGTATCCCCCGCATTTAAAAACTTTCTAAAAGGGGTGATTATATTTGGATTGCCGGGAAAACGAGTGTTTCCAAACATTCGTCTTAATTCGGTACGATACATTGAACGATTGCCGCCGCCTTCCATACCAGAACCACTGCCACGAGAACCATTTGCACCGCCGCCTAATAATTTTGGTTGAACGCCTTGAAGACCTCCGCCTAAACTAATGCTCATTATTATTATATACATTAGAAATATTAAATATTCAAACCAAAATATAAAAAAAAACACACACATAAAAAAATTATTGATTGATAATATATTAGGTATTTTGAGATGATATTATATATGTGTATTTGTAACTTGCGGTGGGCGGCGGGCGGCGGGTGATTATTGCTTCTTCACGTCATAATACGCGGGGCAATATTCATTGTGACCAGTTCTTGAAATAATAATTTACACGAATAGGGTAATTCGACATAAGAGAAGTCGGAACGGTTATCACACGTTTTACAGTAGTGGATATGTTTCTGGTCATTGTATGCCGCAATTAATCCACAACGTTTACATACATTAACACGGAAAGCATCCGACGCATCATATATCCGCCCTTTCGTAAAGCGTGAAGCGCCGTGCGAACACATACAATCGCGCTCCATTTCACCAAAGCGTAATCCGCCATCTTTAGACCGCCCTTCTGCTGGTTGCCGCGTCAGATTTACCATCGGACCAATACTACGACTATGTTGTTTATCCGAAACCATATGCTTTAACCGCTGATAAAACACGGGACCGACAAAGACGGAGGTCTCTATTTGCTCGCCGGTTAAACCATTATATAACAATTCATTGCCATTCGATTCATAACCGACTTTTTGTAATTCTTTACAAATATCCTTAATATCGAACTTGCCGAAACTCGTGCCGTCACCAAACAGTCCAAGTTCCAATAACGCTTTACCGAGGACCGTTTCTTTTAATTGGGCAATCGTCATACGTGACGGAATGGCGTGCGGATTAATAATAATATCAGGTTTCACGCCACTGGATATAAACGGCATATCCGCTTCCGGAATAATATTACCAATCGTGCCTTTTTGTCCGTGACGACTACTAAACTTGTCACCAATAATCGGTTTACGGACCGTGCGCAAGCGAACTTTACATAGATTATATCCATCGCCATTACGTTCAATATAATTTTTATCAATATAGGTCTCTTCCGTCGTGCGGTAGATTCGACTACAATCTTCATATTTAATCACCTTGGTATGGTCGTTACGCGCTTCTTTGATCGGCACGACTTTCGCAATAATTATATCGCGATTTTCTACCAAGTTATTCTCCGGTATAACACCTTGTTCATTCACCTTACCGTAATTTCCGAACTTCATACCTTTAGTTTTCGTCGGGTCAGGTTTACAGCGTATTTCTTCATTGCCGTATATTTTCTTATCCTCATCTTTCTCTGTATGATAGATGGTCGCCTGAAATAGTCCTCGGTCAATCGACCCTTTATTAAACAGAATACTATCTTCTTGATTATAACCAGTATGAGTCATAATTGCCACAATCACTTGACACCCCGATGGAATGCGGTTGAGTTCAATCATATTCATTACACGAGTTTCGACCAAGGGTCGCATTGGATAAGTTAAGACATATGCCGTCTTGTCCATCCGTTTATCAAAATTTGTTACATACATACCCATCGCTTGTTTACCCATCGCACATTGATATGTATTACGCGGCGATTGATTGTGCTCGGGAAACGGAATACACGACGCAAGAATACCGAAAATAGTACTCGGATGTATCTCGCAATGCGTGTATTTGTGGATAAAGAGGTCGGTCTTGGTCATATGCTCGGGTTCAACCGCAATCATACTCGTGTTTTGTTCTGCGGGGTCGATGTATTCTAAAACACTTTCTGGAATCTTACAATCCGTAAACAGATCTTCCCATTGTAATTCTTCGGTTTGGATTTTGGCGACAATATCTTTTGTCAACATTAATTTATTGTTTTTCACTCGCAACAATGGTCGGACTAATCGTCCAGAATCGTTACATACACGTATTTCTTTCCGCCGGACATCGAATATGACCGAGGTGTAAATATTTATAATACCTTTGTATTTTTTCGTTTTAATTTCATTGTATAATGTCACTGGATCATTTGACACGCCAACCCAAGACCCATTGATAAATACTTTCACTTTATCGTATAAATCTTCTGGGGTTAATTTAGATATTTCGGTGACGTGAGGAATAATATAATCATATAACGCATTACTATTACACGGCATCGTAATACGTGACATATAACTCAGATTTTTTACGACACCTACACTACCGCCTTCTGGTGTTTCGGCGGGACATAAGAATCCCCACGAAGTGTTGTGTAATTTACGGGGCGGAATTAATTTACCATTCTTGTCAATTGGGGTATTAATACGGCGTAAATGACTTAAACTCGAAATGTACGTCAGTCGGTTTAGGACTTGTGCTACGCCGACCTTATTACTCATTTGTTTCACGCCAAAATCACCTGTCGCCAGTGCCCGTTTTAACCCGTTTTCAATCGTCGTCGGTTTAATAATTTTATAAATATTAGTCATATTAATAATTGACTCGTAACTTTCGGTTGAACGCCAAGAACCGTTGTTAATTTCGCGTACCGTCTGTTTTTGCATATCCTTTACCATTTTATTAAAGTAATTGCGAAACAGATTGTTTAACAAGACACCCGTCAAGTCAATTCGTTTATTCATAAAAGAATCACGGTCACTCACTTTTTCCCACCCGAGACTACATTTAATTAAACAGTTTGCCATATACCCCAAGAAATGTATTTTTTGTTCGGTCGTATGACAGTGCGGGAAAACATCATTGCTTAATACTTCCAACGCAAACTTTCTTTTCATAGTCGCGCCAGTTTCTTTGTCGATATTTGCGGGGGTCGTAAACATTACATTTACAATCACTTGTTTAATCGCGCATTCTTGTGTTAATATTTTATTGGACTCGACAATAGAACCCTGTAAACAACTCATGATCGCGAGATTACGGTCGTGGGTCGTGTTTAGGACAATTATTTTACATATCGCTTCGTCGCTAATAACACCTAATGCCCGAAACACGACAAACAACGGCAACGGGTTCTTTAAACGGGGTATTTGTAACCACAAACCATTACCAAACCCGTTGTTTTTTGTCGCGATGGTTAGTGACAGTTGTTTTGGCGAAATACATTTATGGTCAGGTACCGATTTAATTTCTGCTAACCAACTCCATTTACTATTATTTTTCGATATATTAAAACACTGAACTAAATTCTCGGCCGCGCGTTCTTGCCCAATCACCGTCTTTTCCGACCCATTTACAATAAAATACCCGCCCGAGTCCATACTACATTCGCCGGTAATATTATGGGGTATATGTTTATACTGCTCCAATATACATATACACGATTTTAGCATAATTGGCATTTTCCCGATGTGAATATTCGGTAATATTTTATTGAACGTATGCGTGGATTCTAACATTTTACCGCTTCGCACAACAAATTGTATGTTTAGGTCAACGGTCATATCGCCCGCATATGTAAAGTTACGGTCACGCGCTTCTTGCGGAAACATACTTTTAGTCGCGCCGTTTAATTCGTGTATTTGTGCGCGATAAATATTAAAATTCTCGAAAGTGACGAACATTTCAATGCGGTAGGCATTCGTCACTTTATCAAAATCTTGTTCAGAACAAATACGAACAGGATTAAACATAGATATGGTTTTTGGTACTTGATAGGTAATAAAATCATTATAAGATTCGACTTGATGTTCAACTAATCGACGCAAGTGTTTATTTCGAAAACACGCGTTAATAATCGTATGCGGTTCTTCAATATATTTAGTTACATCAATTTCATTTGTCGTCTCTTTTTGTACATCGGCGGCGACGGCAGCGGCAGCGACGACGGCAGCAGCGGCATCATTTTGAGTTGAACGAAATACAAGTGTTTCTGCCATTGTGTTAGAGTGTGTATGATTATTCATACAGTTAATTTATATTTCAATTTTTATTTTTAAATCATTATCACTATTATATTGTTATTATATATACATATGCTAATCCCACTCTCACCGTTGAGTTTAAATAGTGGTGGTGGTGGAAAGACCCGAAAGAAAATAAAACGCAATAACCGCAAGACCAAGACTAAGTCCAAGTTCAAGTCCAAGACCAAGACTAAGTCCAAGTCCAAGTCCAAGTCCAAGTCCAAGTCCAAGTCTAAATCTAGTAAGAAGTCCAAATCTAGTAAGAAGTCCAAATCTAGTAAGAAGTCCAAGTCCAAGTCCAAGTCGAGAACGCGAACAAAGTCAAAAACGGTAGGTAAGAAAAGAAAATCCAAATCTAGTAAGAAGTCCAAGTCAAAAAAATACGGCAAGAAAAGGCAAACTAAAACATTAAAAAAGAAGAAGAAGAAGAATATCAAGAAACGTATATTTTCGTCAATATACAATAAAAAAAACGATGAATTATCAAAATTAAATCAAATGTTACAGTATCGCCGTAATCTAGAATTGAGTTTATTAGCAAAAACGAAGAAAAACAAATATTCTAGTGTAAAAAATCGTGTAACTAGTCCGGTTAAACAACCACGGGTCCTTACTAGTCCGGTTAAACAACCACGGGTCCTTCCCAAGGCAATAATAATACCATCCGCAATTTCAACACCTCTCATACAATCTTCATATGATACTATAAAAAAAAGTTCTAAAAAGAACAGTCCCCCCAAGGACAATATAGTGCTGAAGGTAAAATCTATTTCACCACCACCGCCACCATATAAATCAAATAGTAGTGTAACAACACCCACGTTGCCGCCGCCATCGTACAACAGTATTAATAAAATAGAGAATATTATATCACCACCCCCGCCATACGAATATAATAACATATACGAGGATAATACCATCGTCGAAATGGAACCGGACGACGACAATACCAGCAGCATCATACCTGCTGCGGATGCGGATACTATACCTGACACGAATACAAACTTGTTAAGTATGAATAATATAGAAGATATGGATTCGCGTTCTTCTTCTTCTAACGCCGAGAAGTAATAAATCGTTTATAAAATAACGTTGGTCTTTGTTTTTTTGGTTGAGATTTTTTATAAGATGCCCGAAAAGATTGTTTTGGTCGTTTGGAATACGAACAATCGAGATTAATAAAATATTCAATATCAAACGTTTCCTCGTCGCCCATTTTTCCGCGCGCATTAACGACTTTAGATAAGGCTTCACTGACATTATACCCGCCCGCGCGCAGATGTAGTAATTCGCGAAAAGTGTTATCCAAAATAAAAGCATCTGCATTAATTTCGCGGCGGCAATAGGCACATCGGATTTGTGGTTTTAAATTTTTCGTCAATATTTCTGCCATATCGTGATTTGCGTAAAAGTCGTCTTCTTGCTGATCCATAATTTTCTCTAAACATTCACTATGAAATAGTTTATTACACGGTTCAGTGCATACGTACATGTTGTTATTAATTCGCCCATAACAAATAGAACATTCGTTATGAGTACGACTACAACACGAGGTGTCTGCTGCCGCTGCTCCTGCCGTCGCCAACGGCATTTGCGACGTATGTCTAAACTTCATGCGGATCATTTTAGTATCTTCCACCTCTTCCTCCTCCTCTTTCAACAAGACTCGGTTCGTAATACCAAAACACATTTTGAATATTATATCTCGTTCGTCGTCTGTCGTTGTGTGTTTGTCGTCTGTCGTATGTCGTCTGTCGTTGTGTGTCGTCTGTTTGTCGTCTGTTTGTCTTTTGTTATCTTATTTTTCTAATTAAAAAGTAATTCAATTTTTTTCCATTTTATAATTAAAAAAAAATAACATACGTTCAAATATTGTTATAATTCTTTTATACTATTATAAAGAATGAGTAATAATTCAGGCGGTTTAAAAACAATTAAGTTTAATCCATTAATTTTTTCCAATAGTAACCAATCCAGTGGAAATAATAAAACTCGAAAAGTAAAACCTCCATCATTAGGAAAAATGAATAATGTCAAACAAAAATTAATGTCTAAAATACAACAATATCAAAACTCTACACAAAATAATAAACCTAGTATAATACCCAAGCATAACAATATACAAACCGATGAAAATGACGCATTTAAAGATTCGCTTCATTTTTTCAATGAATTGTCTACGAGCAAAAACGAACATAAAAAAAATAAACGTAATAACCCGTATAATAATAATAATAATAATAATAATAATAATAATAATAATAATAATAATAATAATAATAATAATAATAATAATAATAATAATAATGTTACATTGAAAAATAAGGCACCACTTGACCCAAATCGGTATTTAAATATTGCGACAGAATTGCCGCCGGAACTTGAACTCGGTCCCATTTGTTCGCCGCTAACGCAAGCGCAAGTGCTACCGCAACCGCTAACGCAAGTGCTACCGCTAACGCAAGCAACCGTTAGTAATTCAATGCCGACACAACCCGCGACCAAAATTTGGAATCCAGGGCAAACGCCGACCTATAGCAATTTAAAACAAGGGTCCTTACCAACCTATCGTAATTGGAAAGGAACAACACAAAAGAATAAACATTTACCTTCTTCCAGCGAACAAAAACCCAAAATAAATATTATGACGGATTTAAGTAGCACAGGCACAAGCGCCAGCAGCACAGGCACCGCAGCAAACACGATGACAAATGATGTATTGTTCGACAATATTATCACCTCATCTTCTAGCGGAAGAGAACCGACGAAAACGCTTGACGAAAATAATAATTTATCGTCGTTGTCATCTATGCCAAATCAACCGAGTTCCGACCCAATAGTGACAGCAGCACCTGCCGTAGTACAACTGCCACGTAAAACAAGAATAACCCGAACATTAAAATATAAACTCGGAAAACATAAAAACGGTAAGGTATCCATCTTAATTAAAAATGCGCAAACGCGCCGCAAAGTACAAACCGAATACGCACTTTTAAAAAATAAAGGCATACTCGATATTAAAAATTATTTAAGAAGTAAAAACTTATTGAAAGCAGGCGCCGACGCACCCGCGGATGTATTGCGGCAATTATATGAACAAAGTATTCTAACGGGTCAAGTTGAAAATAAATCGAAAGATACTTTAATTCATAACTTTTTCAATGATAAAGCAACCGCATAAGAAATACAGCATTTTAAGTAAAATGCTAATAAATACAAATATATATATTAGTATAAAACAATGATGAAATATTTAAGATTCTTCACAAAGCAAGCAGAACCGCAAGCAGCATCGCCAACACAACAATCAACCGGAGAAGATAATATTAAAATAATTCTATCCTTACGTGAACAAATCGAATTACTTGAAAAACGTAAAGAAATCATTAAAAGCAAACAAGAGAATATTACCGAAAATGCTAAAATAAAAGCAAAAAATGGCGATAAAAAAGGTGCTATTGTATTATTGAATCAAAGGAAAAAAAATGAAACGGAACTCGATAGCATTACGAGCAGTCAAGTATTGCTTGAAAATCAATTATTTACATTAGAAAGCGCGGCAATGAATAAAGAAACCTTTGATGTACTTCGCGTTGGCAATAATGCTATTAAACATATAAATAAGGGCATTACGGCAGATGTAATTGATGAAATAATGGATGACATTCAAGAAACACAGGATACATCGCAACAAATACAAAATATGCTGAATGCGCCGTTACAAACCATTTACGAAGACGCAGAATTGTTAGCAGAATTAGCAGATTTGAATGATGCGAGTAGTAACCATTCCACGTCGACATCCACATCCACGACATTAATCGATTTACCTTCTGTACCTAATACGAATCCTCGTGTTGCGGTTAAGGTTGATGAAGAGAATGATGAAATTATGACGGAATTACGTGAATTAGAAAAAGGAATGTTAGTTAATTAGTTTTATGAATACTTTTCATTTATTTCCTTAAACTTACTATACAGTGCCTTATAATTAATATTACACCGTAATTGATAGACGGCAGTCACCACTAGATTATCTGCTGCTGCCGTGCCTGCTGCTGCGCCTGCTGCTACTGCTAGTGCTGCTGCCGCCGTATTCAGATTTATTTCCTCCTCGATTTTTTGCTGTATAGACGTCGCATTTATTTTAAAATGTGTTTGCATAATTTCCGTAAATGCTGTAAACTCTTCTTGAATTGATGTATTTTCTAACATATTCAATATACCCACCTCGATATTTTTATATTTTAATATTTTATTATAATTATTATAATCGCGATGTTGAATTGTCACCCCCGGTTCATTCAATAACGGTTTGTCGTTTAATACCGTACATAATACAAGCAAAATAGAAGTAATTGTTTGACAAGCACTCCACGGTTCACCTTGCCACGTGTTTAAAATAGATAAACAGACTTTGCCACAGCGATACAGGTTTGGATTAAACCGCGTGTGACCATCATTCGTACAATAAATGACTTTTGGTGGAGCATGGGGATAATTTACTGGAAATTCAAATTTGAAAAAATAAAATCCGTCTTCATACGGCGTGTTCTTCGGACCAATAATTAACGCTTTTCCTTTTAACATATCCGTTTCATCGTGTTTATAATAAATCCCGTGCGCGGTCAGCGGATTTTTGAGTATATCTTTTATGTCACTGATGAGTCGTTTCATTGTTTCTTTACTAACATTACAAATTGCCATCTTTTGATTTAATTAGATTATATTTAGTTGTATTTATGTCAGTATTCATAATATATATTAATTCGACTTGCTACCTCATATAAACTTGCTACCTCCTTGTAATTTTTTTTGAGGTTTTTTGAGTTTTTTATATTTTTTTATATATTTTTTAAATAATATAAAAAAAAATTGAGATAAAATCTTCTTTATAAAATATACCAACAACAGACAGTCAAGATGACCACCTCCTCCGTAAAACCAAGTAGTTTCGATAATTATTTGCGGACGCATAATGCGGTCAAGGGCAGCAACAGTTTTACGCATACGCGCATCGGGGACAAAACACTTTCCATATATGGCGGCAGTTATAAAATCGAAGACACCGAATGGAAAACGTTTATGGACTTGTATTATAAGCACGTATTCGTAGATGGGAAAATCGAATACCTCACCGAAAAACAACGTATCGAGAATGGACCGATTATGATTGATATTGACCTACGTTATAAACCGGAAATTAAATCCAAACAGCATACCGAAGAACATATTATTGACGCTATTATGCTTTATCTCGATAAAATATCGGACCTAGTCGAGGTCGCGGATAATACCAAAATTGATGTGTTTGTGATGGAAAAGCGTGACGTGAATACGCTCGACACGAAAACTAAAGACGGTATTCATATCATCCTCGGCATACAAATGCATAAAGGGTTACAAGTGCTCTTGCGGTCTAAAGTCATTAATGAACTTAAAGACATATGGGAAGATTTGCCGATTACCAATACGTGGGATGAAGTGCTCGATGAAGGTATCACGAAAGGGTTTGTCAATTGGCAATTATACGGGTCACGTAAACCCGATAATCAAGCGTATATGATAAAATACCATTATATATTATCCTATAGTACCAACGACGGTTGGTCTTCGCCGGTTGTAAAAGATATGACAAAGTTTTCGACCGAGAAAAATATGTATAAACTCTCGGCACAGTATTCCGATTATCCGTGTTTTCCCGTGAAAGAACATATTAAACCTGATTTCGAGCAAGCGAAATTAACATTATCGCAGCATCAAACCGGCGGTGGCGGCGGCGCTCATCCCTTGAAAAAAATAATACCAAAGAATAAATTTAAAAACGGTGGCGGCAGCAGCAGCAGCGGCAGCGGCAGCGGTAGTGTCGGGTATGGCAAAAATAAAACCGAGTTTTGCGATATTGATAACGAAGCGACCCTCGATACGTTATTAGACGGTATGTTCGAAGATATCGGATCCGGTAATTATCGTTTGAAAGAAACACACCAGTATACGATGAGTTTACCGGCAAGTTATTATGGTCCCGGCAGTTATAGCAAATGGATCCGCGTCGGGATGGCATTACATAATACCAGTCCGGATTTGTTCTTGACGTGGTTAAAGTTTAGTTGCCAAGATAATTGCCGCGATACATTAAAAGGTGTCAATGGTAAGTTTGATTGGCGTAACGTACCGGAATTATATGAAACGTGGGTGAAACTCACGTCCGATAACCACGATGTACTGACTTACCGCTCGATCATGTACTGGTCAAAAAACGACGCCCGCGAGAAATACGATTCTATCCGTAAAGAAACGGTCGATTACTTTATATCGCAAACCATACAAAATGCCGCAACTGATTTTGATTTGGCGTCAGTGTTATACAATATGTACAAGGACAAGTTCGTCTGCGTCAGCATTAAACACAAAATATGGTATGAATACATTAACCACCGCTGGCACGAAATCGATTCGGGTAATACCTTACGATTAGCCATCTCCAAAGAGATGCATCAAGTGTATAACGAAAAATCATTAGAAATCGTAACGAAAATACAAATGCTTGGTCCGGACCATCCCTCGTGTGATGCGTTGCGTAAATCGTCGAGTAAAATCGCCGAGATATGTATCATGCTGAAAAAGACACAACCCAAACATAATATTATGCGTGAAGCGTGTGAACTCTTTTACGATAAAGATTTCTTCGCGAAATTAGATAAAAATCCTTACCTACTATGTTTCAATAACGGCGTGGTCGATTTTAAACAGCAATGCCACCGTAAAGGACAACCCGACGACTTTATTTCCAAGTGTACGAATATCGATTATATGCCGCATAACCCGTCCAAGTTCGGCGCTATACTTGGCGAAATATACGATTTTATGCGACAACTCTTCCCTATCAAGGAACTAGAAGAATATATGTGGAATCATCTAGCGTCGTGTTTAATTGGCGTAAACACGAACCAAACGTTTCACGTGTATAAAGGTTCTGGACGTAACGGAAAATCGGTGTTGACGTCTTTGATGAGTAAAGGGATGGGCACTTATAAAGGCACCGTGCCAATTACTTTAATTACGAATAAACGCAATTCGATTGGCAGTACGTCGTCTGAAGTCGCGCAATTAGACGGTATACGCTATGCCGTCATGCAAGAACCGACGAAAGGCGATAAAATCAATGAAGGGTCGTTGAAAGAATTGACGGGCGGGACTGACCCGATTCAAGGACGAGCACTCTTTAAAGATACAATTACCTTTATCCCGCAGTTTAAATTAGTCGTGTGTACCAATACGGATTTTGAAGATACGAGTAACGATGATGGCACTTGGCGGCGTATGCGGTATATTGATTTTATGTCTAAATTTCTTGAACAACCCTACGGCGACGAAATCAAGTTCCCGAGGAGTGAATGCCCTTACCAGTTCCCTTTAAATAAAAAATTAGAAGAACGGTTTGATGAATGGGCGCCGGTCTTTATGTCCTTGCTCGTAAATATCTGTTACGCGAATCAAGGTCTTGTCACGGACTGCCAAATCGTCATGTCGAACAGTGATAAACATCGCGAAAGTCAAGATTATCTGGCGGGATTTGCGAAAGATAATATTAAAAAGAGTACGGGTTCAGTGATTAAAAAGACGGAACTGATGGAGCATTTTAAAACGTGGTACATTCAGAATCACGGCAAGACGTTGCCTAAAGGCAAAGAAATTACAGAGTTTATGAACCACCGCTATGGTGTCTATAAAAACGGATGGCATAATATTGCCATTAATTATGACGACGAAAACGATGACCCGTTGAATGATTGCTGAGAGATTATTGTTATTATTATATGTAGTGTTATGCTTCTTTAAACACTGTTACTTTTTTTTTATTCATTTTATATTTCTTCCAAAAACGTTTTCATAGTAGTCAATACTCTCACTAAATCATTTTTCTTTTCTTTATCTTTTGTTGACTTCAAATATAAATAAGGTATACTACGTACTCTATTGGTTAATTCGTCAGATAATGCTTGATAAACGTTATTTACATATTTTTCAGAATTAAATGAGGTATTATTTAAATATGTCAACAATGCTCTTATTATATCTAAATAATAAGATATTTTAGATTGTTCATTTGGTTCTGTAATAGCATTATTAAATGTTTTCAGTAGACCATCCATAAAATTGTTCTTACCATGTAAATAATAGTTTCCTTTACCAATTTTTATTTGAATATTTATCTTAACGTCAAGCACAAGAATCACATATGCAATAAATTTCAACAATATAGCGTAAATGTTTTCTAAATTATAATCAACAAGAGGTACGGTGTTGGATGCCTTAGGTAAGGGTACACTAGGTAATGATTGTGCGAATTTATTCGCATCTTCTACCTGTTTATTTTTGGTTAAAAATATAGTAATACTATCAATAGTATCATCATTAAGTTCTTTTAATTCTGTATTAGTTATACGTTCATTATTTAATTCAATAAATTTTTTATAATCATAAAACTCTTTTTTAAAATTTGTTAATTTTGTTGAAGGTATAAAAAACGCTTGTTCATTTTTTTGTTCATTTTTTTGTTTAATTTCAATTAGATTAGTATTAACATTTAACATCAAATCAAATAAATAATTATCAAAATTTTTTTGTTGTTGCGCCTTTATTTTTTCAATATGGTCAATGAAACCTTTTTTATATTCTTCATTATATATACTATCATCTAATTTTTCTATTAATGATTTTATTTTGTTATATTGTTCAGGGATAGATAAGTCACTCTTCTCAATTATTTCATTAATAATATCATGTGTTATTTTCGTACTCGGTGTTTGATTGTTTGATAACACTCTTGCTGCCGCTGGTGACACTCTTGCTGCCGCTGGTGACACTAATGCTGCCACAGGTGACACAGATGACACTACTTCTGACGCAGATTGGGTCGCTGCTGCTAAGTTTGAACGGGGTGACGGCACTCCTGTAACAACTGGTGTAACTTTTGATGTATTACCCTTAGTAAACCAATTAAAAAACATACTATTTGATTTATTGGGTGATGTAGTCACGACAGATGTTGTTTCCAAAGGAGCAACTTGTTGTTTTTTTTTTCCAAAAGGCCAAAACCGCCGCCGCGTACCACTTCCTACTCCACCACTTTTTCGCATACGACGCGTCCTTCTTGCGGTTGCTGGTGCTGCGGTTGCCGCGGATTTACGCACACGCACATGTTTGGTGACGCGTTTATGCCGCGGTTTCGACCGCTTTTTAAGTGTACGTCCTGATTTCATTAGTTATATATATATATAAATATAAATATATATAAATATATTGTTGGTTATTATTGTCTTAATATCCTTTTCTATTATAAATCAATATACACATCTTTATGCGGAATATCCGCCAACCAATATCCAATATAATCTTTCAGAATAAAAATCCATTTCACCACGAGGTCTAACATTAACGGAATACATAACGCAATGAGAAGAATTATCCAAACACTTTTTTGCAGATACTGTTGTTCGGGTATAAAACGTCCAAATACTAAATACAGCACAATTATACTATAATAGAAAAATAACAAGACCCGACGAAATAAATGCATCGTCTCCATATCTTTATATTCATACATCACTTTCCGTTCACTCGTTTGTACCGTGCCTTCATATTTATTAAGTTTCATTTTCAGTGCCTCATTTTGTTTTTGGCGGTCCACAAATAACTTTTTGTTATTCTTGAATAAATCATATTCCGTCTGATACTGTTTTAATAATTGCGAAACATCGCGCATATACTGTTGCTGTTTTTCAATCGAATTATTTCTAAATTCGCCCCGTGACTTTGTCGCAAACCGGTCGAAAATATAACTGTTATAATCCGTTTCGTTGTTATTATTTTTATACAAATACAAATTTTTCTCAGCACGACTTATATACGCATTGGCATTCTTCTTATTTTCTTCTGCGGTATTTTTTAATTGTTCAAGACGGGTAGTTTCTTTTAGTTTATAGCAGTCGGTCTCGGGACCACACGTTACGGTAGTACTCACCGTATTTATAAGTTTATTAATATTCTTTATGATTGCCATCAGGAAACTTATAAAGTTTGCGTCCATTAATTAATATATATACTAAGGTAATAATTTATATTAGAGTAAATTATCCTTATTAAGTACTATAACAAGATGTATTTGATTTGTTGGTGCCGATACGTTTTATTTCATCTTTTATAACGGCTAATGTCTTGTCGGTCGTATTATATAATTCGGTTGTGCCCGAGTTTTGAAATACATATGGTGTCATTGTTGAAGTGGAGGATAAGGTTGTATTACATCCCGCATTTTGCCATAGATTTTTTATACACGATAAAGATACTTTATTCCAAGATAAATCCGTCCCACAGACTTGGTCAGTTAATAGCGGAAGAGCGCAAGGACATGTCGTGCCTGCCACTAGCGGTGGTACGACCGTTTGCTGGGTTGTTGTGGAGGGTTGTTGAGGTTGCGCTGATTTAGTTTGTCGATAACACGTGTTCTTAAATGAATAATACATAGAATCAATATCCTTTTTATCTTCTGATAAAGAAGGACCTCTTCTATCTTCTGATAAAGAAGGACCTGTATTATTTCCGGCGACACATTTTTTGCCATTTAACCAAACACAACAATTGGTTGAATTACAATTTTCAACTGTCAATTCGTTACATTTTCGAGTTAAAGTCTCTAGAGATTGAGATTGATAAATGTCGCAAAAATCAACACTTAAATCATTACCGCCGCTCGCATAAAACGAATAATTAATTGGTAAAACTGTATCTTTACCGGCAGCACCACCTTCCAGTGGAGCATAAATATTATATTTTGTTTCATTTGAGTCGTCACTAATATCTGTTGCGGTCGATTTTTCTATAGTGGAGGATAAATGCTTCAATAAATCAGTCCCTTCTTTTTCAAGAACAGTTATATCAACACCTGCGTCTTTTAATATTTGTGTCGTAGATGTTTTAATGGCATTTCCTATTTCATTCAATTTATCGCCGGATAAACCTGCGGCGCCTGAACCTCCTGCGGCGCCTGAACCTCCTGCGGCGCCTGAACCTCCTGCGGCGCCTGAACCTGCTGCGCCTGAACCTGCTGCGCCTGAACCTGCTGCGCCTGAACCTGCTGCGCCTGAACCTGCTGCGCCTGAACCTGCTGCTGCTGCTGCGCCTGCTGCTGCTCCTGCTGCTGCGCCTGCTCCTGCTGCTGCGCCTAGTGATGCGACATCGAGACCCTCTTTAAACTCTATATTTTTTCTGATTAACCATACAATGCCTAAAAATATCAAAACCGATAGTATTATTATAACAATGGTATTTTTATTTAGAGCAGATAATCTCCTCATTTAATATATACTATATATTATATACTATATTATATTATACCATACCATACCATACCATAGAAATACTATTTTATATTATTTGTTATATTCCTTTCCTCGATGGGAATACGTTTGGTAAATTAACGGTTCATTGTTATACGTTTTATAAATTGGACCATCCGCATCGCCGGCAACACATTTATTCGTATTTAACAATACACAACAATTTGGTATATTACAATTCGTCGATGATAAATTATTACATTTTTGTTCAATAATAAGATTGTCTTTACTACACAGGTCATCTAAATATTCACTGTTCATAAAAAAATTATCACTACAACTGTCATTGACGATTTCAACTGTACTGGTCTTATATCTGACCTCATCCGGATTTAAATCGCCTTTATAAACGGATGTATATGTTTTTTTTTCTGCGTATTGCGTGTCTTTTATTCCTAGCACTTTTTTGGCGTTATTCACGCCAATCTTTTCTAACTCCCGTAAAAAACTAAAACCTTCAATAACCGTCGTTTGTTTTTTCCATAGAAAGACAAAAACGCTTACTACCAATAAAATAAATAATATACTACATATCCCTATACTATTTTTTATACTATTTTTCATATCATATATATATTTAGTTGTTGTAAACTTCATATATAATTTATAAATATAATTTATAAATAAAATTGATTAAATATTATAGGTTTAATAATATAATAGAATAGAATAAATGTCAGCAACAACAGCATCTTCCGCCTCTTCGGCATCCGCCTCCGCCGCCTCCGCGTCAGTAAAATCCGCAAAGTCGGCGTCATCCTCCGCCTCAAAAACGTCAACAACGACGACAAATATACAGAGCGATAAATTAATTGAAATATTTAAATCGCGAAAAATAATTATAGAACAATTAGAAGGACAAAAATATGACGTAACGCAGTATAAAGATTTCGGTATGAATGAAGTTAATACGTTAATTCAAACCAAACAATTAGATATGTTATTGTCAAATCCTTCCGCGGATAATAAGAAGGTCTACATTAAATACCACTTGTCCGGAAGTTTACGTTCGGTGAATATTTACGAATATGTGGATGATCTCTTTAACCTCGAAGAAGTTTTACAAAAAAAGGACGACCTGATTGTCGTGATAAAAGATGAACCAAATGAAACGATTATTAAAACTTTAATTAATATTTGGGAACAAGATGGCATCTTTGTGACGGTAATCAATATTAAACGTCTCCAGTACAACGTAACAAAACACGCATTAGTGCCATTACATATTGTGTTAAGTCATACAGAAGCAGAAGAAGTAAAACGGCGTTATAATATAACACATCCTTCGCAAATACCGAATCTATCGCGTTTTAGTCCAGTGTCGCAAGCAATCGGTCTGCGTCCAAATGAGTTGTGTCTCATACAACGACCAAGTAAAACCGCGATTAAAACTGACTTTTATCGTATTTGTATTAATAAATAGATATCATATATATATATACATACACACAAATGGATGAGACATATACTTCGCCTGTTTTTTTATTTGATAAAACCAAAGAATTGAATGACAGTTTTTACCTTATTTTAGCCGAAATTATAAAAACCTATCCTACCACAAAATCTTCACCGAACGATATTAGTAATAATGCCGTTCATTTGACTAATAGGAATATGATGAAACAATTACAAAGTGATTATTTCTTACATAAAAACACGATAGTAAAAGAAGGCGAACGGATGGCAACCGCTACAATTCGGATTGATGCGTCAATGAATAGTTTAGAAACAGAAAATAGCATAAATCAATCCAAATTAAACTCTTTAATTGCCTCTGATAATTCTGCCGCAGGGATATTAGACGATACGAAATTATCCCGAAATCAATTGATGATTGGAAATGTATTGTTATTTTTAATTATGGCAGGCGGAGGGTATTTCTATTATAAAAAATCTGTCGTATAATTATAAATCACCAATATGTCCAATATGTCCAATATGTCCGATATGTCTAATAATTTACTGTTTTGGAAATCATACGATGATACAAAAAATGGACTAATCGAAACCAGTACGCTTCATTATAAATCGGCATATTATCATTATATTGTATGGGGTATAGTGACAGTTACTATCGTGGGACTTGTTATGAATCTATTAATGGATCCGGAAGAAAACGCGACAAGTTCATTACTCATTATCGGGTTATTGCTCGTGGTGTATGGCATTTCAACCTTTATTGGGAAATTCAGCGAGGAAAGTATTCCATCGTCAAGTACAAATAAGGATATTATAATAAACATACCAGACTTTAAAATGCCGGAGTTTAAAATGCCGGACTTTAAAATGCCAGACTTTAGTATGCCAGACTTTAGTATGCCGGACTTTAAAATGCCGAGTTTTCACAAGTCGTCGTCGTCGTCGTCGTCGTCGTCATCATCATCTAATAAAAAGAATAAAATCTCTCCATTATCTTGTAACAGATCGCAATGGTATATGAATTAATTGATAAAATATATATTATTGATATTGTATATATAATGTCTGATATAAATGGTTTTTCAAATGAACCCATTGTTATTGCCATTACCGCCAAAATAGAAGAACTTAATAATAAAATGGACGATTATAAACTTGCGCATAACGAGTATTTTACCAAATTAGGTAATAACACAACAATAACGGTTGAACAATTAATAAAAATGAACACGGATATTGTTGTATTAAGAAATGATATTTTTAATTTATTAAAAACAATTACGCCATATGGCATAAGAAATCAAACTGTGATTGAGAGCAATAAACAAGAATTAATCGATAAAATAACCGAAATGAACAATAAATATGTAGCATTAGAAGAAAAATTAAAAGAACCGGTTAAATTTGAAGAAGATTACCAAGAATCGTATTTAAAATACGAAACGAATTTTTATCATTATATAGCATATTTTATCGTTACCTTAATAGTTATTATTATTTTTGTTTTCGTATTAAAATCCTCTGACAGTAGCGATATGAGCGATGTAATGGAAACGCTCGTCATCGGGTTGGTTCTTATTATTGGCGGGTATTATATATATTACCATTTTTATGGATAGGAGGAGCATAGATTATTATTATCATACATAATATGCCAACGAATAATATAAATATAATATATATATTTATATTAGTAAATGAATAATAAAAATGGTTATAATAAAAATAGTACTAATAATAATGGTATATTACAACAAGGATTAGAATTGATTCAACAACGAAAACAAACCATAAATAATTTAATGAGTAGTGCGATTATTGAGAATAGTGCGATTATTGAGAATAGTGCGATTATTGAGAATAGTGCGATTATTGAGAATAGTGCGACGGATTTGGATAATGAGACTTATAATGATATAAATACGCCAATAAAAAAAGGCAAACATATTTTCGAAGGGTTTGGGTTGCCATCCACCTCTTTAGTCAATATAAAAAATAGTCAAGAAACGTTGGTCAGACAAGCAACTGAAACGGATTTACAAACGAAAATATCAACCTATGCAAATGCCTACAAGGTTTTATCAGATCGAACGACGAATTATTTAACTGATATTAATAATATCAATAGCGCACGAAATTATAATATATTTATTAATCGCACGATGGATTTAGACGACGAAAATAGAGAAAGTCTTGGATGTTATAAGAAAAGTCAAGTAACCAGCAATGTGTTTTCGGTAAATACTGATTTTGATACGATGTATACCCGCGATTTAAGTTTAAACGCTGCGATTGATGCGTGCCAAGTATTAGCAATGGATACGGGTAAAATGGTGTTTGGGGTAACAAAGGATAATGCGAGTGGCAAATATAAATGTTACACCGGCAGTGTGAGTGAGAATAAAATGACCGAAAATAATTTGTATACCATTACAAAAGTTGCGGCAACCATTGTAGATAATAATGGCACTGCCTATATGTATGGCGGGTTATTTAAAGATGGCACCGTCGGTATTGCGACAAAGGTAAGTGGTGCGAATAATGATCGAATAATAACACAATTAAGTTCAACACCACCCACTGGATATTCAAATTGTGGATTATGGATTGGTGGCGATATTGACCAAGATCAACGGTTGGAAACTACATCAACTGATAATTTATTAGCAACGTATGCTTGTACGAATGCGACGACCGGTATTCCTGTAAATAATTGGAAACAACGTGTACAGGACTTTATAACGAATCAAATCGCTGATGGTTCCGTCGTAAATAAAAATAATTTAACTTATATGATTGGAGGAATTAGTGGAGAAACAGTTCCGGCGTGTGCTAACGGTCAAGATAGATTCTTTAATTTTGCGTATAGATGCGGTATAGGTGAAAAAAAATCAATAGCGGTGCCATCTCCCGCAACTGGGAAAAATGTCACGATGAATTGTACCAATGAAGCAAACAAATGTAATGATTTAAAATTAACTTTAGACGATGATGGTTCATTAATCTTATCCACTATGAATGCTGGTACAGAAATATGGCGGCAAGATATTAGCGGTGCTATTTATTCGAATCAAAGCACAAAATATAAAGCAGTAAAAGGAAAATTTGGACGAAATTATTTAAAACCGGGCGAGTTTTTGATGAATACAACTGCTGCAAATGATGCCGCGGACACTCCCACCGAGTTTCTCGGTTCGCCGTCCGGTAGTTGTCGTCTCGCAATGAGAAACAATAAATTACAAATATTATATGAAATCGACGGTTGCCAAAAAGACAGTGATATGAATAGCGACTCAATTTCGTTATTTTCAATACCACAGACCTATCCAGCGAATGTCGGGTCAATGGGGTATGTGGATACGCAAAATAAATTACACGAGTATCCACTGACAATGACGGCATTTGATAACAATTATACTTTTGTCGGGAAATATGGTGTGTATGGCGGGGATGTAGGTACAATTAGTCTTGTCAGCGATATTAGTGCCTGTAAACAAAAGTGTACTGCTTTTAATGAGGGTGGTGATAAATGTGCGGGGTTTGTATATGATAAGGTAACAACGAATTGTCAATTAAAAAAAGATACGGTATATCAAGGAAAACGAATTATTAATCCGTCTTATGACTACTATACGCGAAACAAAGAGGCAATAACTTTTGATAATTCATCTTGTCCAACGACGATTGCTTCGCCTTATTATCAAAGTTCAGACGTGTGGGGCGCAAAAATTAGCAATATGGGTCCGGTTATGAGTCCGAGCACTAAATGCGGATTAGCAAATTATACGAGTGCCGCCAGAACGGAATTAGCAACCGCACGCAATATAATGTTAACATCCGTAAATGCTCTAAAAGAAAAATTAGCAGCAGTCACGAATGATGATAAGAAAATAAAAAATGAATTGACGAATAATTTGAAAAAACTAAGGGGTAAAAAAACAGAATTTGATGAATTAAAAAGAGATAAAAGAGATTATACCGGCGACCAATTAAATCAATTAAAAGCAGCAGAAGAAGATAGTAATTTAAATATGATAAGTCAAAATTATAAACATATGTTATGGAGTATTATTGCCATCTTAATTATTCTGGGTATATTAAGAGCAACTAAATAAATTATCTATTATATAATAAATAATATATAATATATATAAATATGTCGGGTTATAATACCATCAATAGTTCAGATATAGACTATGAAGAATTATTAAACAAAATATCGAAATTACAAGATTTAGAACAATCTCTAGTAGATAAATTAGATAAATCAACGACTACAATTGGTTATGCTGGAAATCAGGATGACCTGATTAAACAAATCAATAATTTATCTGACTCTAGAATTGCGATGTTTAAGGTGATACAAAAAATGTATAGAGGCGTACAACAAAATGTCTCGAATTCCCGTGTGGATTTAGTTCATCAATTAACATTAATAAATGTCGTTGAAGACCAATTAAGTAAAGCCAAAGAAAGTATTAATAAACTTCAAAATCAAAATGATACTAAAATGCGATTAGTCGAAATAAATACGTATTACGGTAAACGGTATGAAGCACATATTGAATTGATGAAATTAATTATTTTTTTATGTGTCCCCGTGTTGATTTTATTAGTTTTAAAAAATCGCAGCATCTTACCTGAAGCACTCGCGAATTTACTGGTAGGTATCGTGATTGCGGTTGGCGCCTTTTTTATTATCCGTAATTTATGGGATCTTTTTACTCGCAGTAATATGAATTATGACGAATATGATTGGAAATATGAAAATCCAGCGGCAAACACGCCGTCCATATGGGAATATAATAAAAAAAATCTGTTAAATATCGAGAATCCGCTAAAAAATCTAATGGACAATTTAGGTATATGTATCGGCGAAAGGTGTTGTGCGACGGGACAAACATTTGATAACAAGAAACAGAAATGTGTGGTGGGGTATGGTGGAGGTGGTGGCGGTGGAGGTGGTGGAAGCACGTTCGGGAGTATGTTCGGGAGCATGTTCGACATCACTAACATCGACATGAGCGGCGCCCCCGTTATATATGACACTAATAAATTATTAAAAAGCAGAGGTAACAATAAATGTGTAAATTATACTGATGCCAGTGGATTATTACTCGCGGACTGTTCTGCTAACTTGCTAGACCAAAATTGGAATATTTATTACACGAGTATATATACTACCGATTTGTCAAGAGTTCATCTTTACCATATTAAGAATAGTCAAAATAAATGTATAACGGATATCAGTGGCGCAGGTCTTTCGGTTTCCGCCGATTGTGATATTAATAAATCGACCCATAACTCACATTGGAATTTATTGAAAACGGATGATGATTATTATTATACGTTACAGAATTATGCGACAAAGCAATGTGTTGGTATTGATTCGTCGCAAAATACAATTAAACCCGTTTCGTGTACTTCAACGTCAAATATTTTAAATTGGTCGTTTGTCTTAGGTAATACGAATGTTCCAAATCTTTATGATACGGAATATAAATTTGTAAATCTACAAAAAAAATTAAAAAATAAGAATGCGGGACAACTTGGCGGCAAAGCGTGTATGTATTATAACACTGACGCAAGTGGAATATTATTAATGGATTGTGATGATAATATATTAGGAAATTACGGAAAATGGAAGTTTGTAAATAAATATTCCGATCCAACCGGCAATAAAGATAACAATACATATAATATTAAAAACAATGATAACAAATGCGTAAATGATATTAGTGGAACAGGATTAAAAATGTTGCCAACGTGTGATGCTTCCGCCAACTGGTCAATTTTAAAGAACGACACAAACTATTATGCTTTTAAAAATACTTCTACGCAACAATGTCTGGGCGTTGATATCATTAATAACAATGTAAAATCATTACCGTGTGGCAGTAATCCAGGCACAAATAATATATTGAATTGGTCGTTTTTGGATATTAGCGGCGGCAGCACTTGAGAGCAGCAGCACTTGAGAGCAGCAGCAGCGCTTGAGAGATAAGAAAATACCAATTGTAAAACATATTACAAAACATATTTTTATGATTTGTATAAAAATTGATTTAATAATTAAACTATATAATATATATAAAACAATATACATTATGCTTCTTCCAGTGAAATGCTTTTCTTGCGGAAAAGAGATCAGTAGTTATTATCGAGCGTATGAACGCGAAGTTCGAAAAAAGAAACTGGCGGCCGGCGTGAACGATGTCATTTATTTAACTAAAGTCTATTCCGACAAAACTGCCGAAGGGGAAGTTTTAGATAAATTGAATATTAATAAAATGTGTTGCCGGCGCCATTTAATAACTCACGTGGAAATCGAATAATTTTAATCAACTAGCGTCATACCCGAACATTCTTTCAAGTACCGCAAACTACACGTTTCGACTAATAATCCATTCGCAAAAATCCCGTAATTGAAATAATAATTCTCGTTTTGTAAGGCGAGATGATAGATGGTATAAGTGCCGGGTTTATTGTACACGGTTGCTCTTGAATCCACACACGCCGGTAAACGGTACTTTTCATCCGTCACATATATTTTTTTCAAGACTTTTTCGGTTGCTTGCCGTTGTTGGTCATCCGTAAATTGATCCACGAGCAGTGAATGCGCACCTGTCAACACTAAATCTTCTAACACCTCCGGATAGTGGGCGGGCGTACAGACATAGAGTTGATCTTTACAGCGGTCGGATGTGCCGGGGTGCTCGATGGTACTATACCCCAGCAGTTCAATTGGTTGAAAACCGTCTAATAACGTTTTCACCAAATCGCCTTTACGTAACGTTTCAATTGGTCGATAACCATTCTTGGTCAAGATTTTCGTCCCCTTCAGAAAACAGGGAAGGACCGGCGGGTCGGTTGCTGGATCGTAATAATTCATTAAGTAGGTGTTGCCGCCGCTCGCGTCAACCATTGGCGTTAAGGTTGTTATAGGAGTGGTCGTATTATTTAATCCGAGTTGTCCACTAGTATTCAAACCCGTCCCATAAACAGTACCGTCGGTCATTAACACGATGGTATGATATTGTCCACACGCAATAGATAATGGCGTTTTACCGTAATAGGTGCCGACCGCACCGCCGCTCGGGTCAACCATTGGTGTTAAAACCATTTTATATGAGTCGGGATCAGTATCTAAACCGAGTTGTCCAAAACTGTTATCTCCCGTACCATAAACCGTGCCATCGGTCATTAACACGATAGTATGATATTGTCCACACGCAATATATTTCGGCGTTTTTCCGTAATAAGTGCCAACCGTGCCATTACTCGGATCAACCATTGGCGTTAGAATAAATCGAGAAAAATCCAAATTATTTAATCCGAGTTGTCCACTAGTATTCAAACCCGTCCCATAAACAGTACCGTCGGTCATTAACACGATGGTATTCCCATACCCACACGCAATATATTTTGGCGTTTTGCCGTAATACGTCCCAACTGTCCCATTACTTGGATCAACCATTGGTGTTAGAATATTTCGAGATAAATCAATGATATTTAATCCGAGTTGTCCATTATCATTCAAACCCGTCCCATAAAGTGTACCGTCCGTCATTAAGACGATGGTATGATAATACCCTCCAGCAATATATTTCGGCGTTTTGCCATAATAAGTACCTACCGCACCATTACTTGGGTCAACCATTTGTGTTAATGTTGTTTTAATATTTGTCGTATTATTTATTCCGAGTTGTCCATAACCGTTATACCCAGTCCCATAAAGCAACCCGTTGGTCATTAATACGATGGTATGAGACGACCCGCACGTAATATATTTCGGGGTTTTGCCATAATAGGTGCCCACGGCACCATTACTCGGGTCAACCATTCGCGTTAGCGTTGTTTGCTGGGTTTGATTATTTAAACCGAGTTGTCCATCAGTGTTACGTCCCGTACCAAAAATCAAACCGTTGGTCATTAACACGATGATGTGATACGTACCGCACGCAATATATTTCGGCGTGTTGCCATAATATGTACCTACCACACCATTGCTCGGATCAACCATTTTTGTTAAGGTTGTTTTCGGTGAGGTCGTATTATTTAATCCGAGTTGTCCAAAATTATTAATTCCTGTACCATAAATTGTCGTGCCTTTCATTAGGATGGTAAAATTTCCCGTGACATCTAATAAATGCGTGTAATATTCAATGCTTTCTGTAAAATAAATCAACTCAATATCTTCACTCGTGCTTTCCATCACCCAATCACCGCCGTATTGTACATTACCCGTGTTATCATTCGATGCGCCGACAATAACCGTGGTTTCACGTGATAAAATGGCATAATAATTGACCCACTCCGGATAAGTCAGCGTCGCACACGCTAAATAATCAATGTTTTTTATTTGAAATTGGCGGAGGAGGGAGATAATAAACTCCACATTTGCGCTATATGGACTGCTTGTTGCCTCTGTTGCCGTAAAAAAAGGCGCCTGCTCGAGAAAACGTTTAGGTCGTCCACTGCCTTCGGTTGTAAACACAAGACCAAGACGGTCAATTGTTGTAAAATGTTGCTGAAGTATTGCGAAAAGTTCTGCGCGGGTTGTAGAATAGGAATAAAGGATGGGAAACGTATCCGCATTCGCCGCATCAACGAAAATCTGCGCCTCCGGCACTGCGGTGTCAATCAGTAACACGTTTTTACATCCGAGTTTATTTACGGGATATATTAAGGATGTATTAGACATATATATATAAATTATATATTTTATATTATTATTATATAACATAATAATGGTTACAAAAAAAGGTAGGACAGCGAAAAAAAGAAACACCGTCCGCGTTAAAAGAATGAGTATAAAGCGAAGCAATGGTATAAAGCGCCGCCAGCGCCGGCATCCTAGAATGAAAGGCGGGTCGTCTATTTCCCCTTTTGTTGGTGCCCCGTATTCGAGTTCGGGATTAAACTTTCCGCCCGCAAATTATTATCCACGCAATATGGCAGGTTATCCAATTCCAAGTGCGTCGAATACTTTTAATAATAAATTTGTAGGCGGCGGCAGCAGCGGCGGCAGCGCTAGTGGCAGCAAGCGAAAAACGAAAAAGATTAGACGACAACAAAAGGGCGGCAACTTTTTTACTAAAATGATGCCAAATGATTTAGTAAATGCGGTCAGGGCCGTGCCGGCATCATTTAACCGATTTATAAGTGGTTGGGATGGACGAAATACACTTGCGTCCGATTATGTGAGTCCGACCGCTCAACCTCTAGCAAAAGGCGAACGAGTATTTGGTATGGCAATGCCCCCGCCAAATATAATGGAGGTATATCGAGACGCAGATGCGACGGTTAGTAATATATAAACGTTAGTAATATATAAACGTTAGTAATATATAAACGTTAGTAATATATAAACGTTAGTAATAAATAAACATTCGTAACTATATACCACCCATTTATATTATTTTCTATCTTTAAAATATAATATAAATGACCTTTAAACTATTGAAAAAGTTATGTTCGCCTGCCTATGTATATTTAGTGATTTCAGTGTTTTCGATTGTCGTCTTAATGTTTCAAAATGGCGGTAATGTGAATACATATTGTATTGGCGCATTCGAATGTCCGGTACCCAGTACTGCCTTGGTCTTTTTTATCAAGTTTTTATATGTGGCCTTTTGGACTTTTATATTAGACTTGTTGTGTAAAACAGGTCATAAACAAATGTCGTGGTTTTTGGTAATATTGCCTTTTATTTTATTTTTCGTCTTTATTGGATTAATGGTATTAAATCAACAAGTGATGTAATGGCGATGAAAAGTATATAATATGGTATATAAAATAGTATATTATATAGTATAATATAGCATCTATTGTTATACTATAAAAATAGTATAAAAAAATATATTAATGTTATAGTATAAATGGAGGAGAGATTTCCTTGGATAGTTATTGATAAATATTTTAATGATAATCCGCACGCCTTAGTTGCCCATCATTTAGATTCCTATAATGATTTTTTCAACAGTGGATTAAAGCGTATTTTTAAAGAGAAAAATCCAATTCGTATTATGAAGAATCAAAATGAAGATACCGGCGAGTATAATTTAAAATGTGATATGTACTTGGGCGGGAAAGACGGCGATAAGATTTATTACGGCAAACCTATCATTTATGATGAAGACCGCGAACATTTCATGTACCCCAACGAAGCACGTTTAAGAAATATGACCTATGGTATCACGATTCACTATGATGTCGAAGTCGAGTTTTTTATGAAAAATCCCGACAGCGATGAAATCGTTACCCAAACGATGCTTTTAGATAAACTATTTTTAGGACGATTTCCAATTATGTTGCATTCAGATTTATGTATCTTAAATGGATTAGACCGTAATGTACGTTTTGCGATGGGCGAATGCCGTAATGATAACGGCGGTTATTTTCTGATTGACGGGAAAGAAAAATCTATCATTAGTCAAGAAAAGTTTGCGGATAATATGGTATACGTGCGTAATAAAGGGAATGAACTCTATAGTCATTCCGCCGAAATACGTTCCGTCTCCGAAGACGCTTCAAAACCGGTGCGAACTTTATCCGTTAAATTTGTCACGCCAAGTGTCACGTTCACCAATAACCAAATTGTCGTGATTGTGCCCAATGTCCGAAAACCGATTCCTCTTTTTATCTTATTGCGTGCTCTTGGCGTCGAATCTGACCGCGATATTATTGATTACTGCCTCTTAGACCGCGAAAAATACGCATCTTATGTCGATCTTTTTATTCCGTCCGTACACGATGCTGCCCGCATTTTCACGCAAGAAGTTGCTATCAGTTATATTGCCACGTTTACCAAAGGCAAAACTGACGCACACGCATTAGAAATTTTAACCAATTATTTACTGCCGCATATCGGCGAAATGAATTTCCAAGAAAAGGCATATTTCATTGGGTATATGGTTTTCCAATTGATTCAAGTGTACACCAACGACGTCAAACCAACGGACCGCGATAACTTTAAATTTAAACGTATCGAATTACCCGGTTCTTTATTGTACGATTTATTTAAAGAATATTATTCAATACAACAACACAGTATTTTTCAACGGTTTGATAAAGAGTTTTATTTTAAACCCTCGTATGCTAAAGACTTTACGTCCTTAATTACTTTAAATTATAAAGAGTTTTTCAGTGAGCGTCTTGTCGAAACAGGATTTCGTAAAGCGTTTAAAGGTAATTGGGGCGCAGAGACACATACTAAACGTATTGGCGTCGTCCAAGATTTAAACCGGTTAAGTTTCAATTCTGCCCTTTCGCAAATGCGTAAATTAAATTTGCCGTTAGATGCGAGTGCGAAAATTGTGGGTCCGCGGTTAGCGCATACGACCCAGTGGGGTATTATTGATACGATTGATACGCCCGATGGCGCTAATGTCGGGTTACATAAACATTTGACGATGATGGCAAAAATCACCCGCGGTTATTCGGCATTCCCGATGATGAAATGGTTACGAAAAAACGCAGAAATGTTACTTTTAAGTGAATGTACGCCGCTCATTCTAGCGAAATTATGTAAAGTGATGGTCAATGGACGCTGGATTGGCGCGATTGCTTTCCCGCGCGAAACCTTACAGCGTCTAAAGAATTTGCGGCGTATTGCGGTCATCCCGACTTTTACCAGTATTCACTGGAGTATTGACACGAATACATTGTTTGTCTACACGGACGCGGGACGTATTTGCCGTCCTATTTTTTATACAAACTTAACTGCGACCGAACTTAAACCGAGTTATAGTAATGACGCAATATTAGAAAAAATATATAAAAACGAGTTTACGTGGGAACAACTCATTACCGGTTTTGCGAAAAAACGCGACGAAACTTTTGAAATACGTGCGGGACGTATTTATGACACGATTTCCGAGTTGTATAGCGAAACCGATCTAAAATCCTTTAGCGCCTCACAAGCAATTCTGGATTATATTGATACTTCCGAATCGGAAGGCGCTTTAATCGCGATGGATTTCGAAACGGCAAAACAACAGAAAAAACCGTATACGCATATTGAAATACATCCATCTATTATGCTCGGCGTGATGGGCAATCAAGTCATTTTTCCCGAGAATAATCAATTGCCGCGCGATTTGTTTGCGTGCGGGCAAGCGAAACAGGCAGTGTCAATGTATCATTCCAATTATCAAGTGCGAATGGATAAAACCGGTTTAATTCTTAATCACGGGCAAACACCGCTCATTAAAAGTCGCTATTTAAAACATATTAATAAAGAAGAGCATCCTTGCGGCGAAAATACGATTGTGGCAATTATGAGTTGGAACGGGTATAACGTCGAAGATTCAATTCTCTTTAATGAAGGTTCAGTGAAAAGAGGTCTCTTGCGAATGACGTACCATAGCGTCTATGAAAGTCGCGAAGAAAGTTCGACGGTGGGCAAGAATACGACCGATTCGCATTTTGCGAATATTGAGAATAAAAATGTCGTCGGGTTAAAACCGGGTTGTTTTTATGATAGTTTAGACGAGTACGGTTTAATAAAAGAAAACACGGTCGTCAATGAAAAAATGGTACTGATTGGAAAAGTCGTAGCAAATCCGGATGAACCCGACACTTTTATTGACGCCTCGTCTTTCCCGAAAAAAGGGCAACTCGGGTACGTCGATAAATCGTTTATGACCGAAGGCGAAGAAGGGTTTCGTATTGCCAAAGTCCGTATACGCCACGAACGTTTGCCAGCGATTGGCGATAAATTCGGTAGTCGGTGCGGGCAAAAAGGGACCGTCGGTGTGATTGTGCCTGAAGCAGATATGCCGTTTATGGCAAACGGATTAAAACCTGATATTATTATAAATCCGCACGCCATACCTTCGCGTATGACGATCGGGCAATTGGTCGAATCTTTAATGGGGAAAGCGTGTCTACTGAAAGGAGCCTTTGGCGATTGTACCGCCTTTGTGAATAAAAGCGATATGCCCAAAGTCTTTGGCGAAATGTTAACCGAAAATGGTTTTCATTCGAGTGGGAATGATATTTTGTATAACGGGCAAACGGGTGAACAAATTCAGTCGGATATTTATATTGGACCGACCTATTATATGCGGTTAAAACATATGGTAAAAGATAAAATTAATTACCGCGCCCTTGGACCGCGCACGGCCTTAACACGCCAACCCGTTCAAGGACGCGCGAATGACGGCGGGTTACGTATCGGCGAAATGGAACGCGATGGGTTAATTTCGCACGGTATTTCCGGATTTTTACAAGAATCTATGTTAGTCCGCGGTGACGATTATTATATGGCCATTTGTAATAAAACGGGTACCGTCGCAATTTACAATGAAGAGAAAAATTTATTCTTGAGTCCTTTTGCTGACGGTCCAATACGATTTAACGGCACCTTGGGCGATAATTTATCGATTCAAACAATGAGTAAATATGGGCGGTCGTTTAGTATTGTGCGCGTGCCTTATGCCTTTAAACTATTAATGCAAGAATTACTGACGATGAATGTACAAATGCGTATTATCACCGAAGACAATATTGACCAATTGACCAACATGTCGTTTTCTAATAACATTCAAACTTTGACCGGTAAAAATATCGAGATGAAAGAATTACTCCTACAAATGCCAAAAACCACGCGTAATGCCACCACCGACAAAATGCGAAAAGAAAATATTGCGGCACTCGGGTTCATAAAATTACCATCGCCTCCTTTCAAGAAATGGCGTCTGAATCCGACATTGACGCTCGGTGTTGAAAATCTCACGCCCGTGCCCACCGCCGGCGATGATACAGTTTATTCGCTCGAAGATGCCCAAGAAGAAAAATGGCGTGAATTAATTGCGGCCGTCGATGCGGCGAAATCAAAATTAGACGATATACCCAAAGACCAATACACCGCAATTAACCCGAAATTAAATATGTATTCCACTTTACGCAAATTGGTTGAAAAGACTTATAATATGGAACACGCGACCCAAGCAGCACTTAAAATGTATGAAATGATTTATCAGATGAAATTGCTCGTCGATACAAATACGAACCGGTGTTTGCCCGCGGCGAATGTGTTTTGTAATGCGGAATTGCCGGGAGCGTTTATTATTGCCATTAATCATTTTCTGAAAACCAAATGCGGTGCGACGAAATTTGATTGGGTAGCCAGTTCTTATTTCCCCGAAGCCGCAATGAAAGCCGGTAACGAAACAATCCTTGAAGACCGCTATAAAATATACGAGAAAAATCGGACACATTGGTTAATGGGACCTGCGCCGAACGGGTTGCCGCCGAACGAAGAACCTATCAGCGGCGATATTCGAGATCCTGCGGTCGTGAATGCGATTGGTAATGCCGTTCATCAACGTTTTGCGGCAAATGATGGCGCGAATTTATATACGAGTGATGTAGGTATTGAACTCACCGACGAAGAATCTAACCGGCAAGAAGAATTAACTTCCTTTTTAAATTACGGACAAATCGTCTCCGGTCTTTTATCTTTAGCCGTCGGCGGTGATTTTGTGACAAAACAATTCACGTTTGTCACGCCATTTAGTCGTTCTTTAATTGCGCTGATTGCGACGCTTTTTACTGAAGCCTATATTACTAAACCAACGACAAGTCGTCCCTCCAACTCGGAAATATATGTCGTTGGAAAAGGATTTAAGGGTATTAGCAAAGAAATGGCGGACGCGTTATTAAACCGTGCTGAAGCATTTACTACGCTCGGCAAACTGCCTTGGATGTGGGGTTCTATTATTGCGCCAGTAAAATTAGCAATGATTGATGTAGAACTTTTAGCAATTGCTAAAGAAATTCACGGCGAACAGCAAATTAACTTTTTGAATGAAATTGATAATTATCATAAGAAAGTATTTTTAGCTGGATACGAACGAGAAATAAAACCGCAAATTAAAAAGATGGAAGACCAAGCACAAATGGAATGGTTGAAAAATAATCCTTTAGAAATTATCCCTAGCGACCAAAATCTGAATAATGCTATACAGGCGACCGAATACACATCAATGTTTAATCCCGCGACTGCTGCGACTGCTGCGACTGCCGCCTTTAACGAAAGTATTGTTGATATTAGTCCGGATTCGATATTAATGCCTGAAGAAAATAAACCTAAACCCAAACCCAGCGTAAAGAAGGTAGGTGAAGAAGGCGAAGGCGAAGGTGAAGGCGAAGGCGAAGGTGAAGAAGGCGAAGGTGAAGGCGAAGAGACCTCCGCAGAAGAAGGCGAAAATAAACAAGGTAGTAAAAAGATTGTTAATTTTGCGGTGTAATGCTGCTGCTGCTGCCAAAATATATTTAAAATAAAATAAATAAAATAAATAAAATAAATAAAATAAATAAATAAAAAAAGCAAAAATGTTCTTTTTTATTTATATATTAGATTTTCGTCAACTTGTACCCCTCCGACGTTTTAATAATTTTATGCTGTTCGCCTGTTTTGTGTATTTTCTGATGACACGCTTCACATATATTCAATAAATTCGCAACGTGATTTTTATGAAACGTCTGGATATAAGCATTTGTCGTCTGCGCATTTTTTTGATGCTGTAAATGATGAACTTCACTCGCTTTCATCTTTTTACATAATTCGCAATTCCCGACTAACTTTTGCGCATTAAAATGGGTTGACGTTAATGCTAATACGTTGCGACTCTCGGGATTATATTTCATCCGAATATCGTGGGCGCGTTGTAAAAACGCCAAAGGTAGATTTAAGGCTTTACATACTTCTAATCCATACATACTTTCGCCAGGTCCTTCCCGTAATTTTCGATTATATTCAAGTACATTCGTCTCCATATTGTATTGAACTGCCATATGATACATTTTCAATTTGTCTAGCGCTTTTATTTCTGAATAATTAATAATTTCGTGAAAATGGGTCGCAAAAAGAAACGTGCTTTCCTGCTCGTGTAAAATCTCTAATCCTGCCGTAAAAATACTTAATGCCGAATCGCTTTCCGTCCCGGAACATAATTCATCGCCTAGCACTAGACTGTTTTTATTCGCCATTGCTAGAATCGTACGTAATTCGGTCATTTCTACTGCAAAGGTGGAGAGACCTTTAAATAAATTGTCATTGCCCAGTATACGCGTAAAAATATTCTGATAAGGTTTGTATATAAACGTCGAACACGGGACATATAATCCGGCCTGCGCCAAAATAACCGCAATGCCTACCGATTTAATGAAACTGGTTTTTCCGACAGCATTCGTGCCATAGAGTAAAATGCCGTTGGTTTCATTCGCACCCATTGCCAAATCATTCGTGACGTAGAGTTCGTTGGTTTGTAAATGTTCAATCAGCGGATGCCGAATATCCGTAAAGGAAAAAAACGATTTGTTATTGTTTGGACCTACTGCGTTTGGACCTACTGCCAACACCGGTTTACAATAATTGTATTTATGCGCAATATAGCATTTACACTGAAGCATATCGAGTTGCGTCGTATACGCAATAATGTCGTGTAAATCCTCTTCAAATCGCACAAAAGTCGTCAAATACTGCTGAAAGACCGATTGTATTGCTTGCGCTAGTTTATCTTTAGAATCTTGATTTTCCGAGGTAATGTCTTTAATCTGATTACTAGTGACAATCAGATCTTTTTTATTGCTACCAACGATTGTAAAATCTAACGTAGAGAGATTTAAAATAAAAGTCTCTTCTTTATGACTAAATTTGGAAGTATATTTCAAAGAGACCTCTTTGTCGATTGGGTTCATTTTCCCAATAAGTAATTTTAATAAATTAACCCTGCGGTTTGTCCCCATTAATACCGCATCATTTTTTGCCGTTTCGTGTATTTTAATGTACTGCTGCGTTTGCGTTTGCGTTTGCGCTTGCGCTGCTTTTTTCGTGTCACTGCATTTTTCCGTCTGTTGAACTAATTCCGATAAATATTGCCGAATTGCCTCTAATTTATCGCGTCCATCGACACTCGCTTGCCGTAATTCATCAATGGTCGCGGAAACACCCGTTTTAATACACTCGGTATTTTCCGTCGGGTCGCTAATATTACGGCATGCTTCAATACAAAACACTTTTTGTAAATCGGCAATAATCTCTCTACATTTTATTTCTACATTCTTTTTAGGTAAATAATGAACCAACGTTTCATCTTTCGAGTTGTTTAAGTACAGTGCCTCGATAACCGCCAAATTATCTGCCAACCCCGCTAAATTATTCGGCGTGACTTTACGCGTAATCATTTTGCGGGCAAATTTTTCTAAATCGCCGATGGTCATTAACGCATTACGTAGTGCTGACCAAGAGGTCTTGGTGCTGGCGGCACTGTCGTCCGCATGTAGCATATACTCCGTTATGTCATACGACCGCTGTAAGAGAACGGGGTCGGTTGACGGATAATGGATATGAAACATAAATTGCCGTTTGCCCATCGTCGTCACACAATTATTCAAAAGACTGCTCACCGACTTTAATTTACCCGTGTGCCGCTGGTCATCGATAATATTTAATTGATATAAGGAATGATTGGCCAATATAAGACGGTCGCTGTAATTCTCAAACACCGGTTCTGATAACTTTTTCACAAGATTCGGGTTATGCTGGTCAACGAAATCCAAGAGAAAACAAAACGCTTGCGTCGCAATATAATGCGTAGGAAACGCATTTACCACGACATCTGCCGAGAGATGCGGGTAAAACTTTTTCATAATTTCCGTTTGATAAACCTGTTTTTCTACATTCTGCGCAAATACTTCGAGATTAGATGTCGTTTCTTTTTTCGTCCGATCAATACAATGTATCTTCGTCGTATCAAGTCCGACAAATCCAATAATATCGTGGACGAGACGCAGCGACATGTTTGCGACAACTAAACATTCGTTTGGACGATATGCCGATATATATCGCTCCAATTCATCATACGTCGTCGAATTATGGTTATATTCGGTGACCAGTTGAAAGAGCGAGGTTTTGCCTGTATAAATATCAATATTCGCAATCCCTATCGTCATTTGCGCCGGCGCCAATTTCGAGAGATTTGATTTATGTAACCAAATACACATCACATTATTTGACAGCGAATGATTATCAGTTGTCAGCATATTATCCGTTTCTAGCGGGAAAAACGTACCGGGCGAAATGATTTCCGATAAACTGCGTGTCGTGTTTTTACCATTAATGTCCTGTTTATAAATGACAATCGTATAACCGTGTTCTTGTAATTTAGTCACATATTTATCGACATAGGCAACACCGACACCGGCCATCACGACCGGCAGTTTTCCTACACACGTATTTTTTCGCGCAATAACCATCTCGTTTATTTTCGAAAAATCTTCAATATTACTGCCCGTATAAGTGCCATTAGGATTTATAAGCGCATACACTTCTAAAAAACTACCCACTTGCATTAACACCAGTGTTTTCTCTCCATACTCTTTTTTCCATTTCTGTGTTAAATCCAAATATTCTTGAACGATGGACATCTTGTGGCAAAGTAATAGGTAATTGTATTAATATATAAGATTATCTTTATACCATTTACGGTTGGTCTTGATGTACAAATTGTTATCCTAAATACCATTTGAAAATAAATTATGGAGAGATTTTATGTTGAAAATATATAATATGAAATATGATTTTATATTATATAAAATTGAAATCAAAATAAATATAATTAAATATATATAACAACCAACCGCCAAAATGTATTTCTGTTCGCAATGCCAAAATATGTATTACTTAAAAATCCGCGACGATGAAGAGAAAAACGCATTGGTTTATTATTGCCGTAACTGCGGGCACGAAGACCATACCTTGACCAGCGAAAATGTCTGTGTCTCGGAAACCCAAATACAGCGTAGTGAACAACAGTATACGCATATGGTGAATGAATATACCAAATACGACCCAACGTTGCCCCGTATTAATACTATTAAATGCCCAAATCAGGAATGTAGTAGTAACGATGCGGCGGGATATCCGCCTGCCGCCGATTATAGTTCCAGTGAAAAAATGTTAGCATCCGCAAGCACAGCAGCATCCGCAAGCACAGGAGTAGAAGAGGACGTTGAGGAGCAAGAAGAAGATTATGATGGTCTTGCGGCAGCGGCAGCCTCACAACAACAGCAAATGGAGATGGAGGGCGGCGGCGGTAGCGGCAGCGGCAAGAAGACGACGAAATCACGCACTGCTGCCACTAAAAAAACCGCAAAAAAAACACCGGTGCCAACCAGTCGAGAAGTGATTTATATTCGTTACGACGATATTAATATGAAATATATCTATTTATGCGTTCATTGTAATACGATGTGGCGAACGGATAATCGGGTATAATATATTGATAATATATAATTATATATACAATATATATTATGAAACTTAATTCTTTATTAAAACGTTATATAAAACGGTTTTCTTTAAGTAATATTAAACCGAAAACTGTATATTTAGGCATTTTTATACTACTTGCGTGTTTTCTCATCTTTAAATTTTTTATAAAACCAAACGTGGTGGAAGGGTTTATAAGCGATGAAGATATTAAAAGCAGGTTAAGACGGTTATTATTAGTATCTAATCAGAAATTTGTAAATGAATTAATACAAATACACAAAGATATTATATTGTTATTAAATCAAGTGATTAATAAGTCATTTAATACTAAAACTTTTTTCATTGGAACCGGTATTGAAACCGGTGATAAAAAAAAAATTGTAACCACTAATTTTTTAGATGAATATGTACAATATTTTAACATGTTTATTAAAGAATATCCATATATAACAAAATTTATGAAAAAAGTATTACCATTATTAAATGACATTCCAGAGTTATATTATAAAGATTTAAACGAAGATGAAAAGCAATTAATTAACATCAGATTGGATTTCATATGGTCAAATTTTAAAAATATCCAGGATGTCATAGATAAATATAATAAGGAAATAAACGAGATAATTATAACTATACCAAATAGTTTAAAAACGCAAGAATCAGCAGGTGGACAAATTACTATACCGACCACAAGCAAATATGCTACACAAATACAAGATACACTAAAACAACTTATAGTTGAATTAGAACAATATAAAAATATTAATAATAATTTAAAAATCCAGTTTTTATTAGAAAATTTAGTAAAAAATCAACACTATATCAATTTTGCAGAAGTTGAAAAAAGAAAATTTTCGTCCAACTTGTCGTATCGGGATATATCCGGTAATGTTAAGACCTCGCCATATCCAGATATATCCGGTAATGTTAACACGAGTTTCACACCAGTGAATTCCCCTCCAGTACTATAATTTTGACGATGATATTATTGGCGACTACCAGAATTCTGGTCCCTCTGTAGATCCAAAAAATCTGTATAATTATGCTACAATTACAAAATTAGCAGAGGGAAAATATATATGGACAACTGTTCAGACATGGACTTTGTATAAGGATGTCACTAATACCAATTATCTAATCGTTGGGAACGATTGTCCTTATTATAATAGTGGTTATACAATAGCAGCAATATTGAGAACGCCTGGTAGCAAAAAAGTTATCGGAATTGTGGGACCAGGAAATGGCACTTTTATGAAAATAATTAAATAAAATATAGCGTATTAATTATTAAATAAAATTGAAAAAGACTTAATTTTTTATTGTATATATATAACCATACATATACAATGTCGTCCTTAACAAAAGCAACGCCATTAACAAAAGCAACGCCATTAACAAAAGCAACGCCATTACCAAAAGCACCACAAAAAAGAATCATTCGGAAACCTAAAACAAATGTGCCTGCTGCTGCTGCGGTTGTACCTACTGCTGTGCCGCTTGTAGTACCCGAATTATTAACAACGGGTGCTTTATCCGAAGAAGAAGAGGAAGAAGAAGCAGAAGTGCCGCAGAGTGATGATGAAGAGAATGAAGAAGGGGAAGGCGATAGTGATGTCGGCGAAGAGGATGCTGAAAATAGTGATATTGAGAAAGATGTAGAAGAAGAGGAGGAAGAGGAGGAAGAAAAACCGGCAGCAGCAGAAAGCGAAGAGGAAGAGGAAGAAGAGGAGGGCGAGGAAGGACCAGTCGGAGAAGAGGATGAAGAATTAATCTCTACTACTGCTGCTGCTGCCAAAAAGAAAAAAAATACAAAAAGGTCTGGCGCTGCCGCGACAAAAGGGAACCGCAAAATGAATAAAAAGAATATCGATATTGGTATGCTAGAAACCGACGAAGAATTGGCGTTAGGTATACAGCAGCAACAAAATTATCCACTCGATAGTTCCGGCGAAGAGGAGGAGGATGAGGATGACGATGACGACGAGAATGGCGAGAATTATTTACAAAAGTTTGATAATGATTTGCGGACAGACTTTATTAGTAATTTTCATCCAGAAGCGAAAACACATAATTATGAAGAAGTGAAAGCGTTAACCCGTCTTGTGCGTGACGGTAACGGTCTGATTAATGATCCATTACATAAAACCTTACCATTTATGACGAAATATGAAATGACGCGTGTGCTTGGACAACGTGCGAAACAAATTGATTCTGGCGCAAAACCATTTGTAAAAGTGCCGTTGAATATTATGGACGGGTATCATATTGCCTCGCTTGAACTTGAACAAAAGAAATTGCCATTTATTATTAAACGACCTCTGCCTAACGGCGGGATTGAGTACTGGGATATAAGTGATTTAGAAATCTTGTAAGGCAGCGAGCAAGCAGCGGCAGAGCAGCAGCAAGCAAGCAAGCGGCATATAAAAATGTCTTTTATTTTATAAAATAAAAATATGATTTTTTTATTTTATTTTTATTTCAGTGTTATATTTACAAGTGTTATATATACAAATGATTATAAGAATAACCGGATATTATTATACCACCGATAAGGGTCCTCATCACTCGTAATGCCTTGTAACATTTCGGCGCCGGTAATTTCCATCTCCATAATACCCGCAATCACATTTAATTGCGTCGCAATATATTGATATAATTCATTATAAAGTGTTTGGTATTCTCGCGCCGTCAATAATTCTAAAAACAGTTGCCGCGGAATGAAATGGATTTCAGTAAACATATAATTGAATTGTATTTCGCGAGCGCGTTCTTCTTCTTCAATTGGATTTAGCATAATGAAACGCAATTGACGTAATAAAGTGAGTTGAACTTCTTTAAACCGTCGTGTATAATCTCTCACAATTTGTTCCCGCTGAAGATGTATCATAGTTTCAATTGTGTAGAAAGGATACGCGGCAATTGCTTGCGGTAACTGGTATAAAGTATCATTCACAATATATTTGTAATAATTAAACATTTTAATAATTGGGCGCATATTATTATCGACAACAATCATATTATTATGCTGTTGCTGTGGTGCTTGCGGCGGCGGTGCTTGCTGTAGCGGTTGTAAAAGGCGCAACCCGAGCGGCGCTGACGGTAAATTGCCTTCAATTCGTATCGGAAAGAACGCATTCGCGTGAGTTAAATCAAAATAACATCCGTGGTCCTCTCGCGCGCTCATACCATACACGATTTGATCTAAATGTTGCGAAATCTCTTCATCAAAATACTCGGACAGCAGTCGAACCGGTTTGCCGGTAAAATCGTGGTATAATAAACTGACCCGTTGTTCAATCGCAAACAGATTTAATAACCGCAATTCTTGTGTAATGTCGACTGCCGCTGGATTCGCGTTGTTGTTATTAAAATACGGTATGGTGGTGACGTCTTGCCGCCAAACAAAAGTCTGTAAGGTGCCATCTCGGTTACGATATTGGTCAATAATATTATTGTCGTTACTGCGTAAATTAAAATCTTCTACGACATAGGGTGGATTTTCTTGTTGCGGGTCAATTAATGCTAATATTATTCGCAACGTCGGGAAATTATTACGCAAGTTTTGTATAAAAGGCGGAAACTGATGATAATTCTCGGGGTCTAATCTACGCTGGGCATTTAATAATCCTGCTGCTGTGCCAATCCCGACATAAATAAAGACGGGAAACTCGGTTGGAATCGTGCGAATCGTGTTTTTAAGGTCGTTGAAAAACATATTTGCGGTTATACGTTGATGATGCGTTTTACTGTTCGCAAATATGTTTTATTTTATTTCAATTTTTTTTAAGTTACTATTTAATATATATATATTTTTACATAAATCCTGCTGCTGCTGCCATTTGCGCATTACGTGTAGCAGTGATGCGTTTAATCGCACTCGTTGAGGCAACACTACTGGCATATGCTTTAGATTTTGTTTTACGCGCTTTCTTGCTTTTGCTTACTTTTTTGCTTTTACGTACTTTCTTGCTTTTACGCGCTTTCTTGCTTTTATTATTGCGGCGGCGGCGACTCTTGCCACCGAATTGTGGTGGTGGTCTTGGTCCTCCCATTGGACCGGGTCCCATTGGACTACCCGATGGTGGTGAGTATTGTGCTGCTGCTGGTGGTGGTCCGTATGGTTGTTGTGCTGCTGGTTGTTGTTGTCCGTATGGTTGTTGTGCTGTTGGTGCCGGTTGTTGTCCGTATGGTGGTTGTGCTGCTGGTTGTTGTGTATTGTTGTTGTTAAATAAAGTAGATAAATAAGAATTTCTGATTTTTAATGCCTCAATAATAAATATTTTAGTAGGGTCCGTAACTGATGCTTTTAGAAAATTAGTGTCGTCCAAAATACAACTATTTATTTGTTTTTTTTCTTTTACCTCTTGCTTTTTTTCCTCTTTAATCTTTTTAACGTCGTCATACGTTTTATACTCGGTTGCTCCAAATAAACCATCCAATAATCCGCCGCCGTGGTGTTTCATTGCTATATTATAACTCTATATAATTATTACACATATATAATTATTACACATATATAATTATTACATATATATAATTATTACATATATATATATATATAATTTATACCTACTAACATCTAAACGCATACGCGAAAACACCAACGCCCACTAATCCCAGTGCCAGACCGCCGTGATAATAATATTGCATCGTCTTGTACATCTTTAACCACGCTTGTGCCTCCGCCGTGCTATTAATATGATTTAACATCCAATCCGTTTTGGGCGAAAGGGTATAATAAAAATAATTCGTTAAAAAACTTGTTGCTAAAACTAAACAAACGACCGACGATGGATTTAATCCGCCTTTTTTATTGTAATTGTAATAAATAATAAAGAGAGATAGAATAACGCCTAAAATATATCCGCGCATACTTATATGTAACCGCTCACGCGCAATTTTATCATAAATGTTGCTTAATTCAGGCGATAATTGTTTTTTGTAATTAAGTATCGTCGCGTTTTTATCTATGGCATTATAAAAATAAATCATACCAATAATAAATACAGTAGATATCATACAACTAATAGAACAAACCATGCTTAGTATATATATATAATATATATATATATATATATGCTTAATATAGTCTGGCAGCATATTCACGAAATAAATTATCCAATATAATACCCATACCTCTTAACAAAATCAATCATATTTTCGGAACCCATCGAATGATTGCATACTGCACAAATCGGTCGTAAATTACTGATTTCGTGTGTGCCGCCGTCTTTTTCGCTAATAACGTGTCCCGTGTCAAAATTCGTGATTTGGATATATGCTTTTTTACAGCATAAACACCGATGTTCATTAATATGTTTACCGATATATAAATCCCATACGTGCGTTTTCACGCTTTTGGGGATGGTTTGTTTCTTTTTCTTTTTTTCTTGGTCTTCGTCGCTAGTGGTTGCTTGCGCTGCTGATGCTGTTTGTGCTGGTGCTGCTTGCGCTATCAGAAGTTTTCGATTTGCTTTTTCCTTTTCTTTTTCTGCTTTCAATCTCTCTTGTTCTAATTTCAAAGTCTCTTTTTCTAATTTAATTTTTTCTAATCGTTCTTTTTCTACTACTCGTTCCTTTTCCTTTTCCTTTTCAATTTGATTATCCAACTTTTTCTTCATTAACTCTAATTCAGATATAAATGTATTCGAACTTGAGGCAGGTTCCACATTATTCGTTTTATTTGCTTGCGCCTGCGCCTTATCCGTCTCGTTAGTAGTACTCTTATCCGCCGAGTCCGTGGTCATCTTACCAACAAATTGGACTTTACTACAACTGGCCGTTACTTCAATAATCGTTTGCGCCAGTTCATCTTTTTTTAAGGCAGTAAATCCAGATATTTTATGGTCCCGACAAATATCACATAATTCTGTCCGAGTTTTGTTCTTGATATCAGTACAATATTTATTAAACGCTTCATTTAAAATCGTAATATAACTCGTTTTCGTAAGTGGTTTTCGCAGTAAATTTATCCCATTCTCTCTGACTTTAGTTCGCAAATCTTCTGCCGACATTGCCGTAATTTTCGTTTCAAAGGTTTGTAGATGTTTTGTAGCATCATCTACGAACGAATAGGGCGGCGGAGGCGGTAACACTTTTTCCACTGTATTTATATCAGTTAATGTAGTATTAGTAGACATATCCGTTTATGAACTATTATACAAACTTACCGCGATGTGTTTATGTCATTTATGCTAACAATATATTATAACTTATCAATCACGACTTCTTTTGCGATTTTTCGAATAATCTTGGTTTCGTTTTCTTCAATATCGCCTGCTGCTGCCGCACCCATCGTCTGTTTAATTAAAAGCATATAATGGTCATTGTAGTGCGAATCGCTACGTTTGCTTTCGGGATATTTATCTCTCCATTCAGATAAAAGATTCATATTTTTATGCGAGACTTGTTTTATTGCTTTGCGTAATTTGGGATAACTGATGTTCTCTTTTTCCCAAGTATCTTCATCTTTTACATACATAGTTTCACGTTTTACGTCACTACAATGCATCGGGCGTTTATGAATATCCATATCTTTTAATTTATTCACCATAATTTTCGTAATGCCTTCGACATAACCAAGTTTTCCAACACTTTCTAAATCGGATAATTTTAAATCAAAAGTATTGACAAAATCACTAATATTCATTGCGTCCTTACACTGTTCATTCAAGAAAAATTGAAGATTAAAGGTTTTGTTATTATTATGCGAATTCGTGATAGTCGTATTTCCAACCGGTTGTAAATTTTGACAAACGGATAACATTTGTTTTTGTAAATCTACATTACTTTTTACCAATTCTAATATAATATTCTTAAAATCTTTGTTTTCATTGATTAAAATATCAATCATATTTTTATCGATGCCCGTATCCGCTGCGGCGCCGGTTGTTGCCGCTGCTGATGCCACACTTTCCTGCTCAGTAGGCGCGCCGCCGCCGCAACCGGAGGGTTTATTCGCTGGTGTTTCTATATTTATTGGGACATTATTGGACATTTCTATACCTTCGCATTTTTGTTCGTGGTACCATAAACTATTTCGTACTTTGTAGGTTTTCTGACACTTGTTACAAGCAAACATTTTTTTCGCAGGATTTGGATGTTCTAAATTATAAATAATTGTTCTATTTTTATGTTTAGTGGTTAAAATATGTTTATTATAATCTTTTTTGTTACTGGTTTTGATGTTACATAAATTACAATTATACACTTGTTGTTGTTTTTTTGAGGAATTTTTGGGGAAAATATCTGTCATTTTGTTCTATATTTTATAATTATAGAACAAAAAAAACCCCTAAATCATTTTCATAAAAAAAATCCAAAAAAGTGAAAAAAAGTTGTCATCACAAACTGAAAATCCAAAAAATGGAAAACAGAGCATAATGGTCACAATCACTTTTTTCACTTTTTTTCACATTTTATTTTCGGTTTTGCCAAAATGGACAAAAATAAATGTCCAAAATGGCAAAACCAAAAAACTTTTGGCGAAAAAAAATCACTTTTTTTTTATAAATTCTCGTTTACCTTGATTTTTTATAAAAGAGAATTGATATTTTATTTTTTAAGATGAGAATGTGTATCCTTTTTTACATATGTATCAACCACCCTTAACATTTCCAGCGGTTCCCGCATTTTAAACAGGTAACAAAAGTTGTCATAGGTTCATCGGCCGAGCGGGTTTGGAGTTGATAATAACTGCATTCTTTTGATTTACATTTACGGCAAGTAAAGTTATCGGTAGATGCTTCAAGTTTTGGCGCATACTTATTTTCGTCTCTGATCTTTTTATCTTCAATTAATTTCTTCCATTTATCAGGTGCCATATCTTGGTGCGTCATTGTGCCAACGTCGTGAGATTTAACTTTCTTTTCTTTTAATAACCGTGTAATTTCCGGCAAATTAAAGTAAATAGAACGTATTTTATCGACATAAATATGAACAAAGAACGGATTGTCCCATTTCTTTACAATACTTCTTTTATCGGCAATTTGTAATGAATTATTATAAATACTTTTTTCGATATTTTCAATCGCAGAATCAGAGAGATTGCCTTGATGTTCTTCATTAAATAATCGCGTCAATTGTTTGCGAATATTATCTCGAAACTCGGTTGGATTACTGACAACACGCATTATTATTTATTTGGTTCTATGGTTATGATACTAAATTATATTTATATGAGTTTCAATTTTACTCATATAAATAAAAAATATATTTTTATAGACTTTTTACTCTTCATCTGTGAAATTATAGACTTCTTCCTCTAATTCCGAAACAGAATCAGGTTCATTCTCTGCCGCTTCATTTGTTTCAATTGACGTTTTCGTCGATGCCGCCTTGGATTGTTTGGGTTTGGGTTTAGACCGAGGTTTTTTTGCTGCGACTTCGCCGCTTTTTGTCTTTGTAGTCACCTCGCCGCTTTTCGTCTTTGTAGTCACCTCGCCGCTTTTCGTCTTTGGTTCGCGTTTGGTTTTAAGCATCTTGGAATTTGTAGTTTTTCCCTTCATTTTCGGCGACGGCGGCGAAGAAGAAGTGGTTTCGCTTTCCTTATCCGATACGACAAAATCATCTTTCAGATACCCGTGTGATGTTAATAATGCGGGGTCAACACCTTCGAGTTCATCTTCACTAAACTCATCTTCTACGCCAATATCTTCAAAACCGCCAAACAATTTCGTGTAGATACGTTCCCAAATCTCTTTGGTTAAATCCAAAATTTCCCCATCGGCATTCGTCGAAATAATCGCACACGTACCGTAATACAAGTCCTTATCAATTGGCGGCGGCAAATCATATTTATTTTCATAATTTGCTTTACCCGTTTTCTTGGCCCATAAGGAGACGGTGTACTCGGTCTTTTTATTATTATCAGTTTTATCCCGCAAAGAGGTATGCCACGTATGACGGCGCTCAAAATCATCACTGACCCGAAAACCGCATTTCTTATATAAAGAATCTAATGTTACGTCTTTTGCCTTTAAGGTTTTTAAGGTACCGTTCGCATCAACCAATACTAAAGAGGTCATAATATTTATTATATATAAGCAGAATAGATTTAAATGGTTTATCTTATATATTTATAATAGAATTACTTGATTGTAAATGCGTATCTACTGTAATAACAAACGTAGTATAACCAGCAAAAGTAATTTACATCCGTATTTTCACGAAACGCGAGTATTACAACAGTTATGGTCGCCCGAAGGGTTGATACAAATTGCTACAGCGAATGCTAATGCTAACGCGAATGCTAACGCGAATGCTAATGCTAACGCGAATGCTAACGCGAATGCTAACGCGAATCGTCTGTACCGCTGTCGCATTAAAGATGGTAAGACATTTAAAACTTTGCTAGGGGCGTGGCCTGTTACAATTGATATGAGCGAAATCATAAAAGAAAATGAATGTTATCAAATCTTACCCGAGGCGCAGCACGAATCTATTATCCAACACGTATATAAGTTGGCACCTACGAGTTCGGTTGAATGTATTATAGAGTATAAAAAGGATAGTGTTCACGATTGCTATTTATATATTTCCGACGTATCTACCACCCAAGAAGATATAATATATAAACCCGAGATTAAACAAGATATTATGCATATATTGTCGTTACTATGATACGTTTCAATTAGTTGAAAGTTATGTGCGATATATATAATAATGTTTTTAGCGATTTTTAAATGGACCTTAATATCATTATCTCTTATTTTCCTCATCCATTATTTATACACGTTTTTGATGAATACGCTAACGGTACCTAAATTAAAAGATTTAGTAAATAAACCTGCAGAGCAATACAAAGATATGTTTTCTACTATAACGAATGCGGCAAATACGAATTTAAAATATAAAGAAAGAGAGATGGAAGATGAACTCTCTTCTTTTTTGAATGATTTAAAAATGCCAACGAATGGAAAGGCACTACCGAATGGAAAGGCACTACCGAATGGAAAGGCACTACCGAATGGAAAGGCACTACCGAATGGAAAGGTAGGAAACGATTATAGCAGCGGACTTTATGATAAAAATAGTATTATACCCAACGTGAATGATGGTATCGGCGTAAGCATAAGCAATATCATAAGCAATGACAATAATACCATAGACCATAGTCTTGAACCGAATTTGGATAATTTAGTGGCGTCGAATGAAAACGATTTCAATTATGCGTCCTTATTAGCCGGCGGGTCCTTAATGACTTAAGTATAAAATAATATATAAAAAATAAATTTATATTATTTACTAATATTGTAAATGAGCAAAGCAACATTTTTATGTAATGACACGACGACGCCGCAAACGTTTACACCCCTTAATTATTGTAAATAACCAAATATGAACTTTTTCATTATTTATATATATATATAAATAATGAAAAAAAGGTCAAAGATTAACCGAAGGACACATAAAAAACGGCGCACAATAAGAAGAATACCAACAAGAACAAAAAATCATAAAAAACGGCGTATATTTAGGAACCAAATAATGAAGGGCGGAATGGATTCTATACCAATTATGGTTACGTGGGGTGATTTAGCACCGACAAATTTACCTCATAGTGACGAAGGTTTTTTTCAAAACTATGTCATTGAAAAAGTATTATCTAATGTTGAAAAAGGTTCTGTTTCGGATACATTAATTATATTCGCTCATCATAAAGACAGTGGTTTCTTAGTCGCAGTAAAATTATTTATTAATGATCATTCTGAAGACAACGAAAGATTTAATTATGAATCTTGTGTATATCAAAATGTAACTACACGTACTATAACCAATATTGTTCGATGGGTTAGTACTCAAAATTATACACATACACAATTTATCACAAGCATGTTGAGTAAACTTCCATCATCAGAAGAATTATTAAATAAAATTAATTTTTTATACTATGAAGTATATAAAAAAACGATTAGTTCAAGTATAACACTTATTATTAGTGAACGGCGTAAAACAACATTTAAATTTGGTGTTTTTTATCAACCCCTATCCAACGCCGATAAAAAAAATTTATTGTACCAAATTATATTTACGTTGTCACAACTAGAGGAATATGGTATTCAACATAATGATTTACATCTGGGCAATTTATTACTAGATATGGATCCAGTTGAAAAAAAAATTGGGTATTTGGATACGAACACTATTCCACATACGGTGAGAATATTACCCATTAAATATAAAGTATTATTTTTTGATTGGGATTTATCTTCATCTAATCAGTGTGGCGTGAATGCTTTTCTTAATTCTAATTTTTGCCCTAGTTATGGTATATGTAATGATAAAAATATACGCTTTGATATTTATACATTATTAAGACAGTATCAAATATCAGGAGATCCTGAATTTAACAAATTTAAGGAATATGCCGGAATTTTAGACGATGTTGCGGTAGATGTATCTTCTATATATAAAAGCAGTGATGTGGTTATTGATACCAGTCGTCAAGTCGCAGAGGCATTTAAATATAGAATGTGTAATTTAAATCCAGTGTTTGATTATACAATCACTAACCAAAAATGTATACCTTTTATTTCTGTTAGACCCTCTTTTGTATTGCCGCCTTCACAATTAATTTATCATCCTTATTTTAATGATTTGTTTGTGCCTTAAAATTCGTGTAAATGACTTAAGTATGGTTATAATAAAAATATATAAAGATTATTTATTATTATTATATAATCAATTCAACTACAATGTTTACTACTGCCGAAAAAAAAACATTATTAGAACGGTTACCACCATCTTTAGAACTTTCATATGAATCCAAACTCCATAAGAAAGTTCCCGCCGATTTGTTTTGGGTCATTCCCAAAGGGCAGAAATGTTTGGTATGGTATACCTACTTACACGACGAGAATGTCTGCCTGCTTATCTATTTAAATGAACGCGGTAATTATAGTGACGTCAAATTATTTCCGAGCGTCTTTTCTTCTGCGCTGGCATTAGGGACGATTTTATACGGGACCTTTTTCTTTGCGGAGCGCCAACCGTTTTTTACGTGCGAACAAATCCATTATTATAAAGGCACGAATCTTCAAAAACAATCCGTCGAAGCGCGATTAACCCTGATGTTTGATTTGTTTACCAAGACGCAGATTGGACAAGTGGCATATACCCCCGAGTTTTTAATTGTCGGATTGCCGGTCATTGCCGACACGTATGAAGCAGCGGAGGCAGTCTTAAATACTTTACCTTATCGAACTTATGGGATTGGGGCATATCGCTTTAAAAACATTGCGAATAAAACCGCGCCATCTGCTAGTATGCCAACCTCGCCGACTGCTAGTATGCCAACCTCGCCGACCATAATAACATCGCCGACCATAATGCCAACTGCTGCTATACCAACAATGCCGCGTTATGGTTACACCACGCCGACGAAATGTATTTTTAAAGTTAAAGCAGATTTAGCCGCCGATATTTATCATCTCTATTGTGCGGATAATATTTATTATACGACGGTTGCCGTTTCATCTTATAAAATGAGTACAACCTTAAATGCGTTGTTTCGGAATATTAAGGAAAATGCGAATCTGGATTTATTAGAAGAAAGTGACGATGAAGGAGAATTCGAAAATACTCAAATTGATCGGTTTGTCGATTTAGATAAAACTGCCTTCATTGAATGCGCTTTTAATAAAAAAACACAGAAATGGCAGTTATTAAATGTCGTTAAAAACGGACACGTAGAAGGTTCGTCGTCGTCGTCGTCGTCGTCGTCGTCCTTTTTATTAAGTCTTAAAGACGTAAAACAAATTGAAAATAAATAAAATATGGTTATATACTATATAGTATGTTTGCACCAGTGGTGGGTGGTAAACAACGAACGTATATGAAAACTAGCAGCAGAACTCGACGCCGCAGAATTTACGGCGGATGTGGTATGCCAACCTTTTCCCCAGCACTTTTTAAAGATGGCGATAATATGTCTACGGCCGGTTCAACACATCTTGCATTATCTCCCTTATTACGCGGCACGACCCAAATTGGCGGCGACGGTTATGGTTTTAATCCTAACGCCGGCGGATTATCGACGGCAACGGTTGCGGGTAGTTATGCGCCTTTTGCGCGGTACGAAGGTGTCGGTGGCAAGCGCAACCGTAAGAGCAAGCGCAGCAGTAAGAGCAGCAAAAGCAAGCGCAGCAGTAAGAGCAAAAGCGTACGTCGTGGTGGCAAACGCAGCAGCAGTAAGAGCAAACGCAGCAGCAGTAAGAGCAAATCATCCTCCGCAAGTTGGAATCAACGCGGGTGTGAAAAATATGGCGGGTCATTATTATTAGTTTAAACTACAAAATAAGGCAAAAAGGTCTAATAAATATATATGTGTAAAGTATATATTTATTTATACTAATCGATTAGCGTCATACCTGATTTTTCTTTGAGGTAGCGCCGACTACAGGTTTCCACCAATAAACCATTGGCATAAATCCCATAATTCATATAATAATTCTCGTGTTGTAAAGCAAGATGGTAGATGGTATAAGTGCCGGGTTTATTGTACACGGTTGCCCTTGAATCTACACACGCGGGTAAGCGGTATTTTCGGTCGGTGACATATATTTTTTTCAAGACTTTTTCGGTTTGTTTACGTTGGCGGTCATCCGTAAATTGATCCACGAGCAGTGAATGGGCACCGGTCAACACTAAATCCTCCAAAACCTCTGGATACTGAGAGGACGCACAGACATAGAGTTGGTTCTCAATACGTTCCGACAAACAATGATGGTGTATCGTTGAATGCCCGAGCATTTCAATTGGTTGGTACCCATGTAATAACGTTTTTACTAAATCGCCTTTACGTAATGTTTCAATCGGTTTATAACCATTCTTCGTCAAGATTTTCGTGCCCCGCAGAAAACAAGGAACGGGCGGTGGGTCGGTTGCTGGGTCAAAATAATTCATTAAGTAGGTAACGCCAGTACCGTCAACCATTGGCGTTAAGGTTGTTATAGGTGATGTCGTGTTATTTAATCCGAGTTCTCCATAATCATTCATTCCCGTTCCATAAACGGTGCCATCCGTCATTAACACGAGGGTATGGTTGTTACCGCACGCAATAGATAACGGCGTTTTGCCATAATACGTACCTGCGGAACCGCCGCTCGGGTCAACCATTGGCGTTAGAATCGGTTGGTTAGTTGTATTACCTAACCCTAATGACCCATAGTTTGATCCTGTGCCATAAATCGAACCATCTGTCATTAACACAATAGTATGTTGTTCTCCACACGCAATAAATGACGGTGTTTTACCGTAATACGTACCGACCGCGCCATAACTCGGGTCAACCATTGGTGTTAAGATGACGGAACTTCTATTGGTACCGAGTTGTCCATAAAAGTTAAAACCGGTTGCATAAAGTGTGCCGTCTGTCATTAAGACAATAGTATGAGCGTCACCGCACGCAATATATTTCGGGGTTTTGCCATAATACGTACCTACGGCACCATTACTCATATCAACCATTGGCGTTAAAGTTGATCTTTTATTGCCTGCGCCTGAAGTATTTAATCCGAGTTGTCCGTATTCGTTATTTCCAGTTCCATAAAGCGTGCCGTCGGTCATTAAGACAATAGTAGAATCGTAACAAGACAAAATATATTTTGGGGTTTTGCCATAATAGGTACCTACAGTGCCATTGCTCGGGTCAACCATTCGTGTTAATGTAGATTGATTATTTTCATTATTTAATCCGAGTTGTCCTACATTGTTAGAACCTGTTCCGTAAATAGAACCATCTATCATTAACACAATAGTATGTTCTTCTCCACACGCAATATATTTCGGTGTTTTGCCATAATACGTACCTACTAGACCATTGCTCGGATCAACCATTGGTGTTAAGATGATGGAACTTATATTGGTACCGAGTTGTCCATAACCGTTATACCCTGTTCCATAAACCGTGCCGTCGGTCATTAATAAAATGGTATGGTTAGTTCCACACGAAATATATTTCGGGGTTTTGCCGTAATACGTACCCGCGGCACCGCCGCTTGGGTCAACCATTGGCGTTAATGTTGTTTGCTGGGTTTGATTATTTAAACCGAGTTGTCCATAAAAGTTATCCCCCGTGCCATATATCGTCGTGCCTTTCATTACAATGGTAAAGTATCCCGTGGCATCTAGCAAATGCGTATAGTATTCAATACTTTCGGTAAAATAAATCAATTCAATATCTTCACTCGTGCTTTCCAGCACCCAGTCACCACCGTATTGTAGATTGCCGGTTTTATCATTCGATGCGCCGACAATAACGGTGGTTTCACGTGATAAAATGGCGAAATAATTGACCCACTCCGGATAAGCGAGGGTCGCACACGCTAAATAATCAATGTTTTTTATTTGAAATTGCCGGAGGAGGGAGATAATAAACTCGACATTTGCGCTATATGGACTGGCGGTCGCTGCCGCCTCTGTTGCCGTAAAAAAAGGCGCCTGCTCGATAAAGCGTTTAGGTCGTCCACTGCTTTCACTTGTAAACACAAGACCAAGACGGTCAATTGTTGTAAAGTTTTGTTCAAGTATTGCTAAAAGTTCTGCGCGGGTTGTATTATAGGAATAAAGAATCGGAAACGTATCCGCATTCACCGCGTCGACAAAAAGTTGCGCCTCCGGCACCGTCCGGTCAATCAGTAACACGTTTTTACAAGTGGATTTCGTGGTTGACATTTTATAATATGTAATATATTATATTTTATATTTTTTACATACTACATCGGCAATATTAAACATTTCCCTTTTTTAAATGGACGTCTATCATCATCGTCGTCGTCGTCATCCTCCTCGTTGTTGTCACCGTGGTCATCGCCATATTCGGTCGTCTTTTCTTTTTGTATGGTATTAATAAACTTGGCAGCAGCAGCAGCGAGGGTGTCTTTGCTGCTATTCGTATTCGTATGTGTAGCGGTACATTTTTTTGTACTAGTGCCTTTCGCTTTTGCTTTCGCAGTCATCGTCGTCCATTTATTTGCCGCGTATAAATCGCTTTTGGTATAAAGGATTGTATAAGTATTATCCGCGTAATATTTACGGCGTTTTTGCCATTGACTTTGAAATACCTCGTGAGAATCGACAATATCAAGCACGAGTGGTCGTGCGTGTTTTACGCGTAATATTCGCCCGACCGCTTGTACAATATCGGTTTTCGGGGTTGCGAGAATCAGTGTCGTTAAAGTTTTAATATCAAGTGCTTCTGATGCCATCGCATAAGTGGCAATAATCACTTGCCGTGTTTCGCTTTTTTTTAATTCGCTTTCTTTCATACCGCCGACATAGTATCCGACCGTAGCAATTTGACGGTGGGCAATCGCGTCGTGGAGATAGGTCAAGAGATTTTTATTATGCGCGAGAATCATCACTTGTTGTTCCGGCAATTCTTTTAATTCCGTCTGTAAGACTTGAAGAATAAACTCGCTACGCGGCGCAAATTCACAGAGTTTTGAAATCATTGTGCTATAAGCAGGATTACCGCGATAATCATAACACATCATATTAAACGCATTATCGTCCGAGATAAATTGGACGGCTTTCACTAAAACCTTATCCGTCGTATCGCGTTCTTCGCTGTAGACAATCTCACCTAAAAACATTTTAAAGACTTTTGTCAATCCATCTTTCCGCTGCATTGTCGCGCTCAACCCCAGCGTATATTTAGTAATGATTTTCTGTAATGAACGACTAAACACTTCTGACGAAATATGGTGGCATTCGTCGACAATCGTAAGACCAAATGTGTGGAATAACGTGTCGGGGTATTCTTTCATCGAGAGCGATTGTAGCATACCGATAACGATATCTTTGTTTTCAATATCGAGAATTTGTCCTTGAATGCGCCCGACACGAGCATTCGGCAAGAATTGAGAAATCCGCTCAATCCACTGATTTAGCAAAAACCCTTTATGGACGACGACTAAAGTTTTCTTTTTCAGTTCGGCGATGATTTTTAGGGCAATGACGGTTTTACCGCGTCCGCAAGGTATTTCGAGGAGACCTCCGCCGCCGCCGCCGTTGCTAGGGCCTGCTGCTGCTGCTGCTGCGCCTGCTGTTGCTGCTGCGCCTGCTGTTGCTGCTGCGCCTGCTGTTGCTGCTGCGCCTGCTGTTGCTACTACGCCGGCATTCTTTAAATAAATACTCACAATATTTAACTGGTAGTCGCGTAAATCGCCGGCAAAAGTAAGGTTAATATCTTCGCCGGCGGGTAGACGATTTTGTTCAGGTTCCCCGTAATGTTTTAAACCGTAATAACGTGGGAGGTAGAGTTTTGCATCGGTTTCACGAAAAATCGGAAATGCGGGTGGTTGAATTGGCGATTTAGGGATATACGGGCGGACCGTCAACTCATCTTTTATGGTCCGACGTTCTTTTAATTCCAAACATTCTTTATAAATGGTATATCCTTTAGCGCCGATATAAGTGCTTATGCCCGCGGGTGCTGGTGCTGCTGTCGCTTGTGCTTGTGCTGCTGTCGCTTGTGCTGGTACTGCTTGTGCTTGTGCTGCTGTCGCTTGTGCTTGTGCTGCTTTCGCTTGTGTTTGTGCTGCTTTCGCTGGTGCTTGTACCGGATTCATTTGTATTATTTAGATTTAATATAATTCTCTCTATCTATTCAATTTTATCATTATACATAAAGAGATAATTCTTCATTCTCAAGAAAAAAGATATATATATATGATATAAATGCAACCACTCAAAACTTCATTCAATACGCTTATTTCGCAAAAACCTTCACAATTAGTTTTAGGTATATTTTTTATTCTGTATATCCTTCTACAAATTAACACGCCAGCATTTGTCGCTAGTTATGTGGATACGATGTACGGCAAAATCGTTATTGTAATTTTAGCCGCGCTCGTTTTTATGAAAACTAATCCCGTGATTGGTATTTTAGGTCTGATTGTCGCCTACCAAATCATTAAAACTGCCACTATTACGACGGGTACTTATGCGATGCAGCATTATTTGCCGTCCGAGGAAATTAAAATGGCAGATATGGAAAAGTTTAATCAAGATAGAGGTAGTTTAGAAGAAGAAATGGTAGATAAAATGGCACCGTTAGTGATTCATAACGGCGATTCAAATCTCAACTATAAACCAATTCTCGATGACCACCACGATGCAGCGTCACTGGATGAGATGACGGAATTATAAAGTATCAACAAGTATCAAGTATAGGTAACACTATATGTAAAAAACATATAGTATTATATATATCGTATTAATTATATATCGTATTAATTATTGGTTTTTGACCAGCGTAACATCCGTTTTTACACTAAAATGGTCAGACTTTTCCGAGATTTTGCGGATAATATAAATCGCAATTTTCCAAATAATGAACATCATTATTGCCCCTACAATCAGTTTAACGAGCGTCATATCAGTTATCGCTTTTATCGTGACATTGTCGAGTATTGATTTCGGGTCAAGTAGTGATAACGGTACTAAGACTTCACCATCGTCGCCGGTCGGGCGGCAATCAATGTATACTTCGCCTTTATTCGGCGGAACGGGTCCATTCGCGTTATAAAATAATCCAGACGTATTTGATGTAGTGGTTGTGATAGTATGAGCAGTAATGACGCGTTTTAAGATATTAAAGGCACTCGGCGAAATTGCCGTCGCATCGTCTTGATGAAAAACAATATAATCAGCATCATTATCGCAATTATCATACGGCATTGTGCCCGTATACGAAAAATACGGTTCCATTGGCACAAACTTGCCTAAATTAAAAGACGGGTTATTAAGCGCGGTAGTACCGTCGACGGAATTTGCGTCGGTTGCGACAGATGACATCACCGTATCAAAAAAATCAACACTATCCGAGGTTGAGATCGTTGAAGTAACCAAAGGAATACACACTAATAACGTTTTATTCGCGGTCGAATTTGTATGCGAAATGATCATTTCGGCGGCAGCAGATGTGTTGGCAAAGGTGTGTAAAGAAGGACAATAAATGCGGACTTCAGTGACATCGTATTTGTTCGAATTATAATTGACTGGCGGTGTGGAGACATTCTCGACCTTCCACTGTAAATAACTACCTTTGTTTGTTATCATTAAATTAGTAGGAGAGTAAGTGAAAGTATAGGAACAATTTAAATTACATATATTGACCGTGTTTTTTGTAATATTGATTGGTGCGGTCGCATTAGTACACGACATATTTCTATTAATAGTATACTATATTATAATATTAATATTTCGGGCATTAAGCATTTAAAATATATATAAATACGCATAGACCATAAATAAATATATATCTTTTTTATATAGGATGAAATTATCCAGAAATAAAATAGCAAAATTGCTAAAAACTGGAAATCAAAGTCGAAGACGGTTTCGGAGTAAAAGTTTAACCAACAAGGATTTGATTTTAGACGTGAATACGAGCAGGAATAATACGTCGCTCACGCCGTCGCCGGCAAAGACGAAAGCAAAAACAGCAGCAAAGACGGAAAAAAAACATAGACAGAGTATGAAGAAAAAACGCCGCGGTCTGAATTTGCGGTATAAAACGTTGAAACGCTGGTGGCGACAACGGGGGGGTTCCCCAGAAGAATCCGACCAAATAAAAACATTCATCAAATCCATTCTCAACGGTACAAAATGTGAATTCATCGATGTCGCTTTTGTGCCGCATTTGACGACATATATCAACAGCGATGCTAAATACACAAAATCGTATATCTCTATATCCCCGACGGATGAGGCATTTATGGGATTTCCATATCCACAACAGACACCTAAAGCAACATCGACCGATAGAAAAAAATTTGAAGAAGGATTGGGTAGTGCTCCAACTGCTGGCGGTGGTGCTATGAGTGGCGGTTTACCTTTAATGAAGAATTCATTAGATAAATTAAAAGATATAAAGACCAATCTTGATAAATTAAATGAAAAAATAGGTCAATATAAAACTTTTTTTGATATTAGTTTAAATGACTATTCGCAGAATAATGATATTAGTTTAAACGAAATATTTGGTAGTAATGGTCAGGATAAATTACATAACCGTGAATTATTACAAAAAATATTAAAAGAAGGAAATATCGTATATGAAAAAGATGTTTTCGTAAAAACGTATGGTAAAGATAATACGAAAATAAAGCGCGATGTATTCGATAAGGGTGATTACAAATTTTTTAATGAACTTATAAATATGAAAGGTACTGAGTGGGATGCTAATGTAAATAAAAAAAGTGGTTTATTATCTAAGCAAAATTTGTTTGATTTACTAACAAAAATTGCAACTCGAATGAACGATGTCGATGCTGGTCCAAATGCGGGTTTAGAAGTAACAAAAAAAATTGTAGAATCAATTACACAAATAACTCTTGAGAATATAAAAAAAAAATCATTTTTAGGAATCATTGCGTTATTTTTATCAATATATACCGGATTTAATAAATGTCAAGAAGATTTTGATGAATGGAAGAAAAATTATAATGGTGTTAAAGATACGATTGATATACAAAAAATATACCAAGAAATTGAGAATACACTGGCCAAGTATAAAACGCAATTTGATGATGGAACTATTGGCGGGATAAGTGAAATACGCACCACTGCAGCAACTACGCAAATGAATACAGAAATAAATGAAGCAAAAGAATTAACGACTAAAGCAATTATGAATAACCCAACTACAAATTTAACATTAATTGAAAAACTTAAAATCAAATATTATTTACAGTATTTGGCGTATAGTTTTATTGTGCCAAACGAAATTTTAAAAGACGAAATTAAGAAAAATCAATGTATAAATGTCTTGAATAAAATCAAGAATATTGTCACGAAGAATCCGATTGCTATTCCTGTTGTGGCGCCAGCGCTAGTATCAGAAGGAACAGTGCAAGCAGCAGTAGAAACACCACAAATAAATGCTGCGTCGATCGACGCACTGCTTATATTATTTACTGATGAATCGATTAGTGGTGATGTTATGATTGCTAGAAAAAATAAACTAACCGAATTGCTTACTCCCAAAGGAGCAATATATGAAGCAATATACATTTTAGAAGCAAATTTAAACTTTTTGAGAGCAAAAATGGTGAGTAATGGAAGTGTTACAAAAACAACAACTAACATATATGAATTATTAGATTATGTAATAGGTAATAAAGATTTAAATAATATGTATCAACGTCAAGGTGGCGGCGGGGTACAAGAATTCGATTCGACCAAAGATGATGAACTTATTAATAGTTTTTATAAAACATTAACGGATGTAATAATCGATAAAATCAGTAAAGTTCAAAGTACTGATAAAGCAACTATAGAAGGTATAGTTGCCAAGGCGCCGCCACCAAAACAATTGTCAGGACCACAACAACAAAGAGAAACCTCACAACGTTCAATGTCAGATTCAGTACAACCATCAGGAAAACCATCAGCAGAAATAACATCCATTCGAGAAGAATCCGTCCGAAATCAGCAGATAAGCAGGAATATGAATAGTTCCTCCCAAGTCGCCTCCGCATTAACCGCCTCTGCTAGTGCCGCCTCTGCTAGTGAACAAGCGCCCGGCGAAATCGTAGGTTTAACGTTGCAAAATGGTCCATCCAGTGATGTGATTCTTAAACTTAGAGCAATACCGCCACAAGCATGGGCGTCGACTACATATAACACCACGGAAGGAAATATTCGTAATTTGGGCGCAGATATGATGGGCAGCAATGATTGCGACAATACACACGTCTTGCTTGATATATTACGGACCGAAAAAGCGCTGGATGAGATAGAAGTAAAACTTAACCCTATTAACCCAAACCTTCTCGTTTTAACAGCGAACCCACTCGACGCGGCAGCAAAAGATGACATAAAAAATCAATTAGATGAGTTAAACCCGATGATTGAAAAGTTTAGAAAATATTTAGAGGTGCTTAAAAGTTCAGAAAACAAACAAGGCGGAGGCGGGCAGGTGGGGGGTAAACGAACTGCGTTTAATCAAGTGCCCAATAAAGAAGAAATTCAATCATTGCTCGAGTATATTAATACAAAAACTGATTTGGTTGTTGATGGTAAAAAACCAACATTTGAGGAAATATCACCCAAATTAGTCGTTGCTAGTAAAGATTTTTTTGATAATTCCGATAATTTAAACAAATGGAAAGAAAAAGATTCGACGATGACTGCGAACCCAATAACAACAAAAAATTTATATATTAAAATATTCAACCTTATTTTTAAATCAGAATTATTTAAAAACCAGTATGATACTTTTACAATATCATCTATGAAAGATTTAATTTCTAGTTTGTTTAATTTTTTTACTAGTAAGTCGGAAAAAGGTGATAAAGTAGATAACACATTTTCCGGACTTTGGACGGAAATGTTAAAACAATCAATGGCGAAAAATGATCCTAATGCTGGAAAAATTAAAGGTTTAGAGGAAAAAATCGCACAATTAGAAAAAGACCTCGCCAAGGCAAAGAAACAAATCGCACAATTAGAAGGACAAATAGCAACCCTCACCGCACAACAAAATGAAAAACAAAGAGAAATCGATCAATTAAAAGCAGCAACAGCAGCAGCAGAAGCAAGAGCAGCAAAAGCACAGGAAGATATAAATCTATTAACGGCGGATCAAAATACAAAAAAAACCCAACACGATGCGGCATTAAAAGCATTAGAAGAGGCAAAGAGTAAGATTAAATCCGACTTAGAAACATTAAAATCTTCAACAAATCAAACTGACAAAAATAAAGCAGCAGAATTACAAAAATTAAATGATAAAAACGCAGAATTAAATAAAAAAATAACAGAAGAAAACGAAAAGTTTCAAAGAGAAAATGCAACATTAAATACACAATTAACAGCACTACAAGCACAATTAGAACAAAAAAACACAGAAGCAGAACGATTAAATGCAACAAATGCCGCATTAATAAAAAAGAAAGAGGATGAATTAGCAAAAATTAATCAACAAATGGCGGAACTTCAATCACAAATCGACGCAGCAAACTCAACAAATACAAAATCAAGCGCAGAGATGGAGGCGTTAAAGAAACAACTTGAAGCAAGTCAAGAGGAGTTAGGAACGACCAAAAAAACCCTTGAGACGACAAAAGTAGAACTTGACGTAAGTAAGGGACAGTGTGAAAGAAACGACGCAAAAGTAAAAGAATTAACCCAAAAACTCGCAGATAAAGATAAACTGCTTGAGAAAAATCAGCAAGACCTCGATAAATTGGAAAAGGACAGTTTAAATTTTAAAATGGGCATTATTAAATTATTAGAATATCATATAGAAAGATATGAGGGGTTTCTAACCAAAATAAAGAGTGATGCTGCTACTGCGGTTGAGGTTCTGCCTGAATCTGCTAGTAATCTTAAGGTTGAATCTACTACTAACTCTAATGTTGAATCTACTGTTGAACTTGATGATAAATCTACCAAAAGTAAACTCGGCGATGGTAACACCCCTTCTTCATAGGGTAAAAACCCTTAACACAATTTCAAGCAGCGGTTACTACCTAAAATCCCCCAAAAAACTATATCATATATATAAATAAATATATATGAATAAAAATCTAGATGCTATTCGGGAGATAGCGTAGCATTTGGTTATCGTATGCCGTGACTTTAAAAGCGTCATTATACCCTTCAACAAATACCGTATCGCCATTATATAAATTATCGCAACCGTATTCGTCTGTACAACTGCGTCCTTTAAAAGTAATTGGTAATTTAATCATATTATTTTTATCATTCATTGTATAAAAATTCCATTTATCTCTCCGCGTGAATAATGGACGACCCATCAACGGCAAGATTGTTTCTTCTTTGCCGTTTAAACGCGTGAGAATACCGACTTGCCGATATTTGGCATTATCGCATCCTTGTGTCGAAATATTAATCGGCACTGTGCCGCGGATATCGCCGCCGCCGCCAGTAAAACAGCGGTCGTCGCGTAGCGGTGCTTGATACGGGTCTAAAAAGACATCGCCGCCGCCTTGGTTCGTGTTGTTGTTGTTGTTGTTGTTTGCTGGTGGTAGCATATAGATTGAGGATGCGGACGCCGAGGACGCCGCCGCCGCTGCCGCTGTTCGTGACCGCAGTATGTATACCCAAAGACCAATCACGACGCCGATAATACAAAAGAGCGTAATAGTGATATTTTCAATACAAAGCACGCCGGGGGGACAACGACGCGGCATGATGTATAATATATTATGTGAATAATATGTTATATTTTATATGTTATATTTTTTTATGCTATAATTTATATGCGGCCTTACTTGCCTTTGCAGGTGCTGCGGCCTTACTTGCCTTTGGTCATACCTTCGCTTTTCTGCTCGGGTTTGATTAAAGTCGCAGCATTACCGCCGAACCCCGTTATGCGTTGTTGAATACCGGACATCATTTTCGAGATATTGCCGACATCTAAATTGCTTAACATTGACGCGGCCTTATCCATCATCGGGGCAATTTCCTTAATATTGCCCATTAGTTTTTGCTGTTTTTCGGCTAAACGGGTTGTTTCTTCCGACATATTGCGGATAGCATCCGAACTTAATAATTTATCTAAATTATCGTATGCCGTTTCCAAGGTCGCCGCATAATCGACTTTTGGTTTATGGCGGGCACTATCATCTTCATCGGGCGTAAACTCAGCAGGACTTAACTTTTGGGTAAACTTTTCTGTTTTCGTAGTTTTCGTTTTAGTCCCATCGACGACGGTTTTACTAGCAGTCTTTTTTACGCGTTCGGTATGTTTTGACTCGTCTTTTGCTGGTGCTGTTGTTGTTGTTGCTGTTTCTTCTGCTGCTGTTTCTGTTTTTTTTTCTGCCGCCTCTTCATCTTCAACACCATCTTTCATTCCTTCTTGGACCCGTCCACCGAGCATTTTAATTTGAATCAGGAAGAACGTACTGAGAATGGATGTCAGTAATATGATGCTCATATTTTTACTAAAGTAAGAAGCGATGAAACCAATAATGATGAAAAAAGCAACCGCATCTAATTGTTTTCGCATTAAAAAATAAAATAAACTTGCGCCACTCGCAAATGACACTAAATACAAGACATTACGGTTTTTTAATACAAATGACAAAGAGTCCATATTCATTTTTTTACTACTGCCGCGTTTCATCTTAATTATATATATATATACTGGTACAAAAAAATGTAATATTATAAAAATGTAATATCATTTATATAATAGTTTTTTTGTATTATTTTACAGTGTTTTTTATTTTCTTAGGCGGCGCATTCTGAATCCCTCTGTATCACTCTTGGTCAATGCCGCTAACGCTGCTGCTGCCTCATCTTTCTCCTCCTCTTCATCTTCTACGCCGTCCATTCCTTCTATTTTATCTTCCTCCTCCTCTTCTGCTGCCTCCTCCGCCTCTTCGCCGTCCATTCCTTCTTGGACCCGCCCACCGAGCATTTTAATTTGAACGAGGAAGAACGTACTAAGAATGGATGTCAGTAATACAATAATCATATTTTTACTAAAGTAGGAAGTGATGAAACCAATAATGATGAAAAAAGCAACCGCATCTAATTGTTTTCGCATTAAAAAGTTAAATAAACTTGCGATGGCCGCAAATAACACTAAATACAAGACGTTACGGTTTCTTAATAGAACCGACAAAGAGTCCATACTCATTTTTTTACTACTGCCGCGTTTCATCTTAATTATATATATAGGATGGCAAAAAAAATATAATATTAATAAAAATTGAAATTATTTATATGATATTCTTTATATGAAAAAACGAGTGGAAATGGCACCGCAAAACGCAGTAGCACCGCAAGACGCAGTAGCAAAGCAAAACATAGTAGCACCGCAAACCATAGTAGCAAAGCAAAACGCAGTAGCAAAGCAAAACGCATTAGCAATATGTGAACCTTTTCATCCAGACTTACACGGACAAGACGAAAATAGTACCCCGAATATAGACCGGCATTTCTTAATATATACGACTATTACCTTGGCCGAGTTTTATAGCAATGAGTATAAATCCGAAGAAATCAGTCTTCGCCGGCACCGAAAAGCAATTACGTTGATGCGAATGATGGATGGTGATGATGATAATAATAATAATAATAATAATAATAATAATAATAATAATAATAATAATAATAATAATAATAATAATAATAATAATAAACATCCAGTCATACGCAATTATAAGCATCTCGCGCAAAAAAGTCTTTGCCTAGAAATCATCCGCGCGGATGAACTACAGCCTGGGCAAGAAGCAGTCGCATATTTGAAAACATTTTGGTTACGGATTGTACAACGTTGTTGGAAAAAAGTATTCAAACAACGCAAAGCAATATTAAAAGGTCGTATGTCGATACGAACACAGCAGGAACATATGCGAACGGGACAGTGGCCGCCGCATTTACGCTATTGGCCGCCATTTCGTCTAAACTTGGCGAATTAGAAAAAGATAAATAAAAAGAAAAGATTTTATTATTTATTATTTATTATTTTATAGCGTATCCACCGGTTTATTTTTGGGGGATTTTTTTTTCCTGCTTCTTTTCGCTTTTTTTACGGGGGGACTATAAGTAAATCCTCCGCGATATTTTTTACCAATTCCGTTCTTCTTCTTCTTATTTGAACGATTTTTTCGCGACCGTTTCATTGTTTTACACCCACAGGATGAACTCGATAAAAACCGTTTTAATGTTTTTAATATATTTTTTGTCATAATGATGCGTATATAATATATAAATATAATATTATAGTATCAAAAAATTATAGTATCAAAAAATTATAGCATCAAAAAATTATAGCATCAAAAAATTATGAGACGGATATTTGCGAAGCAGGTAATTTGGTTAACCCTAGTTTATTCAAAACAAAGTTTCTAATATAGTCGTCGTCATTACCCCAATTAGTATAATCTACGCCCGCAATTGTGATTAAACGATGGTCAATCGGTTGTTCCGTTTCGTCAAACAGTAATACGCCGATTGTTACACTATTATACAAGCGGATCTGATTTACTTCAATACGAATCGAAGTAATCGTACTGGTTTTAACTAAAGTATAAGGTTCAATGGGCACGTTATTATCTTCGTTCATTATCTTATATCTTATATCTTATATTTTTTTTTATTTAAATACTTTTAATTTTTTTGCTAAATCTTTAATTTCATTATTAATACGGGATTTATTCGGTTGGTCTGTCACGATTTTTAATAAACGTTGTAATGCCTTAATTTGTTTTATTAGATTTTTTTTAATGTTTTGAAAATATAATTTATGTTCGTCAATAACGACTTGTAAATACGGATTATATTTCACATTCACGAGACATTCTTTATACCGTTTCAGTAGATTTTGTGTCGAATGGTCGATTTCTTCGTGTATTTTTAAAAAATGTTGGTCCATACGAGCGATATGACTCATCGAGGTGAATATAATATAGGATTATATAATATATCGAGAGGATTCTATAATATATAATAGAATTAAATATTAAATATATTGCCTATTATTATTTAGGAAAGGTCGATGAGTAGTATAAATAAGAACAGTACATCTGGAAATGTAGTAGAGACCGCGGAACCCTTGCTGACGGAAACCGATGCGCGTTTTGTAATGTTTCCTATCCAAGATAACAATATTTGGGCAATGTACAAAAAACAGATTGATTGTTTTTGGCGGGCGGAAGAGGTCGATTTATCAAAAGATTTAGCGAGTTGGGCACTACTCAATCCCGATGAAAAAAAGTTTATTAAAATGGTGATTGCGTTTTTTGCGGCGTCGGATGGTATTGTCTTGGAAAACTTGGCAGTGCGGTTTATGCGCGATGTACAATTAAGCGAAGCACGAGCGTTCTACGGTTTTCAAATTGCGATGGAAAATATCCACTCGGAGATGTATTCGTTATTGATTGATACCTATATTAAAGACACGACCGAGAAAACGCAGTTATTTAAAGCCCTCGAGTATTTTCCGTGTATTAAGAAAAAGGCAGATTGGACTCGGCAATGGATAAACTCTGCGACGGATTCTTTTGCTACCCGTTTAATTGCGTTTGCGTGTGTCGAAGGGATATTTTTTTCGGGCGCATTTTGTTCCATCTTTTGGTTAAAGAAACGCGGTTTAATGCCGGGTTTGACCTTTAGTAATGAACTGATATCCCGCGACGAAGCATTACATACCGAGTTTGCGGTGCTGTTGTACCGGAAATTATTACATCCGTTACCTAAACAAATGGTATACGATATTGTTCGCACGGCAGTAACAATTGAGCAAGAGTTTATTTGCGAGGCATTGCCGTGTCGTTTAATTGGTATGAACGCAAAACATATGAACCAGTATATTGAATTTGTGGCAGACCGGTTAATTCTTCAACTGGGTTATGATGCTATCTATAAAACGTCAAATCCGTTTGATTTTATGGAGATGATTTCGATTGAAGGGAAGACCAACTTTTTTGAAAAGCGGGTAGGGGAATATGCGTTGGCGACCAAAACGCAGTCGGAGGATGTCTTTGATTTCACTGCCGCATTTTAAAATATTGAAAGTTTTTGTCTATTATTATAATTTATGTCTATTATTATAATTTATGTCTATTATTATAATTTATGTCTATTATTATAATTTATATGATAAATTATGATATGGTATGATATGGTATGATATGATTTATTTATGGTGTCGTATTTTTCGGGTAGAACGGCGTTGGTTATGTTTACGTCCATAATGTTTACGCCTAGTTCTTTTTTTTATTTTATTCTTAATACTTATACCATTATTAATACTTAATTTATGTCCGCCAGTAATTTTATTATTTTTTGACATAGTTAATAATTTGTCTGATACCGTTTTAAAATCTTTATTATTAAATTTCTTACCATAATTTTTTGAAAAGTTCTTTAAAAATGTCTTAGCGACGTTTTGCCGTGCCTTAGTAAGTTTTTCAAAAAATATAATATAACTTTTTATTTTGTCTAGGTATTCGGGATTATTAAACACTTCATCCATTTTTTCAATTTTTATACCCAGCACACGAAATAAAAAACTCGCATTTCCCCAATCGCTTTTTGAACCGCAAAGTAATGGTTCGATATATTTTTTTATCAGTGGATGGTTTTTTATGGAATTATCGATTTGTGGCGGTTGTTTAATTAAGTTAAAGGGAAATAAATTATTATTTTTGTTTGACGCATCATCGACTACCCGTGAACTACGTCCAAAATCAATAATAATCGCACGTCCTTTAATGCCGTTTTTATTGCCGAAATAATTTGTATCATCAGGATTAACCATCACATTGCCGTGATGTGCGTCGTTATGTGTTATGCCATATGTCCCACATAAACGAGCAAACTCCCACGCCGAAATAAGCATGTACATATTATAGTTATCACGATATTTTTCGTGTTGTATTAAATCCGCCAAAGTGAAAAAATTATCTAACATTTCCATCGAAATAAATGAAATACTTTCAAAGTTAAAATAATTGTCTAATACTTCAATATCGAATTCGGTTTTTGGATTAAATGTATCGCTTTTTGTCAATAATTTGTGTAAATTATTTTTATCTTCTTGGTTTAAACCAATTTGATATGTAATAATGGCAGGACAGATGGGTTCGCACGGCGATAATTCATCGATAAAACTACGATTGTAAATATCTTGATGTAATTCAATTTCGTTAATTAACGTTTCTGCTGATGTTAATTCTTTTAAATTATTTTCCGTATTTTTATCCATACCTACGTTTTTATCCATACCTACGTTTTTATCCATAGCAAATGGATTTAACTTTTTTTGTTTTAAAAAACTACGGGTGGGTATTTCGATATAATTGCTTTTATTTGTTGACGATGTGTGTAAAAATATTTTTAATAACATTTTTTTTACTGGAAGATTAAAGTTGTTAGAACGCATGGATTGATATGGTGATTTAACGCCTTCTTTTAGTTCACATACTAAAGTAATACACGACACACTATCATCGGTTAATATCGAACATGTCTTTAGGTTATCCATAAAAAAATTAAATGCCTCTTTTGGTGGTTTATTTTTATATAAATTAGAGGCACGAATGCCACCAATCATTGTTTCAATCATAATATATACTATACTATGATATAATTTTGTAAAATATATAAATATTACAATTTTTTATATTCTTTAATTATATAATGTCCACATGGGGAACTATATGGAATGTAAATAGTGTGCCTATTGGCGTTGGTTCAATTGGTCCTACAGGTCCAACTGGTCCTTTAGGTTCTGGTGGAGGGAGTAGCGGTGGAACTGGTGGTACTGGTCCGACTGGTCCGCGTGGTGCGACTGGTGCGACTGGACCAACTGGAGCGAGAGGCATTACGGGTCCAGATGGTAGTCAAGGAGGTTATACAGGTTATACAGGTTATACAGGAAAAACAGGCGCAACAGGTAATACAGGCGCCACAGGCAATACCGGCGCTACAGGCAATACCGGTAATACGGGTAATACAGGCGCAACCGGTGCAACAGGCAATACAGGCGCAACAGGAAATACGGGCGCAACAGGCAATACGGGCGCAACGGGTGCTAGCGGCAATACAGGCAATACTGGTAACACCGGCGCAACTGGAAAAACAGGTGCTACTGGTGCAACCGGTAACACAGGCAATACAGGCGCAACGGGTGCTACTGGCAATACAGGTGCTACTGGCGCAACCGGTAACACAGGTAATACAGGCAATACTGGTGCCACGGGCGCAACCGGTGCTACTGGCGCAACAGGCGCTACTGGCGCAACAGGAAAAACAGGAGCAACCGGCAACACAGGCAATACAGGTAATACTGGCGCAACCGGTGCTACTGGCAATACAGGTAATACTGGCGCAACCGGTGCTACTGGTAATGCTGGTGCTACAGGCAATACAGGCGCAACCGGTGCTACAGGTGCAACCGGTGCTACAGGCAATACTGGTAATACAGGCAATATAGGCAATACTGGTGCCACAGGAAAAACAGGAGCAACTGGTAATACAGGTAACACAGGTAACACAGGTAATACAGGCAACACAGGCGCAACAGGAAAAACAGGAGCAACCGGTAATACCGGCAACACAGGCAACACAGGTAACACAGGCAACACAGGCAATACAGGTGCCACAGGAAAAACAGGAGCAACTGGTAACACAGGCAATACAGGCAACACAGGCAACACAGGTAATACAGGTGCAACGGGTCCAACCGGTGATACCGGCGATACTGGCGCCACTGGCAATACAGGCAACACAGGTGAAACAGGTGAAACAGGCGCAACAGGCGCTACTGGGGACAAAGGCGCAACAGGACCTACGGGAAGTGCTGTACCCGGTGGACCAACAAATTCGATTCAATACAATAATGGAATGGGTGGTATTACTGGATCCGATAAATTATTATACAATAATTCAACGACCAAAATGATTCTGAATGGAACTTTTTCTACACAAACAATCGATTTTAGTGCGAGTTCTATTGCCATCACACAATTAAATAATGTTAATAGACAAGGCAGCAATTCTGTCGCCATTGGTTTTAACGCAGGTAAATATAATCAGGGAAGCGAAAGTGTTGCTATTTCCTCGTCGGCAGGTTTTACCGGTCAAGGTCAATCTTCTATCGCAATTGGCAATTCTGCTGGATTATCTAACCAACAAGAATATTCTATAGCATTGGGTTATCAAGCGGGTCAGACTTCGCAACAAACGAATACAATAGCAATTGGTTTTCAGGCCGGTCAATTAACTCAACAGGGTAATGCGGTTGCGATTGGTAGTAGTGCTGGTAAAACGAGTCAACAGATTAGTGCGGTTGCGATTGGTACTAGTGCTGGTACAACGAGTCAACAGAGTAGTGCGGTTGCGATTGGTGGTAGTGCTGGTACAATTAGTCAACAGACTAATGCGGTTGCGCTTGGACTTAACGCAGGCAATATAACACAAGGTTCTAGTGCGGTTGCGATTGGAAGTAGCGCAGGGAGAACGAGTCAGAGCAGTAATGCTGTCGCGATTGGTAACGCTTCCGGAAACACGAGTCAGAACAGTCATGCCGTTGCTATTGGTACAAACGCGGGCAATTCAGAACAAGGTATTAGTTCGGTCGCAATTGGTAACGCTGCCGGAAACACGAGTCAGAGCAGTAATGCTGTCGCGATTGGAGTTAATTCAGGTATTTCGAATCAGAACAGTAATGCTGTCGCGATTGGAGTTAATTCAGGTAGTTCGAATCAGAACAGTAATGCTGTCGCGATTGGAAGTAGCGCAGGGAGAACGAGTCAACAGGGTAATGCTGTCGCGATTGGGAATGCTGCGGGTAGAACGAGTCAACAGGGTAATGCGGTCGCCCTTGGTAACAGTGCTGGTAATTTGAATCAGGGGACGAGTGCAATTGCCATTGGACAAAATGCTGGTAACATAGATCAAAGCAATAATGCTGTCGCGATTGGTAACTATGCGGGTAGAACGAGTCAGAACGTTGCTGCGGTCGCGATTGGAGTAAACACCGGCAATAGTAATCAGGGCACGAGTGCCGTTGCCATTGGACAAGGTGCTGGTAACATAGATCAAAGCAATAATGCTGTCGCGATTGGAAATAGCGCGGGCAGAACGAGACAACAGGGTAATGCGGTTGCGATTGGAGTAAGCGCAGGTTTTTTAAACCAAGGCGAAGTTAGTGTGACAATTGGGTCTGCGGCGGGTAAATACAATCAAGGGTCTAATAGTGTAGCTATCTCCGAATACGCAGGTTATACCGGTCAAGGCAACAATGCCGTCGCCATTGGTACAGGTGCTGGCGGAAACAATCAAGGTGTAAATAGCGTTGCCGTCGGTCGAGCGGCGGCCAATACTAGTCAAGGCAGTAATGCTGTCGCGATTGGTGTACGTGCTGGTGCTTCAAATCAAGGCATTAATGCCGTCGCGATTGGTCGATATGCGGGTTTGACCGGACAAGGTGCAAGTTCTATTGCCATTGGGTTTAATGCGGGTGTTACAGGACAAGGTGCACATTCCATCATTTTAAATGCTACTGGCGTGAGTACAACTAATTCAACTGCCAATACATTTACTGTGAAACCTGTCAGAGCAGTACTTGCGGTTGATAGTAGTTATTCTTCGATGTTTTATAATACCACCACAGGTGAAATTGTCTCGGGACCAGGTAGCGGCGGCGGCGGTGCGATGGGTGCCACTGGCAATACTGGTGCCACGGGCCCAACCGGTGCTACTGGCAACACTGGTAACACAGGCAACACAGGCAACACTGGCGCAACCGGTGCAACAGGTAATACAGGTAATACTGGTAATACTGGTAACACAGGCGCAACCGGAAAAACAGGAGCAACTGGCAACACAGGCAATACAGGTAACACAGGTAATACTGGTAACACAGGCAATACAGGTAACACAGGCAATACTGGTAACACAGGCAATACAGGTAACACAGGCAATACTGGCAACACAGGCAATACTGGTAATACAGGTAATACTGGCGCAACCGGTGCTACAGGCGCAACTGGCAACACAGGTAATACAGGTAATACAGGTAACACAGGTAATACTGGTAATACAGGCGCAACCGGTGCTACTGGTAATGCTGGTGCTACAGGCAACACAGGCAACACAGGTAATACTGGTAACACAGGTAATACAGGCAATACTGGCGCAACCGGTGCTACTGGTGCTACTGGTAACACTGGTAACACTGGTAATACAGGTAATACAGGTAACACAGGCAATACAGGTAACACAGGTAATACAGGTAACACTGGCGCAACCGGTGCGACAGGCAATACAGGTAATACTGGCAATACAGGCAATACAGGCAATACAGGTAACACAGGTAATACTGGTAATACAGGCGCAACCGGTGCTACTGGTAATGCTGGTGCTACAGGTAATACAGGTAATACTGGTAACACAGGTAATACAGGCAATACTGGCGCAACCGGTGCTACAGGCAATACAGGAAATACAGGCAATACAGGAAATACAGGCAATACAGGTAACACAGGCAATACAGGTAACACAGGCAATACAGGTAACACAGGCAATACAGGTAACACAGGTAATACTGGCGCAACCGGTGCTACAGGCAATACTGGTAACACAGGCAATACAGGAAATACAGGCAATACTGGCGCAACCGGTGCTACTGGTGCTACTGGTAACACTGGTAACACAGGTAACACAGGCAATACAGGCAACACTGGCAACACTGGCAACACAGGTAATACAGGTAATACTGGTAACACAGGTAACACAGGCAATACAGGTAACACTGGCAATACAGGCAATACAGGCAACACCGGCAATACTGGCAATACAGGTAACACCGGCAATACAGGCAATACAGGCAATACTGGCAATACAGGTAATACTGGTGCAACCGGTGCGACTGGTAATACAGGCAATACAGGTAATACTGGTAATACAGGCAACACAGGTAATACAGGTAATACAGGTAACACTGGCAATACAGGCGCAACCGGTGCGACAGGCAACACAGGTAATACAGGTAATACAGGCAATACAGGTAACACTGGTAACACAGGCAATACTGGTAACACAGGCGCAACCGGTGCTACTGGTAATGCTGGTAACACAGGCAATACAGGCAATACTGGCGCAACCGGTGCTACAGGTAATACTGGTAACACAGGCAATACAGGTAACACAGGCAATACTGGCAATACCGGCGCAACGGGTGCTACTGGTAATGCTGGCGCTACAGGCAACACAGGCAATACAGGCAATACAGGTAACACAGGAAACACAGGTAATACAGGCAATACAGGCAATACAGGCAACACTGGCGCAACCGGTGCTACAGGTAACACAGGTAATACAGGCAATACAGGCAATACAGGCAACACTGGCGCAACCGGTGCTACAGGTAACACAGGTAACACTGGAAATACAGGCAATACTGGTAACACAGGAAATACTGGCGCAACCGGTGCTACAGGCAATACAGGTAACACAGGCAATACAGGTAACACTGGCAATACTGGCAATACAGGTAACACTGGTGCTACAGGTAATACAGGCAACACAGGCAATACTGGCAATACAGGTAACACCGGCAATACAGGCAATACGGGCAATACAGGCAATACAGGCAATACTGGTAATACAGGCAATACAGGAAATACAGGAGCAACCGGTGCTACTGGTAATGCTGGTGCTACAGGCAATACTGGCGCAACCGGTGCTACTGGTAATACGGGTAACACAGGCAATACTGGTAACACAGGAAATACAGGAAATACAGGTAATACTGGCGCAACCGGTGCTACTGGTAATACGGGTAACACAGGCAATACTGGCGCAACCGGTGCTACTGGTAATACGGGTAACACAGGAAATACAGGAAATACAGGTAATACTGGCGCAACTGGCGCAACTGGCGCAACTGGTAATTCTGGCGCAACCGGAAAAACAGGAGCAACTGGTAACACAGGTAATACGGGTAATACAGGCAATACAGGCGCTACGGGCAATACAGGTAATACAGGCGAAGTAGGTGCTACAGGCGAAGTAGGTGCTACAGGCGAAGTAGGTGCTACAGGCGAAGTAGGTGCTACAGGAAATACAGGAGCAACTGGTGCCACTGGTAATGCTGGCGCAACAGGAAATACAGGAGCAACTGGTGTCACTGGTAATGCTGGCGCTACAGGAAATACAGGAGCAACTGGTGCCACTGGTAATTCTGGCGCAACAGGAAATACAGGAGCAACTGGTGCCACTGGTAATGCTGGCGCAACAGGAAATACAGGAGCAACTGGTGCAACTGGTAATGCTGGCGCTACAGGAAATACAGGCGCAACCGGTGTGACAGGCAATACAGGTAACACAGGCAATACAGGCGCGACGGGTGCCACTGGTAATGCTGGCGCTACAGGAAATACAGGAGCAACTGGTGCCACTGGTAATGCTGGCGCTACAGGAAATACAGGAAATACTGGCGCCACAGGTTCCATCGGACCGACTGGACCAAGCGGAACACCAAGTCCATTGAATTATACACAAACCATCGGTTCAAGACAACTTGACGTGTCTGGTGCTGGAGTAACCATTGTAAGTGGTGTGATTACGACCGCTGGTTATTCTGTCCAAGTGTTAGTTACAGGTGATGTCGAAAATAAACTTGCGGCTGGATGGGTTAAATTACAACTCTATCGAGGTAGTACTGCGATTGGAAACGCAATTCACGCGGAGGGTTCTGCTGCTTCTGAAAATAGTCCATATGCATTAACTGTTATTGATAATCCAACGGCAGGAACATATACGTATTCTTTAAAAACTGTTACAACAGCAGGCGGTGGATTTAATTTTGGTGAATCAGATGGTCCGGTTCTCACACTAATTGAATTATCCGGCACAATCGGACCAACGGGTGCCATAGGCAATACTGGCGCAACTGGTGCTACTGGTAATGCTGGCGCTACGGGTAATACAGGCGCGACGGGTGCTACGGGTAATGCTGGCGCTACAGGTAATACAGGCGCGACGGGTGCTACTGGTAATGCTGGCGCTACAGGTAATACTGGTGCTACAGGTAATACTGGCAACACAGGCAACACAGGCAACACTGGAAATACAGGCGCGACGGGTGCTACTGGCAACACCGGCAATACAGGCGCAACGGGTGCTACTGGAATGGGTATCACAGGTGCCACCGGCAATACAGGCGCAACGGGTGCTATTGGTGATACTGGAATGACAGGCGCAACCGGTGCGACAGGCAATACAGGCGCCACAGGCAACACAGGTAATACAGGCGCAACGGGTGCTACTGGAATGGGTATCACAGGCGCAACGGGTGCTATTGGTGATACTGGAATGACAGGCGCTACTGGTGCGACAGGTAATACAGGCAACACAGGCAACACTGGCAATACAGGAAATACAGGCGCAACCGGTGCTAGTGGTACGATAGGTAATACTGGCGCAACTGGTGCCACTGGTAATGCGGGTGCTACTGGTGCCGCAGGCAATACCGGAGAAACTGGTAATACTGGTGCTACAGGAAATACTGGCGCAACTGGTGCCACTGGTAATGCGGGTGCTACTGGTAATACTGGTGCGACTGGTAATACTGGTGCGACTGGTAATACTGGTGTGACTGGTGATACTGGCATGACAGGTGCCACTGGTAATGCGGGTGCTACTGGTAATACTGGTGCGACTGGTAATACTGGTGTGACTGGTGATACTGGCATGACAGGTGCCACTGGTAATGCGGGTGCTACTGGTAATACAGGCGCCACTGGCATGACAGGGGCGACAGGTGCCACTGGAATGGGCATTACAGGTGCCACAGGACCTGTTGGACCTGCTTCAACGTCACAAAATACCTTTACATATATTTATGATTCTACTACTACGGCAGGTAATCCCGGACAAGGTAAGTTTCGTTTGAATAATTCAACGCAAGCCAGTTCTACACAAATTTATATAAATAGTACAGATGGAGCGGGTGGAGGAAATATTCTTACAAATTTCTTTCTTTCATTATCAACCTATGGTTCCGCAGCGCATTCAGGATATATAAAAATTCAAGTATCGAGTGATTATACATGGTTCCATAGTTTTGAAATGAGTAATGTAACACAAACCGCATCTGGAAATACGGGTTATTTTACCATAGACCTTTCAAATGTAATTACTGATGCAAACTTCGCCAACACAACAAATTGTTTAGTGAGTTTTAATTTACCCGGTCCCCAAGGTGCCACTGGTGCTGGCGGTGCGACAGGCGCAACGGGTGCTAGCGGCGCGACAGGTAATACAGGTGCCACTGGTGCTAGCGGCGCGTCAGGCAATACAGGCGCAACGGGTGCGACGGGTATGGGCATTACAGGCGCCACGGGTTCTAGTGGCGCAACAGGTGCCACGGGTGATACTGGAATGACAGGTGCGACGGGCATGGGCATTACAGGCGCAACAGGTGCTAGCGGCGCGTCAGGCGCAACGGGTGCGACGGGTATGGGCATTACAGGCGCCACGGGTTCTAGTGGCGCAACAGGTGCTACTGGCGCAGTAGGTGCGACTGGTCCGACTGGATTAAATGGATCGGTTTCGGGAAGAACTTATTATTTAGATGCCTCGGCTAATTCTGATATTTCCGGATATAAAGTTGCTCTAACCGTCCCTTCCACAAATACAGAAACCGCTATAACACGAGATGTTAGTAACAATGGAAATGTATTGGTTGCTGGGTTTGCCTTACCGTTCGGCGAACCGAATGTAACTTTATTACCGCCGGGTTCAAATTACAGGCGTTATTTTGCCGTGACAACTGCTGCAAATGAATTCGCACATATTGTTCTTGAAACGTGGAAATGTAATTCGGATGGTTCTAATGAAGTTTTATTAAGAACTACCACCACAAATACCTTTTCAAATTCAATAGACCCGATTGAATTATACACCGTTCAATCTACTGGGTTTGTGTTAACTTTATCGCAACGATTAATTTATAAATTATATGTTGCCCGCGTATCTGGACCAAGTTCCTTTTCAGTAACCGTCTATTTTAATGGTACTACCAGAACGTCTTTAATACAAACAACAATTTCAGCGGGTTCGCCGGGTATGACAGGTGCTATTGGCGCAACGGGTGCTAGTGGCGCAACGGGTGCTAGTGGCGCAACGGGTGCTAGTGGCGCAACGGGTGCTAGTGGCGCAACGGGTGCTATTGGCGCAACGGGTGCTATTGGTGATACTGGAATGACAGGCGCTACCGGTGCGACAGGCAATACAGGCGCCACCGGCAACACAGGTAATACCGGCGCTACTGGTGAAATGGGTGCCACCGGCGCAACCGGTGCTAGCGGCGCAACAGGCAATACTGGCGCCACTGGTAACACTGGTGCTACTGGTGAAATTGGCGCCACCGGCGCGACAGGTGCCACCGGCAACACAGGTAACACAGGTAACACAGGAAATACGGGTAATACCGGCGCAACTGGTGCTACAGGTAATACAGGTAATACAGGTAATACAGGTAATACAGGCAATACAGGCGCTACTGGTGCTACTGGAATGGGTATCACAGGTGCCACCGGCAACACAGGCGCAACGGGTGCTATTGGTGATACTGGAATGACAGGCGCTACCGGTGCTACAGGTGCTACAGGCAATACAGGTGCCACCGGCGCAACCGGCAACACAGGTAACACTGGCAACACAGGAGCAACCGGTAATACAGGTGCCACAGGCGCAACCGGCAACACAGGTAACACTGGCAACACAGGAGCAACCGGCAATACAGGTAACACAGGCAACACAGGAGCAACAGGCAATACTGGCAATACTGGTAACACAGGCGCAACCGGTGCTAGCGGAGCAACAGGCAATACTGGCAATACTGGTAACACAGGCGCAACCGGTGCTAGCGGCGCAACAGGCAATACTGGCAATACTGGTAACACAGGCGCAACCGGTGCTACCGGCGCGACAGGTAACACAGGTGCTACAGGCGATAAGGGTGATACAGGACCTACCGGCGCGACAGGTAACACAGGTAACACCGGCAATACTGGTAACACAGGTAACACTGGCAATACTGGTAACACAGGTAACACTGGCAATACTGGCGCCACCGGCAATACAGGTAACACCGGCGCCACCGGCAATAC